AAAAAATCGGGATTTGCTAGATAGGGGGGGGGATAAAATATAATGTATAGTTAATTTTTATTCCGTAAAAAGTAATTTAATAATAATTAACATTTATATATTTTTAATTAACATATATAATATTATATTTGCTTATAAAAAATAAATGACATATGAATCTAGAAAAATTATTTGAAACCGTATTCTCAAATCCAGAAACTATAAATATTCAATATTAGAATATTAACGGAAAAGAGAAATTAGTAGTTAATGGCGAGGAAATAACTACAGATGAACCTTTTGATGATTCTCAGATTAAAGAAACAGTAGATAGATATAAAGAAAGTATTGAATCAATTGATGATGATGATTTTGTGAAAATTATTGAAGAAGTCGGAAAAGAGATGGATTTAAAAACTTTTGATAATCTTCTTAATCAAGATTCTTATTCAGAAGAAGATGCTGATCTTATAGAATTTATGATTAATTTTACAAAACTCGAAATTCATAAATATTTTACAAATAAAATAAAAGAAATAAAAGAGTTTTTAGCAAATCTTTAAAATATTAGCTGGATTTCCAGCTAAATATTGCCTCTTGGTGTAATGGCAGCACGGCAGACTCTAAATCTGTAGCCCTTTGAAGGCGTTAGTCTAGGTTCGAATCCTAGAGAGGCAACTAATAATAAAATTATATGGAAACTAATCAACAACAACTTTATGAAATTGGACAAATTGCAATAAGACTTTTAGAAAAAGTTATTTTATTTGCAGAAGAAAAAGAATTAACTAATAGTCAAACATTATTAAATATATTGGATAAGATTAATGAATTGAGTGTAAAATATTAATTATAAAGGCGACTTGGATGTGAATCCGAGCCGCCTTTTCTTTAATCCAATTATTTATCTACTATCTACCCATTTAATCCTGATAATATAGGAAGCATATTATAATTGAATATAAAATTTCTATTAACCCAACTACCTATAGGAGGTACTATACCCTAACTTAGTATAGGATCATACATTACTCCTTTTCCGTTTAATATTCCTATATTATGTCCTATATCTATATCAAATATATTATATTGTAATTTAGTTCTTAAAGGTTCTTTAGCATTTGAAGATATTACGTCATTATATGCTTTGGTTTCTAAAATTGATCCCCTAGGAGGGATTTCTACTTTAGATTGTTCGTAAATTGGGTAATATCCAGATTTATTTTTTAAATAACCTTTATATGTGTATGGAACTTGACTATTATATCTATTTGCATTTAATTTCGATCTAACTGCAAAAGGTATTTGAAATTTATACTTTAGTGGCTTTTGAGGTATTTTATGAACAACATTATCTGATAATCGTACATAAGATTCTGATCCAAAATTATTCCATTTCCCTGATAAATTTTTATACTATTGACCATAATCAAACGGTTTTAATGAAAAAGAAGTTGTTCCTAAATCAGCAATTCCATTTATAGCAAACGATAATTTTGGATATGAGTCTGCAAAATTGTCAGAAACAATACCATTATTTCCAAACCAACTATCAATTATATTATTCCCTTTAAATGCATCAAGCATTAATCTAATATTTTGTGTAGGAGAAAATCTATTAATAAGGCCCAATGATGATATATTTGTAAATTCTGTAACATTTTTTGCAATATCAAAATTATCAAGAGCGTTAGGATTATTATTAATATTATTAGTTCTTATATTATCCCTATTTAAAAAGATTTCATCATTTATAAAATCTAAAATTTTATCTAAGTATCCTTTTTTATTATAAGTTATTGTTACTGAATTTAATTCTATTGGATGCTATTCATCGCCATAATATTTCATTGTTATTCATTATTATTTTTTAATGTTTTATATGTAATTCCTGTCATAGAAGGAAGTAATAACAGCTTACGTAATTTATTTATAGTTTCAGATCTAGTTTTTTCATCTAATGAATTAATCATCGGGACATAATCATCTTCTGCGTAACCATTAGAATATTCTAAAGCATTTAATAATTCGTCTTCTGGAATTTTTGAAACACTCTCTTCATTTATTACAAGTTTTCCATCTTTTAATGGGAAATATTTTCTTAAACTATGTTTTACTTGATTTAAAGTAGCACGTAATTCTTGCCAATTTTCTCCTCTAGTTTTAAAACTTAGTCCGCTATTATTAGCAATTTCATCTAAAAATGTCTAATATTTGTTTTTATATTAACAACAAACATATCTGTTCCATGAGAAACTGCTTCATGTATTCCGTGACTATTTAAACGTTCCTAATTTAGGTCATCAATAACATAATTATGTCCTGACATAGTATAATGTACTCCAAATGAATTCTCTGGAAGGCCATCAGAATGACTAACTATTACTACAGGTTGATTTGAAAATCCATATGACCATTTTGGATTAAAAAAATAGATTATCAGGAACATTAGTAATTCCCTACTACTAAAGTTGAGGACGAGTAACCTATTTATACCAAAGATCAAGATACTTATTTAATTCATCTTCATAGCGTAAATACCCTTCATTTTCAGGATATTTATCTTTATACATCTAAATTAATTTTGATTTTAAATCAGGATCTTTTTCACTATCTATAATATGTTTAAAATTTTCTAATCCATAATTAACAGAATTATTTACAGAATTATTTACTTTCGTAAAGTTCTTTCTATTCCAACCAAACCATTTAGCAGGTTCCCAATATTCAAAATATTCAGTAGGAGATGCTTGTAAATCTCCATTATATCTAGGTCTAAAGATTCCTTTATGTCCTTTATGTCTAAAATCAATATTAGATTCTTCCCATTTAATAGGCCCAGTATCAGCTTTACTCCTAATTACTCTAAATCCTTTAGAATCAGCACCATTAGTACTTCCTCTCCACGGAAAACCTTTAGAAAACATAGGGTAATCAAAAGATTTACCAAATGAATGAGCATTACCTTCACTATCTATAAATGTCATACTTTTACCAGTAGCATTACTCCTAATTACTCCTGTTAAATTAGCGTCAAGAATAGCATCTCCATTAGGGTTATTTGCAGCTCCTACAATTCTATAGTATCTATTTGGATTTAATGGTAAATAAGGTCTCCAATTTGTTAAGAGCTATGTTCCTTCTTTAATTACAGGTAATGCCTCATATGCTAATCCTAATCCTCCTAATGCAGTACCAGTTACATTGCCAACTGATGGTCCATTCTATACTAAATCATTAACAGATGCTCCAGTTCCTAATCCTGCCATAGTAGCATCAATAGCTGTTGCAGTAGTAGGAGTTAACCACGCTGGAGTAGTACCTGTTGCTGTTGTAGAAGCTAGCCAACCATTAGCAGTAAGATAAGGAAATATATTAGCAGTTATCCATGGAAAAGCATATGCTCCTGCCGCAATTCCAGCTCCAGCAAGTGCGTGAGTTCCAAATACCTTACCCCAAGCTTTATCTCCATATTCTTTTCCAATATGTTTGTCTGATTCATATAAATCAAGATAATGTTTAATATTAGCATCAGTTGGGGTAAATTTTCTACCATTATATCTACCTTCGAAAATACCTTCTCTAATAGGATCCACTGATTTATTAGTAGCTTTATTACTTACAATAAGCTCTGGAAGTTCTCCTCCATTTATAGTAACTTCTCCGTTATTATCTGTCTAAGAAGTTACTTCTATTGAATATCCTTCTCCATAGTTTTCATCAAAGAATTTCTAAGCGTCATTAGAATTTGCAAATGTCTTTACTGAACCATTTGGAAGATTTATTTTTATCTAACCAGGAATATGAGTTATATTTGTATATTTAGTTTTAGCCATAAATAAAATATTTATACCATATTATTTGTCTCTTTAGGTTGATATGCAACTTCATTAAATAATTTTATTAAATCTTCATCATTGAACATATCTAATTCATTATTTTTTATTGATTCTCTATGAGAATCTAAAAATTTCTAATCTATTATTTGCTATGGTTTAATATTATTTTCATATCTAAATTCCATCATTCTAGAATATATTTCACTAGGATTTAATAAATAATTAATACTAGAATCGCTATACAATCCATCTTTATTCCAATCTTTATTTACTTTAGATGTTTGCATTATTTTTCTAATAGTATATTTCTATGGCTCAGCTCCCATAGCATGAGTATATTCATGAAGTATTGTATTACCATGGGATTCTCTATTAGCTAAATAAGGCAATATATGAATAGTATGATCATTAAGACTATAATATCCACTAGCAAATCCCTTATCCCAATCATTTATTTCATGATTATAAAGTTTAGCAGAAGCAGCATTTTCTATTTGGCTATAAAAATTTTTATTTACATAAACTCTTTTATTGAATCCAGGTCTTGCCATTTGTCTTTGCTAAATATTATATGTATTTGGATGGTAACCACTCCATGAAAATATTCCTCCTAAATTATTATAAAGCTATTCTCGTCTATTATTTAGCCAATTAGCTAGCCACGCAATAGTTTCTGGACTATCGCTTTTAGGAGGTGTATAATTAATAATTGGTTTAGTATAATCAGGCATATTAATCAAATAATTTTAAAAAACTTTCCTAATCCTCTTTAGACAATTCGCCAAAATCTGTATCTAAAGAATAATTATGCTCTCTATACCATTGTTCTATTTTTTTATCTTCCTCAATTGAAGAATTAATTTTCATACCAGCTGGTACAGCTAATGCCGCAGCAATAATAGTTCCTACAGAAATATTAGCAAGTTTTTTAGCTTTCTGTTGTATATCGCGAGCAATTTCTCTTTCTTGAGTATAATGATGATAATAAGAATCATTTGCATTTTTTAATTTGGCATATATTTTATTAATTTTATTATTATATGAATTCAAAGTAAAATTATATTCAGTATTTAAATTAGTATGTTTACTCTATAATATATTTCTTACTTTAGTTAAATATCCTATTTTATTTGAATAATTCTATGTGAGTTTAGCATCACTATCTACTTGAGTTTTAACTTTATTTAAAAATGATATTAATCTATCTTTTCCTTCAAAATTTGAAAAAGATGATATCATATTTATAGTATCGTCGATTGATATTCGAGTATTACCAGTAATAAGCATACCAGAATTATAGAATGGTTTAAAAGATCCATGTTCTAAATTTAAATCAGTAGGTTTTGAATAAGTAAATCCTCTTGATTTAAAAGCATTATCACTAATTACCCCAACATAATTAGGAATTATTTTACCAGGCATATTATCAAATGAATTATAATATGGATCTCCTTTTAAAAATGGAACTTGTAATATTTCTGATATTTTTTGATTATTCTCTTTACTATCTGCATCGCTAATTGCGCTTAAAACATATCTATATTGATCACCTTCTTTTAATTGATCTCTAATACCATAAAGTTTTAAATTATTATCACGCATAAAAGTATTAATCTAATTAGCCTATTCTTTAGTAATTTTTGATTCTTCTTGAGATAGATAATTATATAATTTTATAGGATTATTTATTTCTTCAGGGATATTTAATAATCCAATTGATAAATCATCGCCAAATGTTCCTCCTCCTCTACTTCCTAAAGTAAAGTTGCCACCAATACCAGATGCAGATCCAGCTTGTAAAGAATATGTTATATTATGCGCTCCAGATAAAATATTTGCAAATTCATCTACTGGAAGTTTATATTGATCAATATATTCTCCATTATTATTTTTAAGATGTCTTATTTTAACACCTCTGGTTATAGAACCCTATGATAAATATAAATATCTAGAAATATTTTCCATCACTTCTTTATTAGAAGCTAGTTCTACAGGAAGACCATATCTATTAAGTAATTCTTTATTTGCTTCAATATTAGATAAATCAAATCCTTGTGGTAATTTTATAGATTCTCCATATAAAGATGTTGATTTAGCATCAATCATTCTTTTAACTAATTCTGTATTTTTAGGCTAAATTATTGCAGTAAATGCTCTTTTATTATGTTTTTCTTTATGACTAAATAAAAGATCCATTAAGCTTTTAACTTCAGGATTCTATTTAACTAATGAATATAACTATTCTGATGATACTGGAAGTTCTGTATTTGATATTGAATTTATATCATAATAACCGCCATTTAAATATTCTTGATATGCTGTATTATTTCTAAATGATTCTCTTATTTGTTTATATTCAGTTGGATAAAATATTTCATATAATTCATGAGCTAATTTACCAATAGCATGTCCATTCTATTCATATATTATATCTACATCTCCTATATGCTAATTATCTTTATTTAATTTTAAATTATTAGATTCTATTCTAATACCTGTATTTCCAGGTAAATCAACAATTTTTCTAGCATTTAATTTTTGCATTAAAGAAGGAAGTCTAGTAACAGTAGTAATAATATCATCATCATCTGGAGATCCTGCTATTGTTCCATTTTCCATTACTGAACCACTGCCGCCTATAACTCCATCATCCCCTATTATACTTCTAAGTCTATTATTTCTTTGTGATATTGCGCTAATTAATTCTTCTGGCTATTGTAAAAAATATGATTCATATGAACCGTTTTCACTATACGATATTAGTGGGGTGTTATCAAAATGGTTATATCTACCTTTAGGTATATTAAATGATATTTTTTTTGTTGAAGGAGATACAGAAGTTATATCAGAATTAAATATATTACCTAATTCATCTGTATATGTTATATAATCAGGTTTTTCAAAATGAGTAAAACTAGTAAATGTTGTTGGCCCATCCCAATATTTTAACATTCTAGTGGTTGGATCATATTTACGATAAAACTAACTATTAAATTTATATTGCATTTGATCTAAAGTACGATTTGTAGATGCCTATTGATCCTCTACTAACTTTGTTTTATTACCTATTATTTTTAACTTATTATCTCTTTCTATTCTAATTGGATCCAAAAACTTATCACTACTTATTCCGTCTTTAAATTTTCTAGCATTAATTACTTTTAATCTATAATTAGGATTAGTCCAATATCGAACAGCATTAGGTAAATTTTTATCAATATATGAATTAACTGGTTCAACAACATTAGTCTAAAATTTAGATTTAGGTATCAAAGCATTTATATTTGCCTACATAGTTGGAGATAGTTCAATATTGCCTAAAAATGGCTAAAGACCTATTCCAATTTTATTAAAAAATGGTTTAGTATATTTTCCAACTCCTCCAAAATTTATCCAATATCCAGGATTTGAAGTACTTCCTACAGCATCAGCTACTATAGGATTCCATCCTTTATTTTGTAAATAATTACTTATTTGTTCTGTCGTAGTAGTTCCAGTCAAAGCCTTTTGTCCTTCATCCCAAAGCATACCAGCAGCAGTTGGAGCTATTATATGTTGCATTAATAAAGGAGTTCCAGTATTAGCAATCCACGATCCAACAGCAGGAGCCCACATTGGAGCAGTAGCAGCTCCAGCAATACCTATACCAGCTAATGCATGTCCACCAAATAATTTAGCCCATTGTGTATCACTATACTCTTTATTTATTTTCTTATCACTATCGTATAGATTTAAATAATATTGTATATTTTGAGGCGTTGGTGAAAATGATCTGCCATTATATTTTCCATTAAAAATTTCACTTCTAACTGGATCATTATATTCACTATTAGTATTATCAGAATTATAAATTACTTCTAATTCCTTTTTTTCTCCACCATTAACACTTACATTTCCATCATTATCTTCTGCAGAATTAATTTGTAATGAATAATTATCACCATAATTTTTATTAAAAAATTCTTGAGCCAACTATGCGTTTGCAAATTCTTTAACAGTTCCATCTGGTAAATTAATTCTAATTTTGCCTGGTATATTAGTTATGTTCTTTAAAGTACTCATATTAATAATTATATTTAGAATTATTTACAAGCATTCTTACTTCTGGACTATTCAATAATTCTTTTCCTCTTTGTCTTACTAATTGCATATAATCTGGATCTCCTGAATTATAACCACCAGTTTTATAGTATCTAAATGCATCCTATATTGGATTTAACATTTGATATTTTGCAGCTTGATTTTCTGTATAAACTCTTCCTCTTAAAGCAGCTTCATCTTTTTCTTCTTCTGAATCATATTTTTCTAATTCATTTAAGAATGAATTATAAGGAGTTTCTCTAAAATAATGCCAATTACTCAATAACTCTACAGGTGATTGCATTCTTTCAGTTAATGGATCTTCTAAAATATCCATATTTCCATATCTATTATAAGTATATGATTTAACAATATTTGCTAATGGGCTGCTATTTGGGTCCGGCTAAAATGGTAAAACTTGTTTATTTTTTGAAACATCGGTGATACGTCCTTCATGATTAGCTGATGTGGATTCCTAAGCACCTATACCTAACGCTTCAGCTTTTGGTAAATTTTCTATTTTACCATATTTAAGTAATGAATCAACAAGAGCTTGATTAATATATGCTCCTCTGTCTTTATTATGATCTGTACCGCCAGGATTATTTTGAGTTATTCTTATCATACTACTTCCTCCCATTGGTATTGCATGCTTAGCTTCAAGTTCTAATTTTTTTCTTTGTAAATCGTCACGCTATTTGGTCATCCATTCACGTACTGAATATTTTGTAACTGTACCATCAGAACCATACATATAATATCTTTTTTCAGCTTGATTCCAGAAACCTTTACCTAATGGAATTATTTTTCCATCTTCATCAATCCATCGTTTTTTCTATGCGTTATATGTAAAAGCCATAATAATTATTAAATTTATCCATTAAATATATCATCTAAATTTTCATTATTAGAATTCATTGCTACTGGTTCACCAAGATTATTCTATTCTATATATGAATTTATAAATCCTTTACCAGAATCTCTTCCAGTTTGAAGCCATTCAGTATATCCTGGTTCTTTATTATATGGTAATGTAGCTTTACGATATTCGTGAAAGTTAGTAGCATTTTTTGCATTTTTATAAATATTTCTATTTAGCTAATGATTTACAACATTATCAGCCCAATCATCAACATTATTAAATCTAGATCCAAAACTATAAAATCCTTTTGGAACTTCTTTATTACTTTGCCAAGTTATTTCAAAAGCAACTTGATTAGATAAACCCCTATTTATTAATGCCTAAAACATAGAAGTAAATTTGTTTGGATTCATTCCATATATTTTAAAATAATTAGGAGTTCCGCCATTTTGAAATTTATTTATTTTACGATTAATTTTTGAAATTAAATTCATAACTAAATTATATTATTATGTATTTTATGATGACAATTACTACATATACATATACACTTATCTAATTCTTTTTCAAATTTTTCTGTTGATAAATTCTATACAGCTTTAGAAATATTATATTCTTTATTTTTAATATGATGCATTTCTAAACAACAATAAGTATCTTCTCCACATAAAATACATTTATTTTTTCTAGATCGAAGAAGATTTCTATTAGCTTTTCTTATTTCTAAAGAAACCATTATTTATTTATTTTTTTATACTCCATGAACTTGGAATATCAAACCAATTACTTAATTCAGGAACAATATTTAATTTTTCCTAATCATTTGTAAATATTACAGGAATTCTCTAATTAAGAATAAATGGATAATTTCTAGAATCAAATCCAGCTTTATCTAAATTCCATACATCTTCCATATCAACATAATATTTACCATCTATATATTTAGGTGTCATATTATAATTTCTTACATCATCTAATCCTTCAAAACTTTTCATCCCTTTTATTAAAACATCATGATCTTGATTAAAATTAGAATTTAAATTATTTTTAAAATATTGTTTTGAACTAGATGGTAAATAAAGAGTATCTATTCCATAAAAATTACCTTCATAAGCAGGATATTTAGAATATTCTGGATGATTTTTATATAATCCTAATCCTAATTTGCTTGACTCAAATCCAGCATCATTTTGCTGAGTATATAAATTAATTAAATTTCTATTATCTTCATAGAAATTATTAGAATATATATTTTGTGCATTTATTCTTCCATTATTTTTTTTATCTTTATTATCATGTAATTTTCCATCATAATAATTATTTCTAAAAGCACCAGTAGCTATTGATAATAAATCCCAGCCATTTCCTTCTCCTTCTGTATTTCTTAAAATAAGATTCTATTTTTTACTATTAATTCCTGTAGCATCTAATATTTTATTTAAAATCCACCCTCCAGAAATATTAGTTATAAAAGAATAAGTATTTACTAATTTATTAGTCCAATGATTTCCATCTTTACCATGAACTCCTCCTGAAGATTTTATAAGCTCATTTCTTATTTTTGAAGGCAATTCGTTATCATTCTATTTTCCTTTTTCAACTATAGTAGCTTTTCCATCAGAATTTATTCTTCTCCAATAATTTTCTCCTTTTACTTTTATAAAAGAGCCGACAGAATATTCGCCATATTTAGTTTTTACTTTTTTTCCTTCTTTAAATCGTTCAATAGTATTCATTATTTATTATTATTTATTATTATTTATTATTGTACCACCTATTATAAAAGGAAGAAGGCTCCACTAAGTTCCATTCAATGCTTTCCATACATATTTAAGATGTTCTTTATCTGTTCTCAAAGCTTCAATAAATTTACTACCAAAACTTCCTAGCTATTGATTATTATACATTGTTTCTAATAAATCTAATACCTACTAGTCGCCAGGATATTCTTGTCCAACTTTAATTCCATATTTTGCTCCTAAATCTCTAGCATTTGTTACAGCCTCATGTGGGTAACCTGTTGAACTAAAATCATAAAAATTATTTCCAGCAACATTAGTTAAATCAGCTTTCGAATCATTAAATACTTGTGAATTTTTAAATCGTAAATATTCAAGTTCTTTTTTTCTAGTATTTATATCTCCAGTAGTAGGATATGCTAAACGAGCACTATGTGCAAGTTCATGTCTTGTTACTGGAGTAGCAGACATATTCATTTTACTAGATAAATGTATAACTCCTGGAATATCATTTTGTAAATCTATTTGTCCATTTGCTCCATTTAAACTAGTATGTAAAGTAGGTTTAAAATTAGTTACAGCTTGCTAATATTCAGGTTTTTCGATTATTGGCGTATAAAATAATCCCATATTTTCTGCTTCTGCTTTATTAGCATACATTGCCTTAATATATTCTGGATTATTCATCCAATCAATAAATTCCTATTTACCGGTTAATAAATCTTGTTTATATTGAGGAATATTAAAATTATCCCAGGTAGTCATTGGACCATTCCAATAATAAGAATTATTATCTGAATTAATAGAAAATGAATTTTTAACTTCAGAATTAATACTATTATTATCAGGACGTTTAAAACTTAATATTACCTAATTATTATTAAATCCATTATCATATACATTATTATAAATAATTCCATCAGCTCCTAACTATTCTGCCTAATAAGATAAAGTAGAACGATTTGGAACATCACCAACAGTAACTATTGGTTTTTCTAATGTTAATTCACCAGAATGAGTATATGGTCGTTTAGCAAAAAGATTTCTAGCATTAAGTGCTTTTTGTGCTTGCTTAACAGTATTACCTGTTTCAATAGTACGTGGAATTCCCCATTTACCCTACCACCATATTCCAAATGGATTAGCTCCTTCGTTAACAACATCCCAACGTTTTTCATTATATAAAGGTGGTGGTGCAGCATGATTAGATTTATGAGTAACAGCAATTGTCTATTTAGGCCCCCATCCTATATTTAATGGAAGAGTTTCATTTTCTATAATAGGAGTTTTATTAAGTTCATTATTCATTTTAAATCCTATTATAGTAGGTTTAGCTGCATTATACGATGCTCGTGTAACTGTATTTAAAACTGGCAATGTCATAGCTACATCAAATAAATCTCCAGCACCACTTATAGCTCCTCCTTTATAATCTCCTTCTTTAAATTTATTATATGTTTTCTATACTCCTTCTGGACTTATTAATTTTTTAGCACCATCATATGCAAATTTTAAATTTAATGCTCCAGCTAATTCTGGAACAGTATATGCAGCAGAAAAAATCATTGATCCAGGAACTACAGAAGCTATATCAAATCCTTCTTTTATATTTTTATGAACATCAGAATCCCAATAAGATTTAGGAATAAAATCAGTCCAATTGACTGGATTCATTCCCATTTTATTATATACTTTATTAAATTCTGGATTATAATTAGCTCCAATATAAGTATCAATTCCTTTATTTTGAGAAGTTGGTATTACAACAATTTCTTTAGCTTCAGGTGTAACTAAATTATTAGTTTCATAATCCTAAAAACTAGAAGTATCGGCATAATTGCTAGCATTAAACCAATTCTATGCTTCTTCAGAATTTTTAAAATTCATTATTGTACCGTCAGGTAAATGAATTTTTAAAGGAGTTTTAATTGAGGTTATATCTTTTCCGTAAACTTTTACAGCCATATAATTAATAATATTATAATTATCTATAAAATTTGACCTATTAATCCTCCTATCATAGTTGCTGCAATATCTAACCAATCGAATTCATTGCCGTATTGTGTATCTTTGAATTCCATACCAAATGCACACCCTAATACTGCTAAAATTGTAAATATTAAACCAATAGGAATTGCGCACAATAAATGTTTTTGCCTATTACTTTCTTTTAACCAACTCATGCTTGCTTTATTGAATTGTAACGAGATTTCATCCATTCCATATATTTTTTTATGTTTGAATCACTTCCGCCACCATATCCTGCTCTTAATATATTTTCCCATGCTTGCATAGGCTAATTTGCAGAATATTTATTAAAAATATTTCCATATCTTCCACTAGATTTTAACCATTTAACCATATAATTACAATAATCATCAACTGATTTAAAATTTCTAAATGGCTAATCTCTACGTTTATTTCCTTGTCCTGGAATATAATCTACTGTGCTTCTTGTTGTATATGATACTCCATTTTTAATTTGAGCATCTGTTACTTTTACTCCGCCATAATTATATGAACCACTAGGACTAGCACCCCAATCGGATTCAATAGAAGCTGATGTTACTAACATTGGTGCCCAATCAGGATCCATGTCATTATTTAATAAAGCTCGTCTATAAGAAGAAGTTAATGACTAAATAAAACTCTATTTATTAGAAAATTTACCATTTATTTTAGTAGGAGCTACCTACTAATTATCATCAATAATTCTTCTAATAGTTATAATATTACTTGTATTTGTTAATAAGTCTTCTACAATACCATCATCTTTTCCTCTTGCTTCAATAACATGAATTCCTTCATCATCAATTTTACTAATCATTTTAACATGTCTTCCGCTTTTTCCAGAACCAGGAGTACATATAATATCTCCAATTTTTGCATCAGACAATTTTACTTCTTTTCCAGCTTTAAATATTTCATATGTAGATCTTCCTAAATTTATATTATTCTATTTATACGCCCAACTTATTAAACCAGAACAATCAAATCCTTGTTTAGGAGAACTACCTCCATATATATATTTTCCACCAACAAAACTTCTAGCTAAATTTACAACTCTATTAGCTAAAGAATTATTTGGCTATTGAGTTATTTCTGGTAATTCATCTGTTTGAAATGTAAATAAATTCTAATCATCGGAATCAGAAAAAATATTTGGTTCATCTAAATCATTTTTATCTAAATCATCTGAAGTTGATAATATTGAATAATCAATTAAATCATTTATTAATTTTTCTTCAGAATCATTTTTATCTTTAGAATCAGTTCTTCTTTTTATTGGAGGCGGTTCTGTTGCTTCGTAAATTGTAAAAAAATTATCATACATAATTTTTCAAACTATTAATTAGATAATTAAGTTTATCTATATTATAATTTTTAAAAACTCCTCCGTTCTTATGTTTCCATGTTCTAACATTAGCTGCAAAAGTAGCTTTTTTTCTTATTTTAGGATCTGGGCTATTTTTACCTCTTCTAATACATTCTGAAGTTACATTTCCTCCACAATATTTAGTAAAAGATCCAATATTTTTCTTTTTAATTTTAATTTCTCCACCTTTTTTATAAATAGGCTGTGTTTCATTAAAATTTAAAGTAAATTTTGGAATAAGCTAAATTTTCTTTTCCGAACGCTAATTAACTATATTGGAAAAGTCACTTAAATTGAAATTATGTTTATTCATGTAATGTTAAAATATATTTTTGTTTTGAACATTCAAATTTAATAATTATATTTGTAATATCATAACAGATATATCATAGATATAGTCCCTAAGGTCAACATAGTAATATAATCGTAATAGGTAATAAAATTACAGGCACACGTTAATTATTTAATCAATGACTACAAATACAAAACTAAATTTACAATTGGCATCGGCCCTTTTCTTAATAGTAGTTGGATGTGGTCTTTTAATAGCCGGATTCATTGTGAGTCCATTAGGTATAATTCACGGAAGCGTTCTTACTGCCTTTGGAGAATCATGTACTTTTGGAGGGGCGTTATTTGGAATAGATTATACCTACAAGTTTAAGATGAAAAACGTTGATAAGAATTCTGATCGTTCTTAAAACTTTGAATAAGAAACGTAACATATATAAATAGTGTAAATATGCAAATTGATAAACAAAATGGTAATGTATGTTTCAATAATGATAACCATTGTTATTGGAATATTAATGACAATGAGAAATATATCTCTGTTACAACTTTAATTCACAGATTTACCCAACCTTTTGACAAAGAATTCTGGAGTGCTTATAAAGCTTTAGAGAAATTACTTCCTAAGGATAGTTGGACTATAGAAAAGAAAAGTCTATTAAATACTAAAAAATTTGATAGATCTATTTTGAACAATTATGATATATCTGAAAATGATTTCAATAAAGTTCAGCAAGCTATTCTAGATGATTGGGATGAAGAAAATAGAAAATCTTGTGAAAGAGGTACTAAGATACATGAAGAAATAGAAAATTCTTTTTATAAGAAATCTACTAATATTTCATTACAAAAATTTGGAATTGGTGGTAAATTTGAATGTAAAAAAGGATACCCTGAATTAGATTTAGAATATGGAGTATATCCAGAATATCTTATATATAGAGAATCAGAAGATGGTATTTTACGAATCGCTGGACAAATTGATTTAATCATTAAGTCTGGTAATGATATTGTTTTAGTTGACCATAAATCGAACAAGAAAATTGATCAAAAATCTGGATTTAATACTTCCACAAGATCTACTTCTAAAATGAAGTATCCTTTAAATACATTAGATGATTGTAATTATTGGCATTATGCTATGCAACTTTCTACATATGCTTGGATGTTACAAAAGATTAATCCTAATTTTGTAATTAAGGATTTAATTCTTAATCATTATGATCATAATGGCAATAATACATTATATCATTGTGATTATTTAAAAGATGAAGTAGAAAGAATGTTATGTTTTTATAAAAAAGAATTAATATCAGAAAAACGTAAAGCAGAAAGAAAAAGAATAGAATATTAATTATTTTACAGGACATTTTCAAACCTTTATGGTTTATGTCACCACTCATCTTGTAAATTCTATTCTTTTATTTTTATAAATATAGATTTATATGGAAATAGGCAATATTGTTCAAGGACATCTTAATGAAATATTAGGATTAAATAAGGATATTAGTGTTGGGAGATTAAGAATCTGTCATCAATGTCCTTTATATTCTTCTAAACTAGGAGGAATGTGTAATAATAGATTATGGTTAAATGTAGAAACTGGAGATATTAGCACAACCGCTAAAAAAGGGTATAGACGAGGATGTGGATGTAGATTGAATGCGAAAACATCACTAATTAATGCAGCATGTCCTTTAGGAAAATGGTAAAATTAAAAAAAATTAAAATGTAAATGAATTATGGCGAATAATCAAAGAATGTTATTGACTGAAGAGGAAAAACTCGCACAAAATATGGTTGGTTTTGAAGGAACTATGATGAATATGAGTGAAAATAAAATTGAAGATATGTTTGAAAAAGAACGAGCTAGAAAATTTAATGCTCAAGTAGATGAGTATGCTGATAAACTAGAAAAACATGTAAATGATTTGCAAGAAGCTTCTGAAAGTTTGGGAGCTAACATGGATTTAATTGAAATTAAACCTATGTTTAATCGTATTCTAATTAAGCCTTTTAAACAAAATCCTTTTCAGCGAATCCGTTATAATGAATCTGGTCTTATTATTGATACAGGTGGTATGGCTCCAGAATTTAAAAATATGGATAACGGGAAAATTGAACAAATGGAACAAATGATTATTACTGGTGCTGTTTAGGAAGTCGGCCCAGAAGTTAAATATATTGTTCCAGGTGATGTAATTATGTATAGAAAAGAAACTGCTATGCCTGTTCCATTTTACAAGCAAGGACTTATGTGCATTGCTGAAACTTAGGTTATTGCAGTAATTAATGAAGAACTTGAACAACGTTTTAATAATATAAAAGAAAATGGAAGACAATAATACTTATTTTAATCCGGGAGATTTAGTACAACTTAGGTAGGATATACCTAATAAACCTGTTATGATAGTTGTACGTAAAGAAACTTCGATATTTAAGCATGATTCTAAAAGAAATGATAAAAAATCAGTTCTTATTGGAATTAAATGTAGATGGTTTACTACAGAAGGAGCTTTACAAGAAGCTATTTTTTCAACAAAGGATCTTATTTTAATTGATAAATAATATGGACGAACAACAATTACAACAACAAATTATTCAATTAGTACAAGCAGCTATGCAAGGCGATCAACAGGCTACTCAACAAATTTAGCAAATTATGCAAGCTGCTTAGCAAGGAGACCAACAAGCAGCATAGTTAGCTCAAATGATTCAAGCTGTTGCTCAACAAATGCAACAACAGCAAGTGCAAGCTGCTAGATTTGGTGCTAAACTAAATTATATTCGTAATCTTAAAGGTCTTTGCCCAGAAGGTCAAGAACCTAAATACTTTAAAGTTGGTGGCAGACTATGTAAAAAATGCATGAAAAAACAAAAAATGCAAGGTGGTGGAGAAGCTCCTACTAATGTCGTTGATGCATTTAAATGTGGTCGTAAAATGAGAAAAGCCGAAAATGGTTATCCATTTCAAAAAAAAAAAAGAATTAATCAATAAAGGACAAGATGGTTTAAATACTTCTGATGTTATTAATCATGAATATCCTAGTCATTTATTAGATAGTACAAATTCTTATGAAATAGCAAAACGATTAAATAATTATCGTAATGAAACTAATGAATATAATAATGCGCAATTAGATGAAATTAAAAAAAATAAAATAAATCTTAATAATACATCTAATATAAATATAGAATCTATACTGCAACAAACTAGAGATGTTACTGATTTAATACGGTCATTAGAACTTAATAATAAAAGTATTAATAATTTAAATATTATCAAAAAAAAAATAATTAAAGATAAAAATCCAGCAGGACCACTTACACTAAACAATAAAGTAACTCGTTATAAAGTTACATATCCAATTGGTACTAGAGATAATGATATTAATACACCAACTTTTTCAGATGTATTAGATTTTGGTAATGGACAAATATATGAATATACATCTGAAAGGCCATTATTCTCTGGAAACGGATAGAGTAATTTTAGTTATTTTGCTAATGACGAATTATTTAATAATAAAGATTTAAATAAATATATTGGTAATGCAGATGTTCCAACAGAAGAATTTGTTAAATATTGGTAGTCGCTTCCTATATCAGGATATTATAAACAAAAAAGTGGTTATGATGATTATGAGTTTTCTAATCCTATGACTCAAGAAGAATATGAAAATTTATATAATACATATATAAAAAATCAAAATATTGATAGTCTTAGATAGATAAATAATCGTAATATGCTATGGGAATTACCAAAGAAAAAATAATTTTAAATTTTAATAAATGATTCAAAATATATTCCAATATGATAATGTAAGAAATAGGGTTGAACTAAATGTAGCAGAAATTCTTCTTATAAAAGAATTTTCTGAATTGATGAAATGTGAAAGGAATATATGTAAAGAAGATCCTAAAGGCGTTTATGGATTAAGAGCTTTTAGAGAATTTACTTATATATGGCTTGCTTTAGATTGGAAAAGTCCATACTCGGATTTTACTGAACAAGAGCGTCATAGAGAAGCATTATCTGATTCAGGACTTACTGAAGAAGAATTTAATAACCCAGAATTTAGAGCAGCTTGTAGAAAATATAGAAACCTATAGGAATCAAATAGGTCTATTAAACTATTAAAAGCTGCTCAAAATACTGTAGATAAATTTATAGATTACTTCAATAATGTTGACCCAGAGGAGCGTGATCCTTTAACTGGTAAACCTATTTTTAAAGTTAAAGATCTTATGGCTGAAATATCTTCTTTATCTAAAGTGCATGATGAATTAGTCACACTAGAAAGTATGGTAAAGAAACAATTAGAAGCTAAAACATCTTATCGTGGTAATGTTGAAGAAGACTTTGATCCTGGAGAATTTTAATTATGGAAGAAGTTAAAAAGAAAAAACGAGGTCGTCCTCGAAAAAATCCTCTTCCAGAAGAAATAACTTAGTTAATAGAAGAGGTTGAATCTAAGCAAATAGAAATAATTGAAAATGAAGAACCTTTAATAAAAAATATTTCTGAGTGGGATGTTCCAATAGGATAGAAAATTGAATATTTTGATAAAGATTTATCTTATGAAATTACAGGATATAAACCTATAAATGATACAAAAAGTTTAGATTTTGATCCTTCTTGGTTTACTGAAACTAGAGATGCTTTTAAAAGAACTGGACAATATTGTCAATTTAGAAAAGGTTCTAAAGCTTATTCTGATTTTTGGAAAGAACAATATAAAAGATGTAAATATGGTTTAACAGTAAATGGATATACTATTACTGGAGACCATTATTTCTTTTTAAACTTTTATCAATTAAAAGATTTGTTCAGTCTAGAAGAAGCAGGAGCTGGTCGTGAAAATATATTTCCTAATTTTCTAGAAGGATAGTATGAGTGGTTTCATTATTTAAAAATGGCTAAAAAATTAAAAATGAACGCTTGTATGATGAAAGCTAGAGAAGCTGGATACTCAGAAATTGAAGCTGCTATTATTTCTAATAGTTATACTGTTATTAGAGGATCAGTTAACGTAGCTTGTTCATTTGCATAGGTTTAGCTTGATAAACTTCTTGAAAAAGTATTTGCTAATATAGCATTTTTAGATAGATATGCTCCAGGATTTAGGCATGGTCGTATAATTGATAGTGCTATACTAAAACGTTCTGGACAATATCAAATGATTAATGGTGCTAAAACACCAGTAGGTTGGTTATCACAAATACAAGGAATTGTAGTTGATAAACCTGGTAAACTTAGAGGTGATCGTACTGATGTATTAATGTTTGAAGAGGTAGGATTATGGCCTGGCTTTACTAAAGCTTATACACAAGCAGATGCCCTTGTTGGACAAATTGGAAGACAATGGGGAATTCGATTATTAGGTGGTACTGGTGGTGAAGAAGGCCCTTAGATGGAAGGACTTAGAAAAGTATATTATAAACCTCATATCTTTGGAGTATTACCATTTAAACATAAATATACAGCTACAGGAGATGAAACTATTAGTGCTTTCTTTCTTCCCGCTTTTAAAACAATTAAAGATACTAAATTATTAGATCATAGAGGATATATTTCTGAAGAAGAAGGCAGAAAATATTTTGATGCTACTCGTGCTTTAAAAGCAGAAGATCCTCAAGAATTAGTTTAGTATTGTGCAGAATTCTGTTATAACGCAGAAGAAGCATTTTCTTTGGAAGGTGATAATAAATTTAATAAAGTTCTAATTATGGAATAGCTTACTAAAATTAGAGCATTAAAACAATGCCCTCCAATAGAAAAAGGATTTTTAGAATATGCATTTAAAGATGGAAAACATGCTGAAGAAAATATAAATGGTTTCAAATGGATTCCTAATGCTAATGGTCCGATTAAAATATTAGAACATCCATTATGGAATCTTCCAGTAAAGAAAGATGAAAATGGAAATATAATATGGGCGCCTCCTCAAGAAAAAATTAAAAATTTATATGTAATAGGTATCGACGGTATTGATATTGGTTCTGGACAAACATCAGATAATACAAAAAATCCATCTGATTTTTGTTTAGTGGTTAAAAAAAGAGTATATGGTCTTGAAGAACCTTAGTATGTAGCAATATATAAAGACCGTCCTAATGATATACGAGAAGCATATAAAATAGCTATTAAATTAGCTCAATATTATAATGCTTCAATAAATATAGAAGCAACTAGACAAAGTATTATACCTTGGGCTAGAGAAAAAAAGTTTATGAAGTATTTTATGAAACGACCTAGAGCAACTCTAGGAGATTCTATAAAAAATACAAATAAACAATATGGAACTCCTGCTACTTCTCAAATTATTGCTCATCAAACTGATTTAATTGCTGATTTTATTAATGATTATTCTCATACATTATGGTTTGATGAAATGTTAGATGAATTCAGTAGATACACTGATGAAAATAAAAGAAAATTTGATATTGTAGCTGCTGTCGCTATGGCAGAATTAGCAGATGAAGAATTAACTGGAGTAATACCAAAACAAGTAGAAGTACAAAATAATACTTGGCAAGATATTGGTTATTATAAAGATGAATATGGCAACACAAGATGGGGAGTTATTCCTAAAAGAGATGAGATTACAATAAACTATAATAACGATTTTGGACAGTATGTCAATACAGGATATAGAACAAGCGACACTAGAATTTATCAAGGATTTTTATAAAAAAGAATATATTGGTAGAATTGAAGTCTAGAAATTAGATCCAGAAGGATATAGTGTAACTTTATATCCTCAAGGATATTACGTTCCTACAGTTATTTATGCAGAATTAAATGATGATAAATTTATTAAATATCTTAGAGAAGAAATAAGAAATAAAAAATATCATCTACAATGGTATGGGTAGTTAAATAAAAGAGAACCTGATTTGTGCTATCCAATAAATAAATCATGTAATTGTCATGACAAATGATGAATTAATTGAAAAAACAGACAAGGCAATATCTGAATTGGTATATCCAAAATATAAATTATAGAAAGCATATAATTACTATAATGGAATAAGAGATAAAGACCAATTCAAATATTTAGAAGAAGCTTTTGGAACAAGTACGCCAACAGCTATTAATTTTACTCCTCTAGTTAGAAAGCATGTAGATGCCTTAGTAGGGGAGTATTTAAGTATGCCTATTATTCCAAAAATTTCATGTAAAGATAGCGATACTATTAATAATATATATCGAGAATAGTAGTTAAAAATTGCATCAGAAATGCATAGTTATTTAAATAAATCTTTGCAAAATTCTATTCTTAGTTTTATTGATGGAAAAGATACAAAAGACCCTCTTATTGAAGAATAGTTAAATAAAATTATAGAGGATATTAATTCTAATTTTACTTCTGAATATGAAATTGCAGCATAGAATGTTGTAGATTATATTATGCAATCTAGAGATACAGATTTAATTACTTCTTTACGAAGTCTTATATTAGATTTACTTATAACAGGATATGCTTTTTATAAAGTAGAACCAACTGTTGAAGGAAATAATATAAAAATTAGAGTATCAAATCCTTTAAATACTTTTATAGATAGAAATATTGAATCTCCATATGTAAAGAATTCTTATAGAGCTGTAGTTCGCACATGGATGTCTAAAATAGAAATACTTAATAAGTATGGAAAAGAAATGTCAAAAGAAGATAGAAAAATCTTAGAAGAAAAATGGCAATCTATTTATGACAATTCTATGTATTATGTTAGAATGAGAACTAATTCTAAAGGTTAGCCAGCAACTGATGGAATTATGGCTGGAGTTGAAGTAACTCCTGGATATCCTTAGAATCAAACTGGAGAACAAGAATTAATTCCAGTTTATGAAACTGAATGGTTAGAAGTTGATGATGATTTTGTAATGCAACGATATGAAACCATTCGCATTGGTGAAGAAATTTATATTTTAAAAGGTAAAAATGAAAAAGTAATAAGAAGTAAATCTAATCCTAGCTATTGTACATTATCCATAAATGGAGTTTACTTTTTAAATAGAAATTCTGAACCATATTCTTTAGTGTTAGCTTGTACCCACTTGCAAGATCGCTACGATCTTTTGTGCTTTTATAGAGATAATTTAATTGCCAATAGCGGAACAGTCGGAGATTGGATTGATGAAACTTTAATTCCTTCGCATCTTGGTGTGTCTATGCCAGAAAGATTATCTAGATGGATTGCATTAAAAAAACAAGGTATTGGATTACTTAATTCATCAGAAGAAGGAAGAGTATCATCTGGATCTGCTCCTTTAAATACTATTTTTAATGGATATGATGATACTGTTAAAGCGCAAGCTATTCAAGCAATTTAGTTAGCTATTGATTCAATTGAACAAACTACTTCTTCAATTACTGGAGTATTTAGAGAAAGACTTAATGGAATTGAAGCTAAAGATGCTGTAACTAATGTTAAAATTGGACAAAATAACTCTTTTATTATAACTAAACAATATTATCATCAAATGGATTTGATTGTAAATGAAATACTTTTGGATTGTCTTAATTTAGCTAAAGTTGTTTGGAAAAAGGGTTTAACAGGAGTTATAGTATTAGGTGATAAATATTAGAAAATATTTACTGCATTACCAGAATATTTTACTTTAACTGATCATGACATTAGAATTATAACTAGTAGTGAAGTTATTAAAGATATTGAAACAGTTAAATCTATTATTCCAGAATTTGTTAAATCTGGTGGTCTTCCTCCTGATATTATTTTAGAAGCTTTAACAAGTAAAAGTCTTCCTGATCTTAAACGTAAAGTTAAACTTGCAATGAAACAGCAAAAAGAAGAATAGAATCAATTATCACAAGCTGTTTAGAAAGCACAAGAATTAGAATAGCAATTAAAACAAGTATCAGAAGAATTACAAAAAGCATAGAAAAAAATTGAATCACTCAATGAGTCTAAAATTAAATTAGAACAACAAAAACTTCAAATGGAGAATAAAGTTAATTGGTTTAAAGCTTAGACTGAACGTGATTATAAAGAAGCTACTGCTCAATAGGATAAAATTAGAACAGAAATAGAAAGAATGCAGTTATATGATAATAATCCTTACAATGATAAAGTAAGACAAATATAAAAATAATGGAACTTAATATAAATATTAATACTCAAAACCAATGTAAGATTACAATAGAAGATCTTTCTACGTATTTATCTGAAGACGATACTGCATTTAAGAAAGGATTTTTTAGAAAGTCTGATACTGCTTCAATGACTATATTATACTTAAATAGTATAGATAATCCTGAAATTAAATCAACACATTTTAATACTGAAGTTCCTATTGAATTTGACGGTTGGTTTACTGTAAATTATATTGTATTACCTACAAAAGAATGGGTTAATCAAATGATTAGTTCTTCTTCTTAGGCAGATTTTCTTGGAGTATACGAATAGGTATATTATTTAGATAACGAACAAGTATTTAAATATAATCCAAAAACTAAATAGACAGTATTAGTTACAGATTTACAAGAAATTTTAGAAGTTAATCCAATTTCTACAACAATATCTAAAATAAGTAAAGAATTAACATCTGTTTGTTTACTACAAAAATGTTATGTAAATTTGTGCAAGTAGATATTCGACGAAAGAGGATTTTCTCAATGTTGGAATAAAAACAATATAGATAGTGAATTGATTTATAAAAGAGATTTAGTCTGGATGGCATTGAATGTTATCAAGTATATGGTTGAATGTAACCAACTCTACGAAGCTGAGCGTATCATTGAATTGATGCATTCTTGTAATGGAGTATGTGGTGATAAAAAAACAAGAAATAATGTCAGCGGATGTGGATGTTCTTAAAAAGAAAGTAGCAGAAGAGTTTGTAAATTTTTTATGTGAAGTACAAAAAGGATACAAACCAGACTATGAGTTTATACTAGAAGAAATTTCTTTTATAGATTTAATATAGCACAATGAATTAGATGAAAGATTATCATTAATTGCTTTATAGTATTATACTAATAATAAATGGCAGAAACAATATTAACTCCAGGACAGGAGGATTCTCAAGAAGAGCAAACTCAAGTAGTTAATAATTCTAATTATTTAATTAAGGACAATATGCTCTCTGAATTTGAAACAGAATCAGAGAAGTCCGTTGCAAGATATAATTTAGGAGTTCCAGCTGCTGAGGATGTATATACTAAAGAAGAGGTTGAACCAGTCATAATTGATAGAATAAAAAAGAAAATTGCAGAATCTTTAGATTCTTCTGATTTTATTACAAGAGTGGCTGTTGAAACTCTTCTTGAGAATTTTGTCAGATTAGACGGAACTACTCCATTTACGTCAACTTAGACTGGAGTAGAACCAAAATCCAATCACGATCTTACAACTAAACTATATGTAGATTAGCTTGTTTAGAATTGCCTTAAACAAACGGATAAATCTAAAATTATAGAATAGGTTGAAAATCTATTAAAGGATTATGTAAAAGAAAATGATGTATATACTAAAGAAGATGTATATACTAAAGGGGAAATAGATGATAAAAATTCCCAATTTATGAAGTCAGATGGAACTACTCCATTTACTAGACCTGTATCTGGACGTACTCCTAGTATTAGTAGTCATTTAACTACTAAAAAATATGTTGACGACTTACTTGAAACTCATAAACAAGATATTGATCCTCATGGTTTTATTGAAAAACTTACTAATAAGTTAAAGAAATATGCTTTAGCTGAACAAGTTTATGATAAAACTCAAACTTATTCTAGAGGACAAATTGATTATATAATTGATAAATTAGTTGCAACTTCTGTTGAAGAAGCATTAAGTATGCATCTTATTACAGAAGATCCTCATAAGATTATAGATAAAGTAAAAGAACTTGGATATGTTCTTCAAGATGGAACTACTTCATTTAAAGCACCACAAGCTGGATAGGATGCAGTTAATCCTTCTGATTTAGTTACTTTACGTTAGGTAACAGAAAAAATTAAAGAAGTTTCTAATACTATTCAATCATTACCTGAATCTGTTTGGAAAACTTCTGGTCCTGTTCAATCAACAGTTGGGCATATTGAAGATAATTCAGAAGTGCCAAGTGTTATGACTCTTTAGCAAGTATGTGATGCAATTTTCTATGGAAACGGAATAGATCTTATTGTTCCAGAATATATCATTATTACTGAAAAATGTCCTATTACTTTATGCATACATGGATCTACAGCTAATATTGATTATGCTGAATTATTGCAAAATGGAGTAGTAATTGCAACATTACATGGTGAAGATTTTGAAGATGGTTGTATAACTATTGATAGTGAAGCTTTAAACGGAGATACAGAATTTACGTTTAAAGTATATTATCGTAATGGTGCAGTTCATGAAGAAACTGAAGTAGTAAAATGTTATATGCCTGTATTTGTAGGATTACTTCCTAAATGGAAATTTGGAAATGTAGTTACAATGGATTATTTAATAGAACTTTGTAAAGAAGATGAAAATAATCGTTTTTTAAATCAAGATGATAATCTTCAATCTTATTATAAAGAATTAACTACATTTACTTTTACATATGATTATACAGGTGCAGAACTTAAACATCCATTTATTGTATTGCCAGAAAGTTATCCTGATCTAAATGAAATGGTTACTAAATCTTAGAATTTTGGAATAGAATCATTTGATGTAATTGATGCTATTCCAATGCAAATTCCTGGTGTAGAAAAGGATGTAATATACAAAATGTATATTTATAAACAAGCTCTATCTTCAATTAATCAAGACGTAACATTTAATTTTAAATCGAAAGAATAATGAGCCAATATAGTCAAATGATGGGAAGCTTCATTAGGACTGGTAATTATCCAATGGAGGCTAATTACATATTTCCTACTCCAGAAGCTCTTAAAGAATTTTATTCAGATCCAATTAATGCTACTACTCTTCATAAAGGTTTATTAAGAATAGTTGAAAATGATGGGACAGGAAACCAAGGTCTATATTGGGTTACAAAGAAATAGACTAATGATGATGAATTTGAATTTACTAAACTCATCTCTGGGTCTGATATAAATTCAATACTTGAACAACTTAATAATTTTGAAACTAAATTAGATGATAAAATTAAAGAAATAACAGATTATGAAACAGTAATTTGGGGAACTAATGATCCAACTAATGTTCCTGATGATTTAAATAGTTTACTTGATTTAGCTAATGCAATAATTTAGTTAAAAAGTGAATTTACAAATATAGATGATAAAATTAATAATTCATCAAAAGAAATTCAAGCATTAGCTGGAACACAAGATTCTGACGTTATAGAATATTTAAAAACACTTCCTTATAATTCTTTAACAGAAGTATCTAATGCACTTAATAATTTTTTAAATACTGTTGATAGTAATAGTAATCAAATAAATACACTTCAAGAACTTAAATCTTTTTTAGAAGGATATACTGATTCTGATAAACTTAAAAATGTATTAATTGATTTTTAGTCAGAAATCCTTGGTAATCCAACTCCTTCTGAAGATTTTAGAACACTTAGAGGAATTGAAGATTTTATAAGAATTTTAAAAGCTGACTCTATAAATACAGATTTTAATTTACAATCTGAACTTAATCAAATAGAAATAGGAGTTGGACTTAGTGGCGATGGTTCTTACAATTCTGATAAAACTACTCATTATTTACAAGATGCTACGTCAGTAATGAATTCTTTAAAAATACTTGATTCATTAGTATATCAAGCTATTTCAGGAATTACTATTACTCCAGATAATAATGACGTAGTTAATTTAAATATACGAAAAGAATTAGATAGTTATATAATTGGAGCTAAGCTTTAGTTATCAAATGCATTAGGTAATGATCTTTTAAAGAAAGATGACGGACTTTATTTTAATATTAAATCTACTTATAGTAATGGAATATTATCTTTATATGCTAATAATAAATTAATTAATTAGCATATTCTTGGTCTTTCTTCTGTTGTTGAATCTGCAGAATATGTTCCTGAATCAGAATCAATTAATATGGTATTTAAATTAATTGATGGAACTAGTCAACCTATTACTATTCCTGTTGGTACTTTAATAAGAGAATGGGATGTTGATAATTCTCAACCAGATAAAGTTGTTGAATTAGAACGTAATGTAGTATTAGATGGTCAAGATTAGTTATCAGCTGATGTTAGAATATATATTGATAAACATAATATTCTTAAAAAAGTAGGAAATGCATTAAGTGTTGATGGAACTACTGATTCTATTACTCATAATGATTAGACACTTAGTGTTGTTATTGATAATATTAATAATACTGATAATGAATTAAATAAATAGATTTCTGAAATTAAAAATTTAATTGGAAATTCAGATACATCTATTAATGATTAGATTTCTGATTTAAAAGAAAAATTAAATTCTGAAATTTCAAGAGCAAGTGAATCTGAAAAAAGTTTATCTGAAGCAATAGATACTAAAATAGAAAATGTATAGTTAAATAAAATTGATGATTTAACTTATGCATTATTAGTAGACAATGTTAATATAGGATAGATTGAAATTCCAACGGATAAATATTTAAAGAATGTTGAACTTAACAATTCTGATTTAATATTTACATTTTATGATGATAGTGTAACTACTATTAATTTATCTAATATATTATCAGATTTATCTCAAAGAGTTATTAATTTAGAAACTTATAAAGCTTCAATAGATTCACCTACTTTTACTGGTACTCCACAAATTGAAACATCTCCAGATGCTGATGATTCTTCTTAGCGTATTCCTTCTACAAGTTGGGTATAGAATAGAATTTCAGAAGCAGTTAATGGGATACCTAATGGGGAATTTTATACTAAAAAGGAAATTGATGATTTATTAGAAGCTATTAATAATACTTTATTAAATAAAGCAGATCTTGTTAATGGTATAGTTCCAGAAAGTCAATTACCTAATTTATATATTTCTGAAATAGAATGACAATAAAACGGAACTCTTTACAGAAACTTCAAGGTATGAGCCAGTTAGATTATCTCTGGCTCAACTTTGGAGATATAAATGTAGCTAATGAACCATCTTCTAGTCCATAGGATAATGTAATATTATCTGAAAAAGCTGTTGCTGCATTAGTAACACAATTGCAAACTAAAAATGGAATTACTAGTCTACTTTATGATAAAGATCCAGATAATCCTGGAATGATGAGATTAACAGCACAGGCTATTGATGGATCAATAGTTACTGTAATTAGAATACCAGAAGAAGTTCATATAACAAGTTTTGTAGGTAGAAAAATTACATAGGTTGATATAGATAATGGTTTTGATTATCCTATAAATTCTAATGTATTAGCTATTACATTAAGCAATGGAAATAAATATCTTGTAAATTTAGATGAATTAAATTTAATAATTACAGGTGGAGAAACTAATACTATTTCTACTGAAGTAATAGATGGTGTTATAAAATCAAATATTAAAATAGATAAAGGAAATAATAAAATTTCAGCTGTTAAATTAAAATATACTAATTCTGGAATATATACTAATTTAGAATTAGATAACGAAGATACTGGAGTGCAACTTTCTTCAGATTTAGGTAAATTAAAAGCATTTATACCTATTGGCACAACCGGTTATAATTTAAAAGTTGAAAATTTAACATTAGCTGAATATTTAAATATTTCCAAAAAAGATCCTGGAACAGTCTATTTTATTACTGATAAACCATATATTTATTTAGGAACTAGAAGATATGGAGTTAATCTTGAATCTGGTGATTCTCCAATTATTTCTTTAGAATATAATCCTGATACTTTAACATTAGCTTATAAAAAATCAGATTCTAGTGATGTACAATATATATCATTAAATACAGTAAGTAATACTTAGAATGGAATGATGACAAAAGAGTAGTATATAGAATTACTTACTCTTAAAGCTGCTCTTGATGGCATAATTAATGTTAAAGACTATATATAGCAACAAGTAAATACTGTAGGTATTTCTTTAGAATACGGAAATATAAAAGCTAAAACTAAAGAACTTAATCTTAAAAATGGTTTTGGAGATGTTATTTCTACAATAGAATTAGATAGAGAGAATTTTTTAGATTTTGCTGAAAGTAGAAAAGCTACAGTTGATGATGTTGTTGAAGCCGCAAAATCAGATATATTAATTTCTGAAGGCGAACAAATTATTATATTAACACTTACATCTGGAAGTAAAATATATGTTAGTGTTAAAGATTTAGTTGATACATATACAGCTAAAAATTCTAAATCTATTAATATTTAGATTAGTTCAGATAATGAAATTAGTGCAGACCTTAATATAAGTAATACAGATAAAATGCTGTATATTTATAATGATGGTGTTGCTTCACATATACAATTTATAAGGGAACCAGGAAAAATAGTTTTTTATGGTAAAACTAGAACTGAAGATGATAAACTTGGAGAATTTGATTTATCTGATCCAAAAATAAAAACAACTATTGTATTATCAGCAACCGATGATACATTTAAAGAATATCCTCCTAGAAATGTTGATGGAATAGAATATGATAGACTTACAAATCCATTAAATATTGGAGAAGCATATTTAATTGAATGTTTTGGTAATGAGTCTGGAGATTCTTCATTAGATTTTAGATATAATGATTATGTTTCATTATCTCCAATAATTAATAATATAACATTATCTTCTAAAGAAGGAAATATATTGGAAAAAGATGAAAATGGATATTTATACGCTTCGTTAAAATTAATTGATGTATGACAAAAACAGACATAGGAATCTATAGAGGACTAAAATCAAAATTTGATCCTAATGTCCATATTGGTTTCTTTATCACAACAGACACTAATGAATTATTAATAGGTAATTAGTCATTAGGAATAAAAATTAAAGAATATACTATATAGAATGGAATTCTTACTTTAACATTTAATTCTGGAGAAAGTATAGATATTACTATTCCAGAGGCATCTGATACTGAAAAAGGATTATTATCTGCAGAAGATAAAGTTAAATTAGATTCTATAACTAGTATTAATACTAATTTAGAATCTCATATTAATGATAAATCAAATCCACATCAAGTAACTAAAGAACAAGTTGGTTTAAATGAAGTTACTAATGATGCACAAGTAAAAAGATCAGAAATGGGGGCTATTAATGGCGTTGCTACTTTAGATGGAAGTGGATTAGTTCCTTCTTCATAGCTTCCTTCTTATGTAGATGATGTATTAGAATTTGGTTCATTAACATCTTTTCCTGAAACTGGAGAAACTGGAAAAATTTATCTTTCTCTTGATACTAATTATGTTTATAGATGGTCTGGTTCTGAATATATTCAAGTTAGTTCTTCATTAGATAAAAATATAATTGTTAAAGAAGTTGCAAATGTAGATGAAATAATAGAATTTGCAGCTAAATCAGAAATAGCTGGAAGTAAAGATATTAGTATTATTAAATTTATTTATCCAGCAAATGATGGTTCATCTGCATCTGGTTTAATATTTTAGTATAGAGGAGTTGCTGGAAAAGTATAGCAAGTTTTTGTATACAATTGTAGTACTTGGATTAGAGAAATTACTGGAGTCACAGGAATTGCTGGAGCATCAACTAATGCATATCCTTTAGAAAGAACACATATACAAAAAGCTAAATTAAATGGAACTACATTAGTATTAACTGATTATGATAATAATACAGTTGCTTCTGTTGATTTATCTTCATTAGCATCTAATATTTCCTCAGATATTGAAGATATAAAAGATATTATATATAATAATCTTACTGTTTCAGTAACTAATACATCATTTCCAAGCGGAATTGCGCCATATGATACAAGTAATAAATTAAGAGCATGTGTTTTATCAGTTGATGCTTCAGTTTTAAATAAAACAATTAATCCAGATAGTACATTAATAAATGGAAGTGATTTAACTTATTTTTATTTTACAAGTAGTGATTAGAGTTATACAGTAAAAGTAACATATAAAAATATAACTAAAACAGTAGATGGTATTCTTTATGTAAGACGTTATACTTATTATGGTACTTCTGATGCAGATACTCCTGATACAATTGAAAATTTAAATAATATTCAAAATAAATTAACACTAAATGCAAATGGTACATATACATTTACAATAGATAATGAATCAGAAGATGGAGAATATATTTATTTTGAAATACCTACTAATGTTACATTTAATGTTAATGGAGTAAAATGTAATGGATTTTCAGTGCCTATGACTACTGTTGATAGTATAGATACAAATTATAATATATATAGAACTACTAATAAATTAGTAAATGGTGATTATACATTAATAATAAGTTAATATGTCGGACGAAATTAAAATTTTAGGAAAGTTAACATCTGCTACTACTGATGGCATATTAGCAGATTCTAATCAAATTAAATATAATGATACAAACATAGAAGCTTAGCTTGATAATGTTTCAAATTAGTTTGATAACGTATCAAGTGAATTAAATAATAAAGTAAAATCTATGGAATTTATTACCAATAATAATATTAATTATTTAAGATATTATATTGGTTCTGATTCTAATACATATTTTTCTAGATAGTTACCTTCTATGTTTAAATATGTATCTGGAGATGCTGTTAATGGAACTTCAGATTATGCAAATAAAGCTGGACTTTATATGAAATATACAGCTGTAAAAAATGGTATTGGACAAATGTATCATGCTATATCTCCAGCAATTGCTGATGATAATTATGTACATACCGATGCTAATTTTACAACTGAATTAAACGCTGATTTAACTGATAGTTATATTTGGCAATATACAGTTAGTTGTAATTCGGATACTACTACTAATTTATGTACTGATGTTAGTTTAAAAGCAGGAGATGTTGTTGAATTTGAACTTAAAGACTATTTAGGAAATACTAATGGATGGGCATCTAATGTACAAATTCAATTTAGTAAAGATGGCACTCAAACAGCAGATTCTTTTTATTTATGGTCTGCATTTTCTATTGGTACAACAAGAGTACAATTAACAGCTGATGCTGATACAATTTCAGTAAATAATGGAGCACCAGCAACTGTAAAATTTGCAGTTAGAAAAATATCTAAACTTACATTATTACAAGAATTTTATAGTAAATTATAGAATCTTCCTGTTTATAAATAGAAATCTATTAGAGGTTCTAAATTATTTGCATTAACAACTAGTGCAAGTTCTTCTGATGTTATTGAAGCACTTACTTCTTATAGAGTTACAGATGTAGATTGGTCTACTGGCGTTATAAGTTAGAGTACTGGAACTAATATTGGTGATGGTAGTGCTTTAACTAAAGATGATCTTATAAATATATCTAAAAATGGATATTTTTTATATGATGCAGATACTAAAACAAATCTTAATGTAAATTATGATGGTGCTTATTTTAATTTTGTAGAATTAAGTAGAACTGCTGCTAATGCTTAGGTTACTATAAAAAGTATTATTATTAAAATTACAGATGCTGGAGTCTATTCTGTTGCAAAATCTGGATCTTCTACTGGTATATTTCCTTATGATACTGGTGCAGCAATGCTTACTTAGTTAAATAATAATACATCAGATATTAGTACTTTAAAAACTACAGTTAATGGATTTGATGAATCTATAAATAATGCTATAACTGTATCATCAGAAGCATAGAAAACTGCAAATAATACAAATGATTCTTTAAATAATCATTTAGAAAATAATACAAATGGTTTAAATCACATACCCGCTGATGGTTATAATGGATAGATTTTACTTTGGGATAGTGAAGGAAAAGCTAAATGGAAAGATCTTTCTGATGTATTAAATCTTGAAGAAATTTATGCTTATGGTGTAGAATGGGATACAAATGTTGCAGATCCTCATCTTACTCGTATTGGTAATATGTCTTTGCATAAAACACTTCCAATATAGTCATAGTTAAAAGGATGCATTGCTCAAGGAGATAAAATAATTTATTGGCTTGATGAAAATGATTGGAGATTTAAAAAAGAAAATGCTACTAGATTAATAGGAGTTCCAACAGGAAATTATATTATTAATTAGTAGTATATAAAAATTGAAATAACTGATGGAAATATAGGGCCTCTTGCTGTCAACCAATATATTAAATATGATGGTAATATTGGTAAAATAATTGCAATTGATTATTCTAATAATATTTTAGAAATTGAATGGGATAATACAGTATATTATAATGGCCTAGAAGACGAAGGAATGTTTCTAGAGGTAGGATCAAGACTTGATGGATATGATGGTACAGTGAGAATTTATTGTCCTACTTTTTATATTAAATCTGAAAGTATTGATGATATAAGAAGAGTTTGGATTTCAACTTATAAAATTGATGACACTTGGACTTGTTAGCCAGAAATATTAATTGATGCATATAGAAGTACAATATTAAATTCATTACCTGTTGATATGGGATATTTATCAACTCTACCAGTATAGAGCGCTATATCTGTAGTTAATACCGGAAAAGAAGTCAGAGGTGGTGATAATCGAAGTGACTATGATAAATATTTAACTGGAGCAGATGATACAGACATTGATATATTTAGAAGTGATTTAGGAAAACCTAGAACTAATTTGTCAAGACCTTTTATGAGGTCATGTTCTCGTAAAGCTGGTTCATAGATGCTATCATATGATTAGTATAAAAATATTTTTTATTGGTTATATGTAATAGAATATGCTAATTTTAATGTTAAAGAAGATTATAATTCTGAATTAACTGAAAATGGATATCATCAAGGAGGTCTTGGAAAAGGAGTTACAATTTTAGGCCCAACTTCTCCAAATTATAATAATGAAGGCCCATTAACTCCTTGTGGATATTTAAATGAATTGGGTAATGGTACAGGAATAAAAGATATGTTAATTCAAGTTCCTGACTATATATATTCTGTTTATTTTTCTAGTTGGAGATATGATACAACTGTAATAAGTGGTTCTACTAAAAATAATTCATGGAATATTACTGCTGTGAAAAATATTGATAATTATGCTTTTTATCAATCATCTGATAATGTTTGGGGAACTATTTCATATACAATTTCTGGGTTAACTGATGAATAGAAAATAATATTCAAAGAAGGTACTAGTAATGATATGAATACAATATTAGAAGTGTCTGAAGATGGCACTTATAATGTAGATTGGGAATCATACGGTAGCAGTTATAATAAATTTATATATTTTACTGAAATTCAAGATAATTGTAATATTACTATAGATTGTACTCGTAATACTTATTAGACAAGTACTTATAATTATTTTATATCTGTTCCTCGTTGGCGTGGATTTGATAATCCATTTGGAGATATTTGGACTAATCTTGATGGCGTACTTATTGATTCAGATTAGAATGCTCATGATGGAGTTTATGTATATACTTGTTAGGATTCAAGTAAATTTGCTGATATTTTAAATGATAGTTATGAACGAATTTCTACAATAATACCATATACAAATGGATATATAAAAGAATTTGGTCTAGAAAATAATGCTAATATTATACCAAAGTCGTATGGAGCTACTAGTACAACATATAAATGTAATTATTATGATATTATTAACCAAATTCCATTCTGTACAGTTATGGTAGGTGGATATTCAAATCTTGCCACTGATTCAGGTCTTTGTAGATAGAGTTTTAGTGCTACTGCTGTGACTGTATCAAGCATTACAGCTGGATTTAGAACTGTATCTTCTTCTGTATCTTTTCCTGATAGTGAATAAATATAAATAAGGAGATTAATAAAGTTAATCTCTTAATAGATATAAAATATTTTTAATTTTTAACTATACTATTTAATATTATTAAATTGTAATTATGTTTAAAATTAATAAAGTAAATTGTTCAATTAAACCTAAAAATTTTGAATCATTAAATAATGGAATTTGGTATTATAATTTTGATATTGAATCAAATATAATATCAATTAAAGAATTTGGAAGTGATGATTTTAAAGAAGAAACTAGATATAATTATGGACAAGTTAGAATTTCTGGTACTCCTACACTGAATAAATGTTATGAAGCTGTTTTAAAAGCTTATATTGATGAATCAGGAACTTCTTTATATAATACTTTAAATAGTCCAAATATTAGTGATGAAGTAAATTCTCTTGTTGAAGATATATATGAGATGGTATAGATTGATTTAGGTATTAAAGAAAAACCTACTGAATTAGAATCTGCTATTAATAAAGTAATTAAAGAAATAGATACATATGATACATCTTCAGAAGTAAATTCATTTATTTTAAATGATCTTCAAGTATGGCTTGATAAATCAACTAGAGTAGGATTAATGAATTCTCTTAATATTGAAAAAGAATCAGGAAAAGAAGAATCTACTTTATGGTTTGGAAATATTAAATTAACTATAAATACCGATGCTGCTATTCAAATGCTCAGCGCACTAGAATTATATGCATTAGAATGTTATAATAAAACAGCTGAACATAAAGTAAATGTAAGTAATTTAACTTCTGTAGAAGATGTTTAGAATTATGATTATAAATAGGGATACCCTGATAAATTAACATTTAATATATGAGTATATTTGCTTTAATATGTTTATTATTATCAATAATTTTATATTTTACATATACATCTATTACTTATATAAAATATAAACCAAGTTGTATATCTGAAACTTATTATTATATAAAAAAGAAAGAATTATTTACTATTTGGATGTTATTGGTGTCATTTTTAATTTTTCCAGCTTGGGTCGAAATTAGTCCAATTAATTTTTAGTTTTTATCTTTTTTATCAGTAATATCGTTAAGTATTGTTGGTTTAGCTCCTAAATATTTAGGAGAAAATAGATTTATACACATGAGTTTTGCTATTTTAGCATCTATTATATCTTTAATTTGGAATATAGTATGTGGAATATATATTATTCCTATTATATTAGGAATTATATTAATAATAATATTAATATTAAAAGCAAAAAATAAATTATTTTGGGTAGAAAATATAGCATTTTTAAATATTTACATATCAATAATTTTTGGATAAATCCGGCTTAAAAAGTCGGATTTTCCTTTTTATGTATATCCGAATCTTAAATTTTATAGTTTAAGGTTCGGATATTATTTTATATTAATTTTAACATTTTTTAACATTATTATATTTGAATATTGAATTTTCATTACTAATTTTGTGTGTCAAAATTTTGACGAAGATTTTACATGGTACCATAGTTAAATAGATATAATTATTAAAAGATCAGATTCGATTACTCATAACCAAAAATTAAATTTATATTTATGTCAGACAGTAAAGTTTTTATGTTTCCAGAACAAAGTACTGGAAACAGTGGTTTGATGTCCCTTTTAGGACCAATGCTATCTTAGAGAGGTATTGATCCAGGTGTTCTTGCACTTATGAAAAATAATAATGGTTTCGGAGGTGAAGGCGGCTGGTTCATGTGGGTTATTTTCCTATTCTTCCTCATGGGATGGGGAGGCGGTGGTTGGGGAGGTTTCGGCGGAAACCGAGCTACTACTCAAGGAGTCGATTATTTATCAAGTTAGATAAATAATGATGCTGGTCGAGAACTTTTAATGTAGGCAATAAATGGAAATGGTAGTGCTATTAGTTAGCTTGCTTCAACCCTTAATTGCTCTGCTGGTAACATTCAACAGGCCATTAACGGAGTTATGTCGTAGATTCAAAGTGTTGGTAATCAAGTTGGTATGTCATCGCAACAAGTAATTAATGCTGTTCAATCAGGAGATTGTGCTATTGCTAATCAATTATCACAATCGTGTTGCAATATAAGACAAGCAATTACCGAACAAGGATACTAGAATCAGCTTGCTAATTGTCAGCAAACTAATAGTATAACTAATAGTATTAATAGCAATGCTATTTCTTTAAGAGATGGAGCATCTGCAAATACTAATGCTATAATTGGAAAACTTGATGCAATGCAAACTCAAGCATTGTATGATAAAATTGATGCATTAAGAGAATCTAAGAGTCAATTGCAGTCTCAACTTTCTCAATAGGTACAAACTGCCACATTTGGACAAATGATTAGTCAAGCTGTTACGCCAATTAATACTTCACTTTGTGATTTAAGTTCTAGATTAGCTTCTATAGAATGTAATCAACCTTTAGTTGCTAAAGTTCCTTATACTCCAGCAATGGGAGGATTTATTCCTGTTAATTATGGATTAAATGTTGCTAGTGGTATTTCTACTTTAAGTGGAGGTTGTAATTGTTGAGAAAGGGGGTAAATATGTGGAATTATAATCCTGTAATTACTTTTCCTGAAATACTTACACAAAGATCTAATATTCAAAGACTTGATGTTGGTGGAATTTATGTTTTAAATACTAATAGTGTATAGACAAATGATAAAAGTATAGATTATGGAGTAAATCCTAATTTATATAATGAACTTCCTTGTGAATGTTTAGTATTATTATAGGTACACGAAGCTGTTCCATCAGATTGTTCAAATCTTCCAGTTACCTTAGCTATACCATATAGAGGAAATGCTACTACAACAGTTAATAGCGATACTTCTGGTAATAATACAATAAATATTGTAGATAGTTAGGATAATAATGTATTAGGTTGTGATATAGAAAGTAATACTCAAAGATTTGCATATTTAAATAAGCGGACTGGCACTATGAGGTTTTTGGAATTTACTTCATCTGCATCTAGTACTAAATCTACTAATACCGCTACAAATTAATTAAATTAAAATTATGTTTTCTGCTTTACGATAGGGTAGTATATTATATATTTTAGAAAAAGGAGAAAATCCGACTCTTAAAATAGGATAGGTAACTAGTGTTTCTCAACCTACATATAATAATAATTTTTTAGTAAATGGATCAACTGTTAACATTAATGTGAAAGTAGGAGATTAGACAATGGACTTTTAGAATATTGTTGGATCTTTATCAGTTGCTAGTTATAACAATGTAACTATAACTGAAACTAAAGAATTAATGTCTAATGAAGTTGATAATATGTTATCAAACAGTAAGAATATTGTAGATAGTATTTCGTATCATCAAAAAGTGATTGAATCTTGTGAAGAAATTTTAAAGAATCTTAATCCTAGATTTGCGAAAGAAAAAGAAAGAGATGAGGATATTAGTAATTTAAAAAATAAAATTGGAGGTCTAGAAAATAAAATGGACAAACTAATATCTATTCTATCTAAAGACGAAAGTAATTAATTATTATTATGAAAGGATTTATTGAAATTAAAGGAGAACAATATGAAGATACTATAGAGCATCTTTATAGAATTAAAAAATTAGCCTGCAAACTTATAAAAAAGTTAGCAGAACATTCAGAAGTGTACGACGAAGATGAAGGAGAGGACGAAGAAGTTGAAACAATTAGAACTCGAAAAGGCAGATATGTTTATTAATTAAGTGGTAGGCGGAGGCTCTTATAAGCTTTCGCCTATTTTTTATTTTATTATTATGACTGATGATTTTACTAAATATGATATTAAACCAGAAGGGTTTATAAATTACTTAAGATATTACGGAGAACATTTTAATAAAAAATTATGTGAATTTGCTTGTAGTAATTTAGAAAAACAAGATTATTCTAAAGAAAAACTTGATATTCTTTTACAAGCACATAAAATAGAAATTCCAAATGCTAAATTGTATGACGCTGTATATGTTGCAAATTGGTGTAAATCTGTTTTATATGGATCAAGTATAATTGATGAAAAACATTTTATTTTATTTATAAAAGATATATTTGAAAAAGAATCAAATTTAGTTTTTAATAGATGGTATTCAGATATTGCTAAACTTGGAATTCCAATTGAATGGGAGGATATGATATAATTATTATTTTTTAGTGCTAGAAGTTAATTTTGATTTCTAGCACTTTTTATTTATATTTAAAATATAAATTTTTGTTAATTGATTATTAAAATAATAAAATATATAAAATGACTACTATTAAACTTGGAAGTAAAGGAGAGGATGTAAAAACTCTTTAGAAAAAATTAAATTGTATAGCAGATGGCATTTTTGGACAAGTTACTGAAGAAGCTGTAAAAGAATTTTAGAAAACCAATGGATTAATTGCTGATGGAATAGTAGGAGATAAAACTTGGGAAGCACTTGGTTTAAATGCAAATTCTAATACTCGTAATATTACTGAAATTATAATTCATTGTTCAGCTACTCCAGAAGGTAAAGACTATACAGTTTCTCAAATTAGAGAATGGCATTTAGCTAGAGGTTTTAAAGATATTGGATATCATTATGTAATTTATCGTGATGGTTCAATTAATGTTGGAAGATAGGAAAATGTAATTGGTGCTCATTGTACAGGACATAATAGTAAATCAATTGGAATATGTTATATTGGTGGCATGGATAGTACAAATAAAAAAGCTAAAGACACAAGAACTGATAAACAAAAAGAATCTTTAATTAAATTATTGAAATAGCTTAAATCTAAATATCCAAAAGCTACTATTCATGGACATAGAGAATTTGCTAATAAGGATTGTCCATCATTTGATGCAAAAACTGAATATGCTAATATTAAATAATGTCAGAATCATCTTTACTTAAAGAAATAGAATCTTTAAAATCTAGAATAGAATAGCTAGAAAGTAAAAATAATATACAATTATTTGGAAGATCATATAATTAGCTTGGAACTTCTAATTCAGATTTAATTTTAAAAACAAAAGGTCAAGTTAAAGTTTAGTGGGGTAATAAATATATAGATATTATTAAAGATGGAGATTTAAATGTAGATACTTCATTTTTATTTAAAGTAAAAACTTATGATAAAATTGGATCTAAAGACGGAATTTATGTTCTTGATGATGGTTCAATTTATCTTAAATCCGGATCAAATATAATTAATATAATAGGTGAATCTGGAAATACTTATGTTTCTTTTTTAGATATACAAGATACTACTAGTGATTAGAAATTAACAGCATTAAAAAATATTGGATTTATATATGATGATGTTGAATCTTTTAATTCTAGTATTTAGTATGGAATTGTATATATAGAATCAACTAAAAAATTATATATAGTAAATAATGGAGAATTATCTGAATTTACCACTGATTTTCCTAATCCATTTACTTCTAAATTTATAATTGCTAATTCTAATCCAGTGGATGGTTCTTTATTTATTCAAGGTACTGGAATTGGCAATTCTTTAACTTTTGATTCAGTCTATTTATATTCTGAAGATAATTATTTAAATATTGATACTATTTATGGAACTAAATTTAATGTTAATGATGATAATATAATTACAATTGATGATCATGAATTGTTATCAAATGTTGATATTATATCTAATTCATTTAAATCTCCAAATGCTACAGATAGATCTGGATTTAAATTATATTTATTAAATAATAAATCAATATTAGAAATTGATAAATTAGTAGTAAGAGATGGATTAAATGTAGAAACAGCATCATCTGGTAATTAGAAAATTGGATATTATTATTCAGCTACTAATGAATCCGACGATGATGGAAATTTATTGCCTAGTTCTCCACAATATCTTGGTTCTGATATTGATAGTTGTACTAGTAATGATGATGGTTATCTTTGGTATTCAGATGGTCTTGGAAATTGGACTTTAGTTAAAGAATTTCATATAATTGATGAAGGAGAATATTATAAATATTTTGCATCTTCTGATATAAGCAGAACTATATATGAAGATGGAACATCAGCTTGTTATTATCCTGCTGGTTATGTCTGCGGATATTAGAAAAATAAATTAATTTTATCTGGATATATAGAACCTACAATTAATTATCTTGCTAATAATAATGGAGAATAGAGATATCCCGCTGATTTATATGAACAAATGTTAACATTATCAGATATTGATACAAATAATGTTCCATATGTTGATGGATTTTATTATATATGGCGTTGTGATACTGAATTAAAATCTAATGCTACAATTAGTTATTGGGAAAGTTTATTAAATGGAACTGGATATAGAGTAATAGATTTATTCTATGATCGTACTATTGAATTAACATCTATTAATGATTTTAATAAAGATAGAAATACATGTTTAAATGCATCGCATAATAATATATATTGGGGATTTAAAAATAATACATCTGATAAAACATGTAGTATTGATGTAAATTTAGAAGGTGTTAAATATAAAGAAGAAAAAACAAAATATTCTACAGCTAATTTTTGGTCATCTCCTAAATTATGGGAAACAAAACCATGGGAATGTAAATTATGGTTTGAAATGCTTTGGAGAGATTATATTTATAATGGAATATTTGATAATGATTCTCTTCAAATTAGAAAATCATTTTATTCAGATGAAGTAGGTTGGAATATTTCATCATTTCCTATTTATATAAGAAATATGGGAAATGTTTTATTTAATGGATCTGCAAATGTTTCTATATCTAAATCTAATAATATTAATTAGGTGAATGTAGACTTATATTTTCAAACTTCAGCAAATAGTTATTCTACAAATGGAAATATATAGTTTACTGTAGGAACTTGTGTACGTACTGATTAGCCTGAAGGAATAGATGATGAATATTTAATGGATACTCCTGATTCTAATATAGATTAGGATAATATAATAATTTCACGTTGTATTCCTCAAATTAATATAAAATTACTTAAAATGAAATACACAAATATAAGCTATTCTTCTGATAAATCTTATTATGTAAGTGGAACTTATGATGATTCTACTAAAAATTTTGAAGTTAAAGAATTTTAATAATATATTTTAAATAGTTAATTATTTAAAAAATAAATAAAATAATATATAAATTGATATTACAAATAAATATGATAATAATTTCAATTAATTATTATTTAATATTATATTTGCATATAACTTTAATAAAATGTATTTATGGAAATGGAAAATGATGATTTAGACTTTATGGAAGATAATTATTCTTCCGCAAATGTGAATGACACCACAACTCAAGATAACTCAGATTCTACTCTAAAAGAAGAATATCAATTTGAGGAGTAGGGTCTAGATGATACTTAGGATTCACATTCTGATCAAGAACAAGAAGATGATGACATCATTCAATCGCTTCTAAAAGCTAGAGGGATAGAAGATAAGTCAAAAATTAAATTCGAAGATGAGGATGGATAGATAGGAGAAGTTGATTGGGATTCTTTGTCAAATAAAGACAAACTTAATGTTCTTAATTCATCGACAAAAACACCAGAAACTGATTTAGATGATTCTGAGATAGAACTAATCAATGCGATTAGACGTAGTAATTTGAGTCCTAATGAATATATGTAGGCTATTCAATAGTCCACATTAAATAATTATCTGCAACAAGCTCAAAATGCTAATCCAACATATAGAGTTGATGAGATTAGTGATGATGAATTGTTTGTAATGGATTTACTTAGCAAGACTCAAGATATAACTGAGGAAGAAGCTTTTGAAGCTCTTGATAAGGCTAAACAAAATGAAACCTTATTTAAGAAGCAGATTGGGGCCATGCGTACTGAATATCAAAATAAAGAAAATGATATTTTATATCAAGAACAATTTCAAAGACAGCAACAGGCTCAAGAACAATTCCAAAGATTTGCTAATACCATAGAAAATTCTGTATCTAATTTTACTGAATTGGCTGGTGGAAAATTGGACATGACAGGAGAGGATATGCAAGAATTGTATGAATTCATAACTGGATTCGATGCTGCTGGTAATAGTTATTTCGGAAAAGCTTTAAATGATCCAGACGTATTAGTTAGAATGGCTTGGTTTGCATTGAATGGAGAGCAAACTATAAGAGATATTGAAGACTATTACAATAAAGAGATTACTAAAGCTAGAGAAGAAGGATATAAGAAAGGAATTGCGAAAGCAAAAGATGCTCCAAAAGTTGTACACAAAAATATACAAAAACCTAATAATTCTAAAGCATCACAAATGTTTGATGATTTAGATGATATTTAATTAAAGAATAAATATGTTAGTTGCGAATTTTACATCTAAGATCCCTACAATGGGAAACACTAAGACCTATGAAGATTGGTCTACTTATCTTGGTGCTAAACCATATCGTTTTGGTGTAGTAGCTCGTCTCTACTCTCAAAATACTATTAACTTCATTACTGATGGTTTGAGAAACATTTTTTATAATGATGCTAACGTTGGTAAATATCAAACAATTAATTCTCTATTCTATGAATGGGAAATTGATAATGGTGAAGTTAAGAAAATTGAATTTGCTGAAAAACCAACTGAACTTGGTGAAAATGGCAATGAAATTACTATGGCATTTAAAGAAAATTACTATCAAAAATATGATATTTTCATGATTGATGGTAGCAGACAGCAATGTCAAGTATTAAGTCATCCAATTCGTAAGCGTGATGATTACTGGGAAGTACAAGTTAGACTTATTGATAATGATTATTCATCTATTCTTGATGATGAAGCTTGTGAACCTGGAATGACTACTACTTGGAAATCTATGGCAGTGCCTGAATTGTCTGAAGAAGGTTATAGTAAATTTATGTCAAGCTGGGAAAAACATAGAAACGCTATGACTACTTTCCGTGCTGATATTTCTTGGTCTTCTTTATATGCTGCTCAAGAAAATATGTTCCTTTCTATTTCTGATAATAAAGATGCTTCTAAATCAGAAGGTGTCTTTAAGATGCTTAAGAAAGAAAAGGAATTGATGGAATCGTTCATGTATGGAATGAACACAGGTTTGTTGTGTAATAAAGGTAATGTAGACGTTAACATGCGCGCTACCATTAGCGATCCTGATACTAGTCGTCAAATTGTAATTGGCGATGGTGTTATTCCTCAAGTTGAAGCATTTGCTTCTAAATATGTTTATAATAACAAAATTACAGTATCTCTTCTTAATAGAGTATTTGCTGAAATGGCAGAAAAATCTCAAGAACTTACTGGTAATCATTATACTGTTATTTGCACACAAAAATTCTGGAATGATATTCAATCTACTCTTGGTCAGTATCTAATGGCTCTTAAGACTGATAATACTTGTTTCTATTCTAAGAGTGCTAATAAAGGCGAAGGTGGCTACATTAAAGTTGGCGCTACTTTCAATAGCTATGAAATGGGAGGTAATACTATTACTTTTATTCCTGATAAAGCTTTGACTCGTGAATATGGCAATAAAGGTTATGCTCTATGCCTTGATCTTACTGGAGATAAAACTAATAATGTTCCTGCTATTGGTAAATTTACTTTAACTGGTAAAGAATTTACTACTAATAAGATTATCGGTGTTCAAGGAGAAGACGGTAAATCTAGTGGTAATGTTTCTACTAATGTTGCAGGTTCTAAGATGGTAATGATGTCAACTGCTGGTGTAGCTGTATTTGCTCCATTCCGCAGCTTTATCATTATGGAAGCCTAATAAAAATTAAAAATAATAAGTTGATGCAGATTAGATAAGGGGAGCCGTAAAACCCTCCCCTTATTAAATTTTTTATGATAATATGAACTAATATGGGAAAGACAACTAAATCTGAAAATGTTTATAGAGACGATGTAATTATTTTAAGAAGTGTATATGATAAAGTTTCAACTATGAAATATTATATACAACCATGTAGAGATCCTAAAACTGGACTATTTCCACCTTGTGTAAAAAAAGTTAATCCTTCTGGTGAAATGATTATGAGTGAACGAGAAAGAAATGACTATGCAGAAGGTAGAGCTGTATTTTTTCCAGAAGATCATATGTTTGTTGTTATGTCTGGTAAAAAATATGATTTAACAAATCCATATGATAAAGCCGAATGGGAATGTATTAAAAATTGTAAGTTAATTGCAAAAAGTCGTGATGCTCGTGATAGTAAAGGTAATTTTATTATTGATGGCATTAAACCAAAAAGTAATAATCCTGGTCGTAATGGCGTTGCAGAACTTTATATTGATCGTCCTGGTCTTGATGCCGCTCGTAGAGTTTCTAGAAAGCAATTGCAACATAGAGCTATGAGTTATATTTATGATGATGAACGTGGAGCAGAAGGACAAAGAAATATGGCTTTGATTCTTGGTAAAGATATGTTTAATCAAAATATTAATGATGTTATTGATTTTTTGATTAGAACAGCAGAAAAGGATCCAGACAAAATTATTAGTCTATATACTGGAGGAGATACTACTACTCGTATTCTATTTATTAATGCTAAAAAGAAATATGTAATTACTCTTAAAAAAGGAATTTATTATTTCGGAGATGTTATTCTAGGTTCAACCGATGATGCAGTAGTAGCTTGGATGAAAGACCCAAAAAATAAAAAATTAGTCGAACAAATAGAAAAAGATACTTATCCAGATTATTCGGTTACAGAAACTGTTGAATAATGACTAGATAATATAATTATAAAAGAAAAATTATTATAACGTGACCGCTAGACAAGTTTTTGAAGGGTTATTAACTGAATTAAGTAAAGTTAATGCTCCTAGCATGCTTCTGTAGGATTTTAATTATTTTTTCAATAAAGCTATTAATCAATATATAAATAAACGTTATAATATCTATGATATTAATCAGCAAACTACTGATGATCTCAGGGTATTAAAAGCAACAACTATATTGCCAGTTACACAAACTTCTGTTGACACAATTTTAAATCATTATACAGCAATTTCTAATAATAATATTGATAAATGGGGCGCTGGTAATGCTAAATTATTTGGAGCAACATATGAAGTTAATTTACCTGATGATTATTTACATATGTTGAATTGTATATGTATTTATAAATTAAAAAAGAATTATAAATGCTATAATAAAGATGATTATGTTTAGTTTGCTGCTAAACGTTTAACTGCTGATACATGGTCTATAATAGTTAATGATTATTATAATAGACCTCTTCCTGAACGTCCTTATTATTATATTCATAATATAAATTAGTAGTCTGATCTTCCAACTAATGAATATCAAGAAACTACTTATTTATTAGATAATAAAAATAATACCGATAATAAATATACTAATAATGTTGGTACTGATTAGGCATATACTAATGATGGTGATGTTCTTGGTCAATCAGAATATCCGAGAACAGTTACACTTATGAATCGTGATGGTGATGATTTTGATGTATCATTACAAGATTCTACAGTTGCTGCATTGAGATATGCTAATCCAACTAAAGTTAGATGTGAAATACGTTACGGAAAAGATAATACAGTATTTGAATTACAAAGAGTATTTATTGATTATATTAAAGCTCCTTAGACAATTAGACTTACACAAGAACAAGTTGACCTTACAGAGGATACATCACAAATCATGGAATTTCCTGATTATGTATGTCAAGAGATTATAAATGAGTTGGTACATTTGGTTATGGAAAACACAGCTGATCCACGACTACAGACACATATTCCAGTTACACAGTCTATTGTAAATCCAACTCAGCAATAGACACAAACAACCTCGACCGCAAAGGCGAGTAAATAAATTTAATTAATTATGTTTAATTTTACAACAACTCACGTAGTAAATAGTAATTTTGACTTCAGTACTGATAAAGCATTGTGGTCATTAGGTAAAGACAAAGATGGCAATGTTACTCTTCATATTAAAGGAGTAAATAATTTTAAAGCCCCCAATGTTACTAAGATCTATAAAGCACCTTATACTGAACCAAAATTGGCACAAGTAGAAATTGATTTTAATGCCATTACAGGTCTTACTAAAGGAGATACACTAAGACTTTCTATTTATATTCGTCTTACTCAAGCTGATCAAAGCTCTTATTATGCAAATGATACTCAATTCAAAGGACGTCCATTTACTGTAGAAATTCCTTGGCTTGGAAATGCTACCGATACTTTGAAAAATGCTATTAAAGTTATTAAAAAGTATGGTTTGCTAGTATTTGAAAAAGAAGTAGTAAAAGCTACTGTTAGTGGAACTAAATTAGTTCTAACTGCTGTTTCTGAATTCCAGCGTTTCCATGTTGTTAAATTAGAAAAATATGTAGATGGTGCAGAACCATTTGCTAATGCATGGGAAGAAATTGATGGTGTAGTTGATGTAGTAGAAGAAGGACAAGAAGGCTTTGGAACTTATGGATGGGTTCTTAGAAATATTAAACTTCCTACAGATGCTCATACTCAAGCATTTGCTCCTAAACAGGATGAAATGCCTGTTCCTGGTGCTCATTATACTCAATTCACTATTCACTATTGCACAAATCGTGGTCCTCTTGGACTAAATGCTGTAGGACATCAAGTTAAATCTGTTACAACTAGTGTATTCTATGTAAATGATGCACTTCTAACTGAAACTGGTATTGATGGTGCCGAAGGATTTGATACTACTACAGATGGCGATTTTGCTACTGAAGTTAATTTAGAGCTTGCTCTTAAGAAACTCGCAGACGCAGCAGGTGCTGATGTTTGGGAGGAAGTTATTCCTACTAAAGATTGAGGCACTCTAACTTTAAATAATTGTTAAGTTAAATAAAGGCGAGGCCCACAAAGCCTTGCCTTTTTTAGTTTATTGTTATGTATAATCAAATAACTAAATTGGCATCTGCCATACGAAATGATGTAGTCAGTGGACTACGTGGTTATCATACTAATATGTCTATGTCTTTAGAACAATTAGAAGATGACATAATAGATATGAGACTTTAGATTTTGAAAGAATACTCTCTTAAAGGAATACTTCCAGCAAGAGATTTATATATATCAATCAATTGCATTTCTGTTGATTGCAAAGACTTAGAAAGATGTAGATGCAAAAATGTTGATGAATGTTTTTCTACACCTACGGCACATTTTGAAATTCCTTAGCTTGTAAATGATTTTGGATCATTATCTATTGATTACATTGGATCAGCAGATAGACAACTTCCATTTGTATATTATACTTCTTTATCTAATTATAGAAATCATAAATATAGAAAAAGAGGTAAAAATAAACCATATGTATGGATTGATACAGCTCCTAATGAAAATGGAATGTATGATTGTTTTGTTTTTAATGCTCCAATGTTAAGTACAGTTTCTATATCTGCAATATTTAAAGATGTTAGATAGCTTGAAAATTATAGTTGTTGTACTGATTTACAAGATGATAATAAATCATTTATAAATCAAGAAATTAAAAAAAGACTTACTGAACAAAAACTTAGATATTATAGGTAGCTTGCAGCTCCTCTTAAACCTAATAATCAAGAATATACTGAAGGATAATGTTAAACGATTTTCACTACGGATTGAGTCTTCTTGAAACTATGTATGGAATTAATTTACAAGAAGAAGATTATGAAGAAATAGCCCTAGTTGGATGGAATTTAATAGGAAATAAGAGAAGTAAATTATATAGATATAGTACATGTATAGAACCATGCTAGAAATCATTAGAACTTCCATGTAATTGTGATATATTAGAAGCAGTAACTTCTGAATGGGAAGATTTTCAACATGTTGATAATGATTCTCCAACAGAACGTTATGGTTCATTTACTACAGAATAGTATATAGAAGAAAGAAAACATTTTTAGCAACCTTAGTATGCTCGTGGTAAATTTATTAATTACGAAAGGGTTGGAAATACTTTACATTTTACTGAAAATCACGGAGGAGGAAAAATTAATATTCTTTATAGAGGATTAGTTCTTGATGATAATGGACTGCCTGAAATAACTGATAAAGAAGCATTAGCATTAGCTACTTATTGTGCATGGGTTAGTAAATTTAAAGAAGGACTACTTACTAATAATGCACAAATTGTTTAGATGGCTACTGCTCTTAAATAGCAATGGAATGTACAATGTGATTAGGCTAGAATTGATCATGAATGGACTCAAAATGATTATGATGAAGTTCTTGATGTTAAAACATGTTGGGATAGAAAACTGAACAATAAATCTTACAAACTTATACGATAATATATAAAAAGTTTATACGATAATGGCAATGATTTAGGCTACTGGAGCCGCGTTTAATTTGGATGAAATGTTTATGAATTTCCCTAGTAATAAACTAGAAATATCTTGTAAAGAATGTTAGAAAATTAATAATAATCCACATCGAGATAAACTAGCAAAAAAAATTTTTAGGGAATGTGTTAAAATTGTTTTAGAGGATGTAATAGATAATAACATAACTTTTTAGTTACCTACTGGTAAAAGAAAATGTGATATACACATGAAAAAAGTTAGAGGTGAAGATTTTAAGAATCTTAAAAAAGCTGGTAAATGGAAAGATGTAGGTTTAACAGCTTCTAATTTTACTGGACATGAACTTGGTCTTTATATGTATGGAGAACGAGATCCGAGAATAAAAACTATTTATGTTAATAAATATCTTAAGGATAAAATAACTAAATATACTAACGAAGGAAAATAGTATTGTTAATATGGAAATTAAAACAATTAAAGATTATTATGAACAATTATATGAGCGTTTTCCTAATGTTCCAAAAAAGGATATTTAGTATGTTTTAAATTATGGATGGAAATCATTATATTTACATAATAGTTATGGAGGTGATACTTTTATATAGGATAAAGATTTATGGTGTTATATAGGACATCTTAAAAAGAATTCAATATAGTATTTCTTATATTATATTAAAAAATTATCAATAAAATTAAGAGTATTGTATAAAAGAAATAAAATAAAATGGGACGGATATTATTATTTTGCTCTTACTGATAAACAATATAATAATTATATAAGTCAAAAGAATAAAAAAGGAAGGCCTAAAAAGAATTTTACTTTTAATAATGTATTTATGTATTAGATACTAGATGAATGTAAAATAAAAGAATTTGGTAAACGATATATTTTTAGAATTCCATATATATCTAAAATAAATTTTAAATTTTATGTCCCAAAATTAATTACAGATAAAGCAGAACTTATTATAACAAGAGAACCTCTAAAATTTAAAGATATATTAATATATGAAAACAAATATGATTTTCTATGAAAAGAAGCGAAGCAAGTAATACTTTTGCTGAAGGATTAGTAATGGATTTAAATCCATTATCAACTCCAAATAATGTATTAACAAATTGTTTAAATGGTACTATAATTACATATAATGGTAATGAATATGTATTATAGAATGATATGGGTAATGGTAGAGTTGAAACTGCATATCTTCCTGAAGGTTATGTACCAATTGGAACTGCAGAATTAGGAGGAATTATTTATATTGTTTCATATAATCCATTAATAAATAAAACATAGATTGGTAGTTTTCCATCTCCAGAAAGAAATATTTCTACAGAAGAAGTATCGGATCTTAATCCAATAATTTCTAATTCAAGTTTTATTAATGAAAATAATAATGAAATAAAAAATGTTATTGTAAAATTAAAACTATACGATGATGATTTTATATTAAATCCTGGAGATAAATATAAAATATATTCTACTAATAATGGTATTAAAAATAATGTAAAATTTTAGTGTATTTCAGATTTACCTTCTACTTCTAAAGAACCTAAAATTGATAATGATCCAAAAAATATAACTATTCATGTAGTATGTTTAGGAGATGATGGTAAAATAACATATCTTGATGATTCATTAAAATGGGATTATGAAATAAATGTAACAGATGATAAAGGTAATAATTATAAAGGAAATTATTATATATCTGATTATGATATAACAGATGATGAAACAATATCTAATAAAGTAGATAGTTATAGATCATTGGTATCATCTGCATATAATATTTTTAAAAGTAAAGTATCTGGAGAATTAGCTTTACTTTTTGAACTCAAAGTAATTGATTCATTTTCTGTTTCATGGGATGCTGATATTATAAAATCTAATTATATTGATACTGATAATATAGAAAAAAATGATGTTCAAATTAAATTTTATTTAAATTGGACTAGTAATCATAAATCAATTAATCCAAAATATTCAATTATTTCATCTTCACAAATATCCGAAGGGATTACTACAGATGTACTTGAAAATTCAGCATATACTATAACCTAGGAAAATATTGAAGATAGAAAAAATGATGGAACTGATAAATCAATTTCAACTATTGTTGGTAAATTTACATATCCATCATCTAATAACGATGAATTAAAAAATTATATATGGGATTATACTCTTATTCCAGCTATGAAATTTGGTAAAATTCCATATTTAGCTAGTAGTGGTTAGATTAATTTTGCAGAAATTGGATCTGGAATTAATTCTAGTGCGACAAAAATAACTGAATGGAGATATTATATTCAAGAATCATCATTTTATTTTAATTGGGGATTATCTGTATATCCTGCAATGAAAGAAAAAATTGATAAAATTGTTTTAACTTTTATTCCATTCGATAGTATTATTTAGAATTATAATAAAGGAGTAATCAAAACTTCAAATACTGATTATTATTCAGGTAGAGAAATTTTTGATTATCAATTATCACAATATACTATTTCTGGAAAAGAATCATATTCTGGAAATTTTCAAGAAATAATTAGATTAAAAAATTCAGCTGTAAGTGATTCAAGAATAACTGGATAGCCAATATTAAAAAATTATTTATATTTAGTTAATTTATGCATACATTATAGTAAAAAAGATGAATCTAATAAACCATATTATTTACATACATATGGTTGGTTATATACAACTGGACAATTTAACGATGAATTTATTAAAGGAAATATACTTGATTTTAATACATTAAAATTAGATAATTATGTAGGATTTGATATAACTAATAATTGTAATGATAATATTATTGCAACTTTAGATACTTATACTCCTAATTTAATGGTAGATTCTGAATTAAATTCATGTTAGGATTCATTAGGATTTAATATAACAACTGTAAATTATGGGCAAGATGATTTTAATGATATTACTACATCAATAAATAATGTAACATTTAATGTTGATATTGTTCCAAAATATAATAAATTATTTGGATTAACTAATTATCATATAGATTTTATAAAAACAGCAAATGAACAAATTGAAGAAACTCTTAATAATTCTAAATCTATATCATTATCTGATGATTCAGTAATTTATGAAAAATCATCTAAATATACAAATGACTCAATAGAATTAGTTAAACCATATTTTGATAAAAATATTGATATTAAAACATTAGGTAAAAAAATTAATAATTTAATAAATGGAAATTCAAGTTATGATGAAAATTGTAAAGATTCATTTTATATAAGTGCTCTTAATATATCTAATTAGAAATTATAGCTTGCAATTAAAGGAGCTATCATTTCAAAAATTAATGCTGATAGATTAGTATTAAAATCTATAAATGTTGGTTAGGAAATTAGACCTATAATTTATACAGATTCTGATTTAGTTAGTAATGGATTTAATAGTAAATCTGGACTTTTAAAATATTTCTTTACAGAAAGACATAGAGATATAGGTGCAGGTGATCCATTCGGATTTGGTTTTTATCAACATATATCTGGAAGTAGTTCTAAAGAAACAGAAAATACATTAGCATCTATTAATAAATATATTTCAACAAAAGATGATTGGAATCCATCTGATGAATTTTCTAGATCTAATTATTGGGATGATACTCCTCCTTATACAAATTATTTAAATCAATGGATGCTTGGAACTAGTGGATGTATGCAAATACTTTATCATAGTGAAGGTAATGCTGATGGATTTTCTCCTAAAGGTGTATATATAAAATCCGAAACTAGTACAGATGCTAATATGCAAAAAAGATTTGAAATTTGGGTAAAATCATCAGAAAATCATTATATTCCTATTAATTGTCATTCTGATGGAATATTTAAAAATGAAAGTATTAGTTCATCTAATACAAATAGTGATGGAGATAATATATATACTCCAACTAAATTATCTAATTTTATATTAACATTTTTATCTTAGATTTATACTGTAAATACTAGTGCTGCTAATATTGATAAATACATAGTTGATAATATTAATTATGTTGATCCATATACAGAAACATGGTCATTTAATATACATTATACGCCTAAATTTACTAGTAATAATAATACATGTGATACTGTTTTATATTTAAAACCATATTATTTTGAATCTAAATAGAATTGTACTTTAAATGGATTATGTAATATAATTAATAATAATTTTAAAAATATTAATTATAATAATTTATTACATAAGAAAACATCTCTTTCTGCTCAAAATTATGTATTTAATCATACATTTAAATTAGATACTAGTAATTTGTATGATATATATACTGAAGCTAAAAAGAATAGCATTAATTCTTATTGGCGATTTAATATTAATAATTCTGAAGAAAAAGCAGGAAAAGTTAAAACATCTGGTAAAATATATATATATAATAGTGATACTAAAGATTTTGAAATATTAAATTCAAATTCAAAATTATATAAAACATCTTCTTTAAAAATTAATGATGATGATAAAGTTATTATAACTTTTAGTGATAAAAATAATGATGGTGTAACTTTTCCTATATATGATGCATTAATGCTAAAAAATAATGAATTATGTTTTGATGAAGCTAAATTGTTAAGTTAGCAATGGAGTTATACTTATAAAGCTGGTGACGGTAGTGGACATTATGGTTTATATAATGGTAATAGTTCGCTTAAATTGGTTAGTGGAAATAATAGTTATGGTGGTTCTGGATATAATACTAGAGTTTAATAATTATAAATAAAATTATGTCAGAAATTTAGAATACTATCGATGGAAGTGAACTTGAAAATACTGATTTAAGTGATATAGATCGTATTGATTCAAGTTTAAAAGTAGATACAGATGATACAGGATCATCAAATGAAAATGAATCAACGGATAATTCTACAGATACTGATTTAAGTAATGTAGATAAATTAGATAATAATCTTGCTGTAGATACTGATGAAAAATCTTCTGGTTCATCAAATACTAATAATTCTACTGATAATACAGATAAAGATACAACTTTAGAAAATACTGATTTAAGTAATGTAGATAAAAATGATAATAAAGCAGAAGAATCAAGTGAAGCATCATCTGGAAAAGATAGTTTAGGTAAAGATGATTCTTCTGATAATTCATCTAATAATTCTACTGATAATACAGATAAAGATACTTAGCCTTCAAATCCAAATCTTCCTTCTGTAGATGAAGAACTTGAAGATTCTGATTTATCTGTTGATTTTGGTGATTATGTTTAGGCTGGAAATTCATTTATAATTGATGGTGATGATAAAGAATATATATATAGTTCATCAGATTATAAAACTAAAAATATAAGTTTTAATTCTGCTTTAGAAGAACAAATAAATTTTGGAGTAATTGCTAAACTTTTACCAAGCAAAGGAAATTTAGTTTATGAGTATAATCCTTTTAGAAATTATAGATTAACTCAAACAATGTATTATTATAAAAATAGATTATTTACTCCATGTGAATTACTTGATGAATTAAATATTAAAGCAGAAAATGTTACAACTAATGAAGAAGCTTTAAATTGGATTAAAAATAATTATGGTAATACATGGCAAAATATTCCAAAAGATCAAGATGATCCTGTATTAATGGAAGCTGGAGAATTAGCAGATTTTGAAACCGATGAATTAAAATGTGATCTTAATCATCCAGTTGATATTTTACCATAGTATTCTTATGATGGTTCTGTAAATCTTATTTTAAATGATGGAAGTAATTAGCCTAAATTAATTAATTCAAGATTTAGTGCTACTGAAAGAAATCAATATTAGATTGTTGATAGAAAAGGTGATAATGATACTAATATATATGATTAGGGTTCTCAATTTGATATTGATACATCTCTTTATAAAAGAGTTATAGAAATTCCAAAATTAAAATTTTATGGAGTAAATTATGGAGGATAGTTATCAGTTGGTAATTATCATTTCTATTTTAAATATGCAGATGCAGATGGTAATGAAACAGATTTTGTATGTGAATCTGGATTAGTATCTGTATTTATCGGTGGAGATCCTGGTTCTTGTAGAACTGGATTTAGAGATGAAAATTCACATAAAAATGTTTAGTTTTTATTATCAAATATAGACAGTGCATATTAGTATGTAACTGTATATTATACTAAAGCAACTAGTGATATTTTAGAAAATGCTACTGTTACTGCTAAAAAAATTGAATAGAAATTTCTTGTAAATAATAATTTTAAATGTAATATTGTTATAACTGGATATGAAAATACAACAGATATACCTTTAACAGAAATTAATCCATATTATTTAGTAGCAGATTCAATTGAAACTTAGGCTAGTTGTTAGAATATGTTATTTATTGGGCATATTCATAAACCAGATATTCCATATAAAGAATTAACTGATTTATCATTAAGATTTTTTCCTTAGTTAAGTAATGTTGATTATGAAGTTCAAATTGATCAAGATTATAATATAAGTAGTACGGTTAAAGGATATTATGATTCTAATTATATTTATAATTAGACAGGATATTGGAATCATGAAATATATAGATTAGGAATAGTTTATATTTTATCTGATAATACTTTATCTCCAGTATTTAATATACGTGGAACTGAAAATGTAACTAATAATACAGAATATTCAAAAATTCCAATGTATTAGCAAGATGGAAAAACCAGAAATTATATTATGACAGAAGAAGATACTTATAAAATAATATCTGATGTTGATTCATATAAAAATTGCGAAAAAAATGACTTTAGGTCATCTTCACATCAATTTGAAAATAGCAAAGGAGTTATTTAGTTAAATTGGAATAATTCTAATAAATCTTCTGCACAATAGGTATTTGGAATTAAAATTGAAACAACTGATGAGGTTCTTGATTATATTAAAAATACATTAAATATTAAAGGATTTTTCTTTGTAAGATAGAAAAGAATCCCAACTATTTATTGTTAGGCTTATACTATAGGTATTGATAAAGAAAGTAAAACGCCTTTAATACCATCTGGAAAAGATGAATTTGTATCTGAAAGTTTTTTAGACAATTCAAAAATTTTAACACATGATTTTGATAGCAGATTGTACAAATTTAATAATACAAATTCAGTTAGAAATGAAGGTGCTATTTGTCCAGAATATGATGTAAATTATCCGTATTATAATTCATTATTTACTGGAGAATCTTTTATAATACAAGAATCTGATTTTTAGCCAAGTTAGAATTATCTTACTCAAGATGAAAGAAATTTCTACATGTCAGGAAATTCATTTGATCCTCCTTCTAATTCTAATTTATATGCTACTAAAATTATAGGTCTTGAAGACAATACAAAACTTGTTTCAATAAATGAATCATTATATTCTGCAAGAGCGGGAGAAGCAGAAGAAGCTTATAGATTTGAGTATTTTGAAAAAGAAAATAAAATTACAGATGCTACAAATCTTGTAAGAGGTTCATATGGTCCATATTTAGGTACTAAGGGATATATTTATAGTGGTAAATTAATTGATATAAAAATTCCTGGATACGCAGAATCTAATTTAGAATCATATTTCAAAATTAGATATAATGATAAAAGTTCATTTTATGCTATATCTGAAAGAATTCCTTGCAAATCTTATGATGATTATTTTGAAACAACAGATGATAAAACAGAACTTAACAATATATTATATAGAGGAGACTGTTATATTTGTCAATTTACACATAGATTAAATAGAAATTTCTAGGATCCATCTGCTCCAACTAATGATAAAATTGTAGATCCTGATTGTTGGGCTGATAATTATGAAGTTAATGATCAAGTTGTTAATAAAGAAAAATTTGAAGATATAAATCTTGGAGATGTTAATGCTATTAAATTAGGAATGTGGATAACAATTACAATTAGATCTACTAAAAATTTAAATATTAGATCTATTGATGATTCAATTCCTGATGAAACAGCAATAACTGGGCATGACAGAGGATTTTATCCATATCAACCAATGTCTCCAGATGGAGCTTATAAAGTTCCTGAAGCATTATGTCATAATAGTGGATTTGAAAAATCTGTTTCTGAAAGATATAATTTTGAAGTTCAAGACGTTCCTGCCATTAAAAATGATTTTACAAATAGAATAGCATATTCAGATGTTCATGTAACTGATGCATTTAAAAATGGATTTAGAGTGTTTTAGGGAACGCATTATCGAGATTATCCTAAAACATATGGATCTATTACAAAATTAGTAGAATTACGAGGTAATTTATTATGTATATGCGAACATGGAGTATTATTAATTAATGTAAATGAAAGAGCTGTAGCTGGACAAGGTACAGGAGGATATGTTTATATTAATACTTCAAATGTACTTCCTGAAAATCCAAAGGTGCTTTCTGATGTTTTTGGAAGTTAGTGGAAAGAATCTATTATTAAAACTCCAAAAGCTGTATATGGTGTTGATACAATTGGAAAGAAAATTTGGAGAACAGATGGAACTGCAATGGAAATTATATCTGATTTTAAAGTATAGGAATTTTTAAATAATAATATATCTCTTACTGAAAGAGAGCTTACACCAATAATTGGAATTAGAAATGTAAAAGCGCATTATAATAGGTTTAAAGATGATGTGATGTTTACATTTTATGATAATTTATATGGATTTAATGAAAAAGTTTGGAATTTATGTTATAATGAAAGATTAGCGAAATGGATAACTTTTTATTCTTGGATTCCATCTTATTCTGAAAATATATATAATTAGTATTTTAGTTTTGATAGAAATACTTCTAAATGGATTGCTAAACTTGGAGTAAGTCATCATGGTAATAATTTTTCTGATGGAATTACTCTTGAAGATAATGTAATTACTGGAAATAATTGGAAATCTAAACTATATTTAGATAATAGAACTTTACCAACAGGTGATGGTATTGAAATTAAAAAAACATATAGTTTAAAAAGAGATAATTATGGAAATTATAAAAATTTTGTAATTGTAAATGAAGGAGATCCAATTAGTAATTCTACATTAAGAAAAATACCTACTATAGATTCATCAATTGATACTGATTTAGGAAATGTTGATTTGATTGATTCCGATAAAGTGGATACTAATGATAAAGAATCGGGAAATAATACAATACAAAAATATGATGCTCCATATTTAATATTTACTGGTGAATATGATGATATTTGTGCTGAAATATATGAAACTGATGATTCTACTGGAAAAATAAAAACTAATGAACGTGGTTGTAAAATTAGATTAAACGAACAAAAAAATTCTGATAAAATAGTTATTCTTTTAAATGTAAGAGTAAATATTCAAATATCTTATGATACTGATACTCCATTATCATTAGTTGAAGCATATGGTAAAAGTAATACGAATAGAATTTATGTTGATAGTGGATATTATGATTCAGTTATTGCTGTAATTCCTAAATCAAATTAGCAATTTCTTACTACTGATTTTTGGAAGCATGGATAGGCAGGAATTATTGATATTGCTGATGAAATTGCTCCAACATATTGGTATGGAAAACAACATCCATTTGAATTTGAATTTGTTGTTGCTGAAAATCCTCAAATTCATAAAATATTTGATAATCTTTAGATTATAAGCAATAATGCTTCTCCAGAATCTTTTCATTATGAAATTGTTGGAGATTGTTATGATTTTGCAAATGACAAAAAAAATATGTATATTCGTCAAGAAGCAACCAAAGAATTATATGCATATAATGGAAGTGATATTGTTTATAATGATGATTATAGTGAATGTAAAGACACACCTATAGAAATTGAAAATAATAATACTTATTATGCAAAATCTACAATATTTCCTTTATATTATGCTAGACAAGATAAAATTAATGATGTTGAAGATTCTTATCATCTTTATGGAGAATAGAATAATTATGGAAATAATGATAAAAATTTCTCAGCATTAGCAGGAGCAGAAATTGTACGATATAAAAATTTAAATGAATATAGAATTTGGAATCACGCTAAAGCTGTAGATATTAGAGATTTTAAAAAAGGTGGTCGAATAAGAGGAAATATGCATTATAAAGAAGATAGATGGGATGTACAAATAAATCCAATTAATCTTGTATAGAAAAATGAAAAACAAGAAGATTGGACTAATTATTATGGTAATAAACAAAAGAAATTAGTTCCGTCTGAATGTAATTTATTTAGCCCTCCTAAAGATCTTTATGATGAAGATGGAAATATAAAAACTATTAATCTTCCTGATGATTGGGAAAGAAATATTGTTTAGTGGAATATTTCTGATAAAAATAATAAAGAAGTAAAATTAAAAGATAAATTTATTAAAATTAGAATCAGATATAGTGGTGAAGATTTAGCAATAATTAATGCTATTAAAACATTATATTCTGCAAGCTATGCATAAAAATGAGTTTAGACAGTAACATAAATTTTAAAAATTATTCATTTGCTGACCTGAGCGATCAATAGAGCTCAGGCAGCAAATATGATTATTGGAATAATTTATTTAACAATTATTTAAATAATTCTTATAATTTTTAGTCTTAGTTAGATATTCCAAATTTAGATTCATGGCCAATACAATAGTAGTTTAATTATGATAATGTTGCTCAACAATTTGGAAATAGTATTTAGTCAGATTTGAGTGATATGCATTTTAAAACAGGTATGGCATTATAGAATAGTAATGATATAAGAGCACAATATTTAGGATAGAATATGATGAATGATTCTATGCCTTCTACTTCTTTTCTTACACCATATCAAACAAAAACAGAAGATGATATTGATATTTCAAGTTTAACTGGGGAAAATATAGACTATCAAAAGCAAATTTTAGATAGTGCAACGAAAATAGGAAATCAATTAACTTCTTAGCTTGGAGGTAAAGCTGCATAGACTGTATCTTCAGTAAGCGAAAATACTGGTAGAATTGCGAATTCTGTTAAAAGTCTTAAAGCAATTGATGCTGCTAAAAAAAAGATTACAGATCCAGATAAACTTAAAAGTTTAGGTCGAGCTAAAACAGGAAATGCATTTGCAATTGCTGGTTCTGTTGCTGATATTGCTGGAAATTTTTTACCAGAAAAAACTGAATATGAAGGTTAGTATGGAGATACTACCAAAACTATGGATGCTGGATATGATGCTATTAAAAGTGCCGCTTATGCATTTGGACCAGTTGGAATGGTAGTTGGTGGTTCTATGCAATTAGCGGAATTTCTTGGAAAAGGATTAAATGCATTAGGAGGCGGAACTGATGGCGTAACTGCTACTGATGCAGTATTAGGAAGTAATTTCTTTAATTGGAATATTGGTGCAATTAATGGATTTGGAGGTACTAAATTAAATACTATTACTAAAGATGAAGATGTATTTACTAATATTGGAGCTTCATATACTGCGTCTAATAAAACTATTGATGATGCTGTTAAATATTCTGGTAAAAAAGTTGGATTAATTGGTAGATTAACTGGACAAACTGATGATTTATAGGATAAAATATCTGATGCAAGTAACTAGATGTATACATTAGGTCAAATAAATAATTTAGCTACTACGCAAAATGCATTACGAAATTCAATGTCTTATATAAATGGAACTAGAAGAAGTCTTAAATTATCAGGAGGATTAAATCCATATCTTTCTAGAGGAAAACATGGTATGGTTTTACAAGCTAAAAAAATAGCAAATCAATATAATATATCTAAAAGAAAAGAAAAATATCAAAAAGGTGGAACTATAGAAGATTTTCAATTTACATCATATTTAAATTCACTTCCTGATTATTAGAAAAGTGATAAAGATTTTAGAGTAAGAGATTATTGGGAATTTAATGGTCGCCCAAAGAATTTTGCAGAAGCTATTGTAAAAGGTATGTTTACGTTTAATTAGGATGATAATCGTTGGCATGCTAATTCTGTTGCTCAAAATCCTAATACTGATGAAATTGAATATATGAAATCAAGTAATCATCCAAATCATCAAATGGAAGTAAATTGGTACTATTCTGACAACGCTAAAGAATTTAGAAAAGAATGGGATTTAATAAAAAGTGATCCTTATTGGAAATATGTAAGAAAAAATAAACTTGATGAAGCTAAAAAATTTAAAGATGGTGGTTCATTAAATATTAATAATTCTATATTAATAGCAGAAGAACCAGAAGATGCAACAGAAGGTTTTAAAAAAGGAGGAACATTAAATATTAATTCAATTATAATGGCAATGGAACCAGAAGATGAAATACCTGAATTTAAAGAGGGTGGTTCATTTAATGTAATTCCTGAAGGAGCACTTCATGCTAGACTTCATCATATGGAGAATGCAGATAATTTAACTAAAAAAGGGATACCTGTTGTAGCTGAAAAAGAAGGTGGAGAATTAGAACAACAAGCTGAAATAGAACGTGAAGAAATTATATTTAGACTTGAAGTTACTAAAAAATTAGAAGAATTAGCTAAAGACGGTTCAGATAAAGCTGCTATAGAAGCAGGTAAACTTTTAGTAGAAGAGATTCTTAATAATACAATTGATAATACAAATAAATTACTATAATATATGGCTTTTCCCGCGCTTTTATTTAATCCAATTACTGGAGAATTATTAACATATGGAGCTTTAGCTACTGGAGCAACATTAGCTAGTTTAGGAATTATAAATAATAAAGATGCAATTGCAAATGGTTTAAGAGATACTGGAAATTTTGTTAGACAAGGAATTTCAAATGGAATAGGATATTTATCAGATGCAGTATCTCCAAGATTTCAAGAATCTGAAATTGAAGAAGTGCCTAGAGGACAGTTTATGTCTTCAGATGTTACTTCTTATCCAGCTAGATCAATGCCACCAGTATTATTTGCAAAAAAAGCTTCTGGAAAAAAGAAAACAGCCGCAGGTGCATCTACTGGTACAGCCGCAGGTACAGCTACTGGTGCTACGACTGGAACAGCTGCAGGGGCCGCTACAGGAACCGCTGCAGATGCTACGACTACAACAGCTACTACTGGAACAACTACTGCTGGTGCATAGCCTCCAAAAAATGATAATGATACTACAAAAAATAAAAAACCATCATTAATAAAAAGAACAGTTGGATTAGTAAAAAAATACCCTAAAACAACTGTTGGTATAACATTAGGAGCTACAAATTTAGGCAGGAAATATGTTGTTGGGCCAGTTTTAAATTACACAGCGCCAGCTATTGGTAATGCTGCTGGTGAAATATTTGCTGGAGCAACTCCATTTAATATTCCAATAGTTGCTAATGATTCTACAGATTTATGGTATAATGGCAAAGTTGGATTTGTAAAAGATCATTCATTTACTAGACAAGGATATCCAGTTAATTTTAAAGAAACAGACGCTTCAATTGAACAAGGAAATGCACCATAGAATGTTGTATCAAATGAACCAAAAGTTCCAGTTGATACAGCTGTAATTGAAGAAAATGTTCCAATTAAATTTGTTTTCACTCAACCATGATAATTAAAATAGCTGGAAAAACATATACTGTTCAAGAAGCTAGAACAGAAGAAGAATTATTTCAAGGGTTAAAAGGAGTAACTAATCTTCCAAAAGATGAAGGTATGCTTTTCTTTTTCGATCCTCCAAAAACAGTAGCTATGACTATGAAAGATACTTTAATAAATCTTGATCAAGTATTTATTAATGAAGATTATGAAGTAATGAAAGTAGCTACAAGAAAAGCTAAAGATGAAACTTTAGTAGATTGTGATGATGTTGCATATGTATTAGAAGTAAATGCAAACTCTGGAATATCTAAAGGAGATGAGCTTGAAATTGATGATTCAGACGAAGGTCCGATAATGAAAGTTCTTTTTCAAGATGGTTCAGAATAGTATCAATTATGGGGAGGAGAACGTATTTTTAGTAGAGCAAATACAAAAGTTCTTATAAAAAAAGCTAAAAAAGCTCAAGAATCACAAGATGATAAAGATTTTAAAGCTCTTGGTAAATATATGTTTAAATGTATAAAAATTTAGGATGAACGTCCTGCTGAATATGTAGATAGTCCATCATAAATTATAATATTTTTAATATTGAATAGTTTTTTGACAAATCATATAATATTTGTAAATTTACCATTATTAATAACATCTAAATTAAATTAATTTAATATGAAATTTATACCTAAAAATTCAATCAAAAAATTTCAAACTGGAGGTTCTATTGAACAAGAAGCTCCAGCACCTGAAGAGGAAATGCCAGCAGGTGAAGAATAGCAACCTGCTGAAGGACAAAATCCTCTAATTATGCTTGCTCAAGGCGCTATGCAAGCACTACAATCAGGAGATTGCCAAATGGCAATGCAAGTATGTCAAGGACTAGCAGAGATCGTACAACAGGCAGCTACTCAAGAGCAAGAAGCTCCACAAGGAGAGCCTGTATTTAAAAAAGGAGGAATTTTACTCCGAAGAATTAAGAAATAATTAATCTTAAACCTAGATGGGAGTATATATTAATTTATATGCTCCCATTTTTTATTATAAATATATATGGCTGATAAAACATTTGAGGTTTTTGGAACTAAAGTAGATAGAGCAGAATTGGCAAAATTATTATCAGATAGAGATGCATTTGATGATTATTATAAAAATAAAAAAATATCCAATTCTGAACGTGAAGAAACTTGGAGACGTTTAAATATTCTTAGGAGACATCTTATTGATGGAACTGGTGGATTAACAACAGTAATTGATGACAATGGTTATGAAGGTCTTGATAATACAGCAGGGTTGCATAATATTGATGAAAAAGGTAACATTAAAAAAGGTGCTGATGCTTATGCAACTTCGTATTTTTTAAGAAAAGCAAAAGGAATGAGTGCTTATGAAGAGCCTAAAAAAGAACCTGATAAATCAAAAATAAAATATTCTGATACCGCCATTGGTACTGCTATGAATAGATATCTTTATGGTAGAGATAATGGAGATATTCAAGATTTTCTTGATTTAGATGAACTTGTTGATAATAAACGTGCAAATACTAATCGATCAAAAAAATTTAAAGAAGGTTTAGAAAATATATTACAAAATTGGGATAATATATTTGAAGACTTTACAGAAGAATAGAAAAATACAGCAAAAACAAATATTAGTAATATTTATTCTGTATTTGATAATGATGGTGTTATTACTGATAATGAATATTTAGATTTAGGTAAAGCAACTGGTATGACTAATCTTCGAAAGATGTTTAATACTGATTTTACTCCTAAAGCTACTCCTTCTAATGATGATACAACTCCTCAACCTGGAAGAACATATGCAGATTTTATTAAATGGGTAGAACAAAATTATGCACCTTATACAGGAAATGATCTTATATCTATACTTGCCAAAGGGAATGATACTGATAATTTTGGAGAAAATAGTCAAGCTTTATTTAATTAGAATCTAAAAAATGCTTCTACAGAAGATTTATTATCATTTATTAATACTGGATTAAATGGTGGTGATGTAGGAAAAAGTTCAATATTAAAAGGAGTTACTTCAACAGGAATTTCACCTGGTTTTTATTTAAATTCTATTTTAGAAGAATTAAAAGAAAGAGAAGGTGGATTATATAATTTTGGAGAAAATGATCTTGGAAAATTTTATATACCATTAGGTAAAAGTCAACGAAATACTGGTTTTGTTTGGGATACTAATGCTGGTAAAATAAGAGAGATGTCAATTCATAATATTCCATATTGGCAAAAAATAATTAAAGACCAATGGGATGCTCTTGGTAAATCTGGGGATATATCAGGATTAAATCCATTATTAATAAGCGCATATTCTCAATTTAAAGAAGGAGGTATATTAAAAGCTTAGCCAGGTGCTGTGATGAATAGAATAGGATCTCCTAGTGAAATAGACTGGCTTAATACGGATAACAATTTACAAAATGCTAAAGATCTTGCAAAATGGAATGAATATTATAAAAATGCTGATATAGATAATGATATAAAATATTCATTATTAGGAGATTATTGGCTTTCAGAAGATGGAACAAATACAACAAGAAAAACTATTAAACCTTGGACAAAAGGTTATCTTAAAGATAATAATGGTAAAATTATTACTGATGCTTCAGGAAATACTTAGTATGGATTAACTGGAGCATAGTTAGCAATACTTTTAAATAAACTTGAATCAGCAGGATCTAAATTATCTTGGGATATTAATAAATTAAAATTAAATACTAAAGGTTATAATTCATGGAATGAATTATTTAATCAAACTGGATTTAATGAATATTTTGGAAATGATACAACTAGATATGATTACATGGGCCCTTCTACTTACAATAGACATGCATTTCTAGAAAGATTAAAAAAAACTTATAATAATAGAAATAATGTTTTAAATATTGGAGATGATAGAGTTTATTGGAATGGTAAGCAATGGGTAAGAGAACAAGGTAAAATGATTGATTTAACTCCTAAAGTTCAAATTCCTACTGAAAAATTAGAATTAAAAACCATTGGAGATGGTAGTGGTTATTTTGGTTAGGATGATCAATATACTGATGATGATTTTGTAGGAGGAAGTGATCCTGATAATAAAGGAAAAGGAATTAATTGGGATAAAATAGGACAATATGCTGCAGATTATATTCCTGAAGCAATAAATACAGCAATGCTTTTTAATTCATTACATACTAATCAAAAAAATTGGGAAACTATAGATAATGCTATACAACCAAAATAGAAAGTACATACATTTACTCCTAGACAAATTGTTGGTAGATATAGTAAATGGCAAAATGAATTAGAAAATGCAGCTGAAACTGAAAATGTAGGCGATAGAGTTGCTGATACTTATAGTGATGCTTCATTAGGTGCAGCAACAAGATTACAAGCTAATGTTAATGCAAATAAACAAAGAACTTAGGCTAATACAGCTTATGATGAAAGTGTTCGAGAATCACAAGAAAAATCTTGGCAAAATGTTAAAGATTTTTAGACAATTAAAGATGAAGATATGTTCTTTAATCATAGTCAAAGAGTTGATTCTAATCTTGCTAAAGCTCAAAATACAGCTCAAAAAAGACAAGCTGATCAACAAAGTTTAGCTAATTATGGTAAAGCATTATTAAGTTTATATTGGTATAGAAAAAATCTTAATAAAGAAAATCTTCAAGATCAATATGATTTTGAAAAGGATGTTGAAACTCAAAATGCAACATTATTAGTTCAATAGGCTCAAGATAAATTTAATAAATCTTATTATTCTTGGTTAGATTAGACTGATGATTCTGGAAAAGAAATTAATAAAGGAAAAACAGTTACAGAATTTTTAAATACTGCAAAAGGACAAAAAGCTTAGAGATGGATTGATCAAGCTACTCAAATGAATAATGCTAGATTAAATAGTCTAAGAAGTAGAATATTTAATTATAATTATACAGATCCATATAATGGAAAATATGAAATTAGTTATTCCAAAAAAGGATCTAAATTGATTCCTAGAAAAACAAAATGAAATTAATACCAAAACTTCAAAAAGGATCATCTTTTTATACTATATATGATACAATTGGAGTTCCAGATGTACCTAAAAGTACAGCTAGTACTAAAAGTAAATCATCTAGTTCTAAATCATCTAGTGACTCTGATGAAGATACAAAAGGAAAGATAACTATAAAAGACCTATTTACAATGGTTAAAGAAATGGATGGTCTTAAAAATGAAAAAGATTATTTGTTTGATTAGATAGATAATTTCTTAGTAATGGAAAATCTTACTGGATCTTCTCCACGAGATTTATCATTAAAATATTCTCGCATATTACGTAAAGTAAAAGACGTAGTTGATAATAAAAAAGAATATGATAAAGCATTAGAAACTGCAATAAATAATGGCGCATTACATGAACCAGCTATTACTCCAAAAGGAAATTTATTAATATAGAAAGGAGATGGAGATTTAGCAGAATTATCACTTGAATAGTATGCTGAAAATCCTGAAGCATATGATAAATATATATTAACTGTATCTAATGTAGCTTATCTTCGAAAATATATTCCTGAATTTAAAGATCAAAATGATGTTTTTAATACTATGTATAATAGCGTTGGATTTGAATCATTTTAGAAATTAATTGACTCTGCTAAATTAAGTCTTGGTGACACTAGTAGCACTATAAGTGGACAATTTACTAGTAAAGCAGCTAAAGGATTGCAAGAAATAGAAAAACTTAAAGAAAATCCACAATTTCAAAAAATAATTAATTCACAAGGTTTAATAAATCTTGATGGTTTATATGAATATAAAATAATTAATGAATCTCAACTTGGTCAAATTAAAGCTTTAACTAGTTATTTAGAATCTACACTTCCAGATAGAGTTAAAGTTTGGGCTGCTTATAAATTAAAAACTGATAAAAAAGAAAAAGCTATTGAATATTTAATATATTAGTATTTAATTGGTGGTAATAAAACATCTTTAACTTCTGAAATATCTTATAAAGGATCTATAAATCACGCAATGGGCAAATCTTCATCTGGAAATAGTAAAGATGAAGATCCAAAAATGGGATATTGGAGTCAAGTTCAAGCTGGACAAGGAGGTGAAACTAGTAGTTATAATCTTTTACAAGGAAGAGGATTTATGACGTCTACTGGTAAATATTATGGAGCTATTCCTGGAATTTCAAATAATTGTTCACTTGGAGATTTTATAACTCAATCTGGTGTTGGCTATTTAATTTAGAGTAAAGGCAATATTACTTTTGGTGATGCTAAAATTTCTACAAATAGTTATAATGATGTTATGGTTAATGCTGGGTCAGGAATGTTTGTAGTTACATTACCTATGAAAGAAGGTCATGTAGATTTTAGTATTCTTGATGAGTATTTAGCTATAGATAAAAAAATGCGAGATAGTGGACTTAAGCAAGGAACTCAAGAATATAATAATAAGTATAAAAAACTTATAACTGATGCTAATTTAGATCATTTGATTGATTCACAAGGACTTCCTAGAAAAGATCGTTTTGGTAGATTCGTAATATTAGAAGGATTAACAAGTGATAAAGCAAGAATTGTTAATTCTGAAAATAAAACTTCTAATATTGAAGATACTACATCTAATTTCTTTATAAATGCTGGAGATGATCCTGAACTTTATTCATTATTACAAATTGGTTTAAGTAATAAGGATAGAGGTAACTATGAAATTAAAAATCCATGGTATGGATGGGGAAGAGACAATATTTATAAAGGAAATATATATATTCCAATATCTAATAATCCTATAAATGGAATGAATGCTGATGAAAATGATATAAAGATGTCTACGTCATATGATTTAGAAGAAGCTACTTAGACGTGGAAAAAACAAGATAATTTTGGATCTAGTAAAAGTAAAGAATTAGAACAATGAAAGAAAATGATTGGATTGTAGCCACTTTAAATAATCCTACATTCGATGCTGGGGATTTTCAATATATTTCAGATATGTCTTTAGACAACACTTAGTTGTTGTCTAAAGATCAATATCTAAAAAGTAGATATATTAGAGAAAATGATAGATTTAAAAATGATAAAGGTGAATTTTCAGAAGATTTATTTAATAAATTTTATAATAACGCTGCTTCTGAATTTGCAAAGTTTAGTACAGAAAATATTGTAGATAATTATGAATATGATATGTGGGATGTTATGCGTCCCAAAAATGGAAAAATAAAAAATCCAAATTTTGCTATTCAAACACAAGATAATCCAGAACATATATCTATAGGTATATCTGGATTTAATGAAATGTCTGAATCTAATAAATCTCGTAGAGAACTTGCTTAGGATAGTAAAATTTATGATCCTGAAACTGATACTTATTTGGATAAATCAGTAAATGATATATCATTATTTGAAAGTCCTATTGAATATTTTAAATCTTTATTTGATGATCCTATTGTATATGCAACATATGATGAAGATGAAGTCGATGAAAAAACTGGAAAAACTTTACATCAAAAAGGAGAATGGAAAGTTAATGAATTTGGAGAATATTATACAGAAAAATTAAATGGTCGCTCATTAATGGGCAAACAAGTTGTATCTTCTTTAGACTATTTAACTTCTGAAAATAGTTCTTCAAATAAATATGATTTTTTTGATTCTGATGATTTAGAAAAATCAGTAGGTGGAACTATAGCTAAAAATATTGCTGCTGTTCTTCCAATTTTTATTCCTTATGTTAGTACAGCATATTCTGGATTATTAGTAGCTAGAGAAATGAGTAAATCATTACCTATGCTTTATGGTATGGCTATGGGATTTTCTGGAGCTGATGATGTAAATTCTAAATTAGCAAATACTCTTGCTGCATATGGAGAAAAATTTACTGGAAGTACTTCTGATTATGCACAAGGAAATACTTTTAGTTTTGAAAATTTTGGTAATTTAATGTCTGATGTTGCTTTACAATGGGGACAACAAAAAGTTATTGCAAATACTTTTTCTAAATTAGCAAATGGCGGAGAGCGTGCTGTTAATACTGCATATGCTAAAGCACAAAATGAATATATTAAAAGAGCAAAATCAAGTCTTGACGATTTTTATAGTGGTAAACTTTCTGCTGATAAATTAACACAGTTTATTGGAACAGATAATCCATTAGAATTAAAAGCAATGTTTAGTGAAGGAAAATGGATGGAAACAGCTTTTGGTAAAGCTGCATTAAATAAATATCTTCCTGCTGCATAGAAAATTGCTGAATCTAGAATGAAAATGGGTCAAGATCTTTCTTTAGTATATATGGCAATTATATCTAATACAGATGTATATCAATCAGTATTAGAAAAAGGAGGAACTCCATTAGAAGCTGCTGCTATTGCATTAGGAAGTACTATAGGTATGTTTGGAGTTGATAAATATCTTGGTTTAGGTGAAATGTTTTTTAATGATGAACCATCTAGACGTGCCATTAGAGAATCAGCTAGACATAATGCTGATTTACTTATGGAGTCAGCAGGAATACGTCAAGCTGAAACTCAAACTAGAAAAGGTATAATTGGACTTATTCAAAAAGGCATATAGACTGGAAAGAAAGCTGTTTCTGATTATCGAGGAGCTATAAAAGATAGAAGTCTTGGTTTTGTTGGTAAATCTTTAGGTGAAGGTTTAGAAGAAGTTTCAGAAGAATTAGTAGCTGATGCTTCTAAATATATGGGTGAACTTGCTGGAAAACTTGGATATTTTTCTCAAACAGATTATGGTGCTGGGGAAAATTTTTTCGATAGATATGCAATGTCATTCTTAGGAGGTGCTGCCGGTGGCGGTTTATTCTATGGAGCAGAACTTGTTCGTAATAGAAATAATAAAACAAGTGATATACAAAATGAAATTACTTATTTACTTAGATAGGGTAAAAAAGATGAAATTTTTGCTGAACTTGATAAACTTGAGAAAAAAGGAAAATTAGGAAGTAAGGACTTATCTTATGATACTACAACTGATGAAAATGGAAAAACTGTTTATTTATCAGCAGATGCAAATCATAAATCTTAGAGTTCTTATGTATATGATACATTAAAGAAAACCATTAATCAATTAGATATGATTCTTAATGAGAATCAATTAAATCTTTCAGAAGATGAATTATTTGATAAAATGGTTTAGGGTGAATATAGAGCTACAGCACTTACTGATTTTTTAAAAGGCGATAAAGAAAATGTAAAAGAAGTTTCTTATATTACTAAATATTAGCAAGATTTTTAGGAACTTACTTAGAAAATAGTTAATAAAGAATCAGAAATAAGCGAACTATTAAATACTACTTCTGATCCTGCTAAACGTAATAATCCAGAATTTTAGGAAAAATTAGACAAATTAAGAAAAGAAAAACAAGACTTAATTGAACAAAAGGATTATTTGTTTGGAGAAGGCTCTCTTGGTTATGTAGAGAAAATGTTATTTGCTATAGATACTAATCTTTGTGGACAATTTGTGACTCTTACAAAAAATTAGTTTATTAGAAATGCAACTGGTAAAACATATTCTCAATTAACTGAATCAGAAAAAGATTATTATAATAAAAAATACGAAGAATATTCTAAAATTAAAAGAATGGATTTGGATTAGGCATTTAATTTATTTAAAGAAATGCAGTCTAAACTTAATCCAGAAATAGAAAAACTTGCAGATAAAGATTTATCTAAAGATATAGAACAATTTAAAAAAATTGCTGAATTAGATCCTTTTAATAGATATTTAACATACGATTCTAAATTAGAAGGAGAATCTGATGAAAGTTATCAATATCGTCATATTAAAAAAGAAGGAGAAGATGAAGAACAATTTAAGAAAAGAAAACAAAAAAGATAGGAAGATATAGAAAAATATAATAATGATCATTTAAATGAATGGATTAATGAATTAAGTCAAATTCCAATTGATAAAAATACATTTAGAACTATTCAAGCTACACTTGGACTTCTTAGAAAAAATGTTTACGATAATATTATTGAACAATTACAAATTCCAAATAATCCAGAACTTCAATAGAAATTATAGAATATAATTAAAATTATTGGACCTGATCCAAAAAATAGAAAAGAACTTTATAAACAAATTCAAAATGCTATATCTGAATCAATAAAAGCTTAGTTTATTTAGGAGTATAAAGGTCGTCTTAATTTAGACCAATGGGATACAATTAAAGGTGATTTAGAATTTATTACTGGTGATTATCCAGAAGCTCCGTTAACTAAACGAGATATGTATATTTGGATAGATAGTTGGATAAAAAATCAAGAAAGTAAAGGAAATACTGGAGTAACAGTTAATGATGCTATTGATGTTTTAGAAAGTTATGAATTTAGTTTTGATACAAAAGAAAGTCAAGGTTTAGTTAATAATGAAATAATTGATTTTTATAATCGTGTTCAAAGTGGTCTTACAAGTTTTGATAGTGAGGAAGGAGACGAAGTAGTAGAAATAACTGAAGGTTATATTAATACTCTTACAGATACAGCTTCAAAAGAATCTTTTGATAAAATTAAAAAACTTTTAAAGGATAAAATTTTTAAAGATTTAAATTCTGATAAATCATTAAAAGCTCTTGATAATTTAGAAGCTGTTTCTTTTATAAATAATCCAATTCTTCCTATAATTAAACAAATATCAAAAAAAATTAGAAATAGTGATATTAATATAGAAGATGTTCTTGAAGAAATATATCAATAGTACGCAAAAGGAGCAAGTGCCCAAGAATTTCAATTAACTGAACCTCAATTTCAAGCATTATTATATTTTAAAGAAGATTTAGAAATGGCAAAAGCTTTTATACATGCTGCTTCTTCTAAATCTAGTTATGATAATCCAGTTGGACATAATAAATCTATAAATGAATTTGTAGCTAATCATTCTGATGTATTTGGTAAAGTTAAAGCTCTTCCAGAAATAACAGAAGAACTTGGAAATTTTTTAATTAATGAAGCTAATAATTATCAAAAAGAAATAACTCGTTGGATTCAACGTCATTAGAAAAATACAGCTGATAAAGTTTAGAAATTTATTGATGGTGATATAGCATTTAATAAAGCAAGATTAGAATTTTATAAAGTTAATAGAGAAGCTTTTAAAATAAGCCCAACTCTTGATTTACTTGATGGTTATGAAGATCTAGCTTTAGATAATTCATTATCTAGTATTGTTCAAATAGAAGAATTATTACATAGAAATTATAAAAAATTTACAAAAAATGGAACTACATTAAAAGAAATTTTAGATGCAATACTTCCAAAAATAGTAAATATTAGTTCTTTAAAATATCAAATAACATCAAAACTTGATGAAACTATTACTTATTCTAAACTAACTGATTATGATAAATTTGCATTACTTATAAGTAATTTTGCATTAAGTGATGCTAGTTTTTATACTAAATTAAAAGAATTTATTAATAATAATAAAAATTTAGCACCATTATCTCTTTAGGAATATGTAGCAAAATTATCACAAGCATAGCAACAAAATCCAGAATTAATTAATCAAGCATTAGATTATTTAAGAAATGATTTACTTAAATTAAAAGCTCCTGTATTATATAATACAACAGTTATAACTGGTGTAGGCGGTGCCGGAAAAACTTATGCAGTTACAAAATTATCTACTAATAATGGAGAAAATACTTGGTTGTCTGGTCCTACTTCTTCACAAGTAGAAGGTTTATTAAAAACACTTCCAAAAGGAAAAGGAATGTCTAAAGAAGAGATGTTCGAAATAATGCTTGGAAAAGCACAATCTGATGAATTTTTAACTAGTGTAAAATACGATGTAGATAAAAATAAATGGATTGATAAAACTAATGGAAAATATTATGTTAAAGAATCAGGTATTGAAAATACAACTTGTGTATTAAAAGATTCTGTTAAAGTAAATAAAATAGAAAACGCCCCTAAATTAATAATAATTGACGAAGCAACACATTTTAATACTGTAGAATTACAAATAATAAGTAAATTTGCGCGAGAAAATGAAATTAATGTAATTTTATTAGGAGATGATCATCAAAATGGATTTAGAGCTAATGGATTAATGTATAATTTTGATAGAGAATCTGTACTAGCTTGGAGAGCTCCTAATTTATTTATTTCTCTTAGAGATAATAATGTTTAGAAAATACATAATCTATAGTCTACAATTAATATTATAGATTAGTTGCAATTTGCTACTACAGAAGATGAACTTATAGAAGCTAGTAAGAAAATTTTTGATGAGGATTTTAAACAGTTTGTTTTTAAATATTATGATGGCGATGAATTTTCTGGTGAATTAATTACTGACTCAATTAGTCCAGAATTAATCGCAAAGCTCAATTCTGATGATGAAAATCCTATAGGTTTTATTGGAACTGAATCTTCAGAATATTATAAACAATTAAAAGATGCTGGAAAAAATGTAGTTGTTATTGATCCTTTACAAGTACAAGGTAGGGAATTTGATTATGTAGTTATAGATAAAGATTGGAAATTAAATCTTGATGACTCTGATTTTGCTAAAAAAGGTAGAAATTTAGTTTATTTTATGAAAGATCTTTATACTATGATAAGTAGAAGTAGACAAGGAACTATTTTAATAGATAGAGGACTTTCAAAATTTATTTCAAATATACAGGATGAATTTACTGGAAAAGCTAATGATATTAAACCAGCTATTGAAAAATTTAGATAGACAAGACTTTAGCAAATAGACCAGGCTTTATCTAATGTAAAAGCAGAAGAGGAAGAAGCTACTACTAATCCAGAAGTAAAACCTGAAGAAAAACCTGAAGAACCTCCTTCGCCTAAAATTAAAGGCACTAATACAACTGTTGATCAATTAACTGATGAAAAAGAATTTTCGCAAGATAATAGTTCTGGAAATGAAGGTGAAATTGCATAGTCTGATCTTGATGAAAGAAAAAACTATGAACAAATGACTCAACATGTACGAGTTTATAGTAATATTAGTTATTCTGGAATTGATACATCTCAAGATGAATGGGTTAATTCAGATGATTCAAAAACTGACCTTGGAATATTTTTACAACCTGGACAAACAATTAAAAAAGGTAGAGAAAAATACGAATTGGTTAAAAAATTAATGGAATTAAAATCTATATTAGTTTATGGAACTGAATTATATGATAGACTTCCTGCTGAAACTAAATTATTGATTCCAGAAGAAGCATTTAATGATGTAGAATATTATGTATCTGTAGAAGATGAATCTTCAACTAATAGATTAGTTGGATTAACAGATTTGGATCAAAATAAACGTGCAATTAAAGGAAAAGTTATTACTTTAAAAGCAAAAATTCCAGTTAAAGATGATAATGGACAAATAATAGAAACTTATACAGTAACTATTGGTGGATTATCAGATCCAGATGTGTGGGAAAGACCAAATCGTGATAATCCAAATATATCTAATAAAGCAGCTGTTCAATATGCTATTTAGAAAAGAATAGATAGTGGAGCAGAAAATGCTACTGAATTGCAAGAATATTTAGATGGAATGGATGCTAATATTCTTGCTTATCGAAATAAAATTGATGAATTAATATCTCAATCTAATTCTGGTACATATACTCAAAGAATTAATGCACCAAAAAATAATGGACTTACTACATTAATAAAAAGAGATTCAAAATTAAGATTAGAGGATATTAATACTGGTTTTAGTCCTTATGACAATGAAACTGAGTACGCTGTTAAATCTAAAATTTATGCTATAGTTGATGATGTTCCAGGATTAAATATGACTTGGACTGATTCTAATGGTAAAGAAATTTCTTTAAAAGGTAAAGCAGTAATGTATGTTTCTAGTAATGCGCTATTAAATCCAAGTGAACTTGAATCTAGATATATGGCATAGAGACAAAATCCTGATTTAGTTCCATAGGTTAGAATGGTTATTCTTAATAATGAAGGTGTATCGTTTAGCTCTTTATATAGAGGCAAATATACTGATATATACACTATTGCAAATAAAGGAGTATCATATAAACTTCCATTTGATTCTGAACCAATGGCAATACGTATGTATATATCTGCATGGAATTTTAGATCTAATTTAAAGAGATTTATAGCTAATTATAAAGAATTTTTAACAGCTAATAATCTTACCGATAAAGAAGTAGAAGAATTATGTAAGTTAGATAATGCTGAATATAATAGAATTAAAGGAGATTAGAAATATCTTAATGAAGAAGATTATAGAAAACAAGTTTCAGAAGAAAATAAAAAGAAACTTAAACCAATTTGGGATTTTAATGATGGTTTAGCTACTCGAGTAAGAGAATTTCGACTTGGTTATAATGCACAAAATGGAGCTTACATTAGAAAACTTACTAATCTTAAAGAAGATGGATTTTATAAAGATGTAAATAATACTTTAGGTATTTATATTAATCCATCTATGGCATATTAGTTTAATGATGTACTTGATGCATTATTTGATAATATTATTAATAAAGTTATTCCTTTAAATTTAAAAGAAGGCGAAAAAGCAGAAGATATTGCTTTAAAATATATTGATAATGAATTAGCAAAAGGATGGTTTGAAAAAGTATCAAGAGATAGATCTTTATCTATTAAAATGTATGATGAAGAAGGTAAAGATACAGATACTGAAATTAATCTTCCTGGTGAAGATACATTATCTATGTTACCTATATTACTTATAGAAATGAATAAGTTTATAGGTGTAAGAGCAGTAGATCCTGAAGAATTTGATAATCGTTTAGCTGAAAATCCTAATAGTAAATATTATCTTAAATTTGGAGATGAAACTCTTGATTGGGTATCAGTAGTAAAAAAATTAACAGGCGATCAAGTATAGATGGATAGAGATGCAGATTTTGTAGAAGGTGCATTTGATCCTGGTATTAGACCATTATACAAAGAAGATGGATAGCCATTTGGTATATTAGACAAACGTATTGAAAATTTATTCAGTCTTATGTTCCATGGCATGATATCTACTTCAAGAGAAAATGATTTTAATAAAGATGATATACGTGCTACTGATGCTAAATTTAAATATGGATTCTTTACAGATCCAATATTAGTATGTAAAGAAGATGGAAGTGAAAATGTTAGTGCTCCTGTTGCTAGTAATAGAAAATTATTTTCAACTAATGTAGTTCCCGGATTTCCAATTCTAGGAATCTCTTTAGATCCATACGTTGAACCAGAAACTCAACAATAGGCTCCAATATCTACTCAACCAGAAATTGATAAAATATTAGAACAAGCAAAATCTGCTTCAATTCAAAGTCTTTCTCAAAGTGGTATAACTATTTCAAATAAAGCTTTAGCCAAAGTTAATACAATTGAAGATTTATATAATTTGGTTAAATCTGAAATAAATACTAAATTTACATAGTATTTTAAAGGACAAGAATTATCTCCATTGGATACTTTAATAATGGATGTAAAAATTAATGGAAATAACTTAGAATTTATTTATTTTACATCATCTCCAGAGTTAAATGGTAAATCTATTCAATCATATGAACGAAAAGGAAAAGCTATAATAATGACTTTAAATGATGGTAGTAAAAAATCGGTTCAAATAGTACGAAAAAAATTAGTTTGGGATGATATTACAGAACCAAATTCAACACAAAGAACTGTCAAGGATGTTATTTCTCAAATTAATGCAGCTATGACTGAACTTTCAAATTTATTAGAATCTGATGAAAAGAAAGCAATAGAAACGGTTATTAATGAAGCATTTAAAGGTAATTAGGAATCTACTATAGCTTCTGAAAAACTTATTGCTAAAGCGGTAAATAAAGTTCAAGAAAAGTTACAAACAATGACAGATGATTCCGATCCTGAATATTCTAATGTTTTAAATAATACAATTAATGCATTATCTAATATTAAAAATAATAGTTGTATAATATGAGTTGTAAACAATCAAATTTTAGTAAAGCCTTACATTCAGGAGATTTAAATTTTTCTGATTTGAAAGGAGAAAATTTAGATGAAATATTAGAAAATATTAAAACTATGCTGGAGGGTAAAACCTTCAGCATTAGTTTTGATTCATCTGATAATCATGAATCTTATCAAGATAGTATAAATGAATTAATTGAAACTATCATAGAAAAATTAGATGCAAAAGAAAATCTTCCTATTAAATTAAACAGATCTGTAAAGAATAAAATAAGAAAATATTTTCAAGAAGAATTACTTCCAAAACCATTAACTAAAGTTGAAGAATATATTTAGGCAAATATAGCCGGTTCTGATTTAATTACTGAAGATTAGCGCAGAGAATTAGAACTTAATGAGGTGCTTAAAGAAATTTATGGTGATAGTACTGCTATAAATGATTAGAGACAAACTAATTTTAATGATGAAATGCGCATTAGGACAATTATAGATATTAGCGAGCATAGAATTGTTGATAATCAAGATGATGTAAATCAAGGAATAATGGATTATCAAGATGAACAATTTAAAATCATTAGAAAATTTTTAAAAAGTAAAGGATATGATTTATCAGAAGTTCCACAAAGTTTATATCGAGGAAAAAATGGTGATAATTCAATAAAAATTCTTCAAAGAAATTATACTAATGCCTTATTGATGATGTATAATTATATTCAAGATAAAAAAAATAAAGGACAACTTGAATAGGCATTAGAAGATGGTTGGGAAAATGAAATGTTTAATAGAAAAGAAGATAATTTAGAATATGAAGCAATTAATGCATATGTAAATCTTACATATTTTGATGATATTATAAAAGAATGTTTTGGTGATTATATTGATATTAATTATAATTATGATCAACCTATAGTAATAGAAAAAAATGATGGAATTACTAAAGTGTCTTATAAATATTCTTTTACTAGAGGAAATAAAAATGCTGTAAATAGAAATTTTGGTATAGAAAATCGTGATTCTCTTAAAGAAATGAGTAAATTTCAACAAGTTCTTATTAAGAGTATTCCGCTTTATAATTATGATACACGATCTATAGAAATTAGTAAATTATAGCCTAAAGATTTTATTGGATCAATATGTAGATTGCTTGATGTTGGAGCAAGAATTAAAAATGATAATGATTTTAGAAAAGCTGTAAGTGATTTTGACAATCATCCTTCACAAAATTTAGAAATTATTTTTAGTCGATTGTTTGAAAATAAAAATAATATTACTTTATTGAGTGAATTAGAAAAACTTGGACTTGATTCAAATACTATAAATTATTTATATTCTATATATAGAACTGTATTTAAAGGAAAAGATTCTTGGAAAACTATTGAAAATGAATATACAAAAGAACATGGTTATACTGATAGATATAATCTTATTGATACATTATTAGGAGTTTGTAATTCTAATGTAATGATGAATTATTTACAAACAACATATGATCATGATTCTGAAATAATTGAAACTTCTATAAAAGTACGATATTCAACTAATAGAACAAAATTTGATATTGTTAATAATATAAACAAAGTTACTATAAATAGAGATAATAAATAGGATATTTTAGACCGTTTTAAAATTGAAACTTCTAATAAAAAGGATTATATAGTAACTTTAAATGTAAATGGAAAAAATAAACAATTTAAAATTGTTTCAAAAACAGGAAATCTTCTTGATAAAGGTTAGAAATCATCTAATCTTGAAATTAAAGAAATAACTGATTTACTTAAAAAAATTGATTTATCTACTATTAAATCTAGAGATAGATTATTATCTCGAGAAGGTTTAAATGAGGATGAACAAACATTTATGTCAATTCTTGATTTTCTAGATACAATGTTTGAAAACACTTTTTTTGGAAAAGATAGGGATGGTTTGAAATTATTTTATTTAATAAATAAAATGAATAAAAATAATTTTAAAGAAATGTTTTTATCTGCATCTAGAGCTTTATTAGTTACTGATATATATAATCAATTTAAAAATGCAACTAAACCAAATGGTGATAAATATTCTCAAACTGAATTACTTAAATTTTTAAGTGATTATGATGTTTATGGTGATAAAATTTAGGATTTAAGCGATAAAAAGAAAAAAGAATATTTTATTTAGAGATATGATGGTTATTAGTTAAATACTACGCGAACAATACAAAGATGGGTTGAAGATTTTGCAACTGTTCAAGCCATTTTAAGTGGTGATACTTCTAAATCTGTTACTACAAATCTTGATGGTGATAAATTACCTAATTATGGTCCTGGATATTTAGGTGCTAGAATTGAATAGCAACTTGCTCGATCTAATTCGGCTAATAAAGCAACTGCTAGATTGCTATTTGTTAATAATCCTACTGCTATTCATGCAAAAGTAGTTAATTCTGATGTAATTACTAGAGATGGATTAAAAAAACAAGTAAAAAATATGACAGAAGGAGAATTGTTATATGATGCTATAGTTAATAAATTTATTACACCATTTTTAAAAGATGGTAGTGTTTATACACAACCAACAGTATATTCTGATAAAACAAAATTTATACTTTATCAAGTTAGTTTAGAGGATATAGGAATTACAGATTTAAGATCTGCTAATTTTAATGAAGTAGTAGAATAGAAAATAATTAATACTATTGGTGCCGCTTATAAAGAAGTATATAATTAGGTATTAGATGATTATGCTAAAATATTTCCAGAATTTGTAATAAATGGAAAAGTAAATCTTGATTTAGTTTAGAAATGGTTAAAAACTCCATTAACTGAAGAAGAAAAAGAAAAATATGATTCAAAAGCAGATTAGTTTATTAAAAAAGCATTAAATGCAAATGTAACATTATATAAAGATGTTCATTATAGAGAAATTTCAGGAAAAATTTTATCTATTAATGAATTACTTTATGAATATGCTAATAATTTATATACTCCATCAGCTTTACATCAACGTTTAGAAAGAGAAAAAATTAGTTTTATTAATGATCTTTTATCTAAACGATTAGGATTTGAAATAAATTATACTGAAAATGGAAAATATTTAGATGGAACTGGTAATGAAATGACGAAAATGCTTATTAAACTTACTGATTCTGATGCACAAGGCAAATAGTGGGTTGTAGGCAATAAAATGATTTTAGCAAAAGTTAAAAATAAAAAAACAGGAAAAGTTAAAAATATAACTTTTGGTAAAATTAATTTATCAGAAAATGAAACTGTTGAATTAAATCCTGTATTAAATACTTTCTTTATGATTGATAATTTAGTTGGAAATAATTTAAGGTTTAGTTTAACTGGTTCTGAAATTAATCATAAAGTAAAAGCATTATCTAAACTTGATTTAGGACAATTAGGAGCAAATTTATATAAAGGATTTATTCAAGGATATAATCCTAATTATGATGGTGGAAATATTACATTTTATGATATATCTAGAGCTATACAAAATTTTGGTCGTAGTATAGATCCAGAAGATCCAAATATCTCTCCAGAAGATGAAGCGGCGATAAATGGACTTTTAAAAATATATAATGATAATATTTATAAAATAGAAAATGCTGCACAAAATGCTTAGTTTAAACGTAATGTAATTATTCCTGGTACTATGAGATATTACTTACAAGGTAGATTAAATGGTATTAGAAATAAAATGAAAGTTGCAGTAATTAATGATGTATAGGCTAATGTATTTAATTTTGATGGATTAGCTACTGAAATTGATGCGCATGATGGTTCTGCATTTGTTAATCCTTTTAGTTCTAATTTGGAAAATAATTCACTTTAGGATTGTGAAGTTGGAACTGTAAAAAAACCTATTCAACATTGGTATGATGATAGATATATGTCAGCAACCTTATTAAAATATGCTGTTGATACAATTACAAATCAATGGATGCGTTAGGCAGAAGGAAATAAAAATGGTATTGTTCTTAGAAATATATTTAAGAAAATGACCAATATTCGATGGCATAATGATGATGGAAGTTGGAAATTTGGAGAAATTAATTTAATTGATGGATGTGAATATAAAGATAATCCAAGAATTAATTTCTTAGAAGACATTGCTGAACATAATGGCGAAATTCAAGGTTTATTTTATAGAGATGGGCTTGAACATAAAAAAATTCATGATTTTGGAATTGAAAATGGTGTATATTATACTATAGAATATAGTGTAGATAATACTGGATCAGAACCATATGATCAAAAGAAAATTTATCACTATTTTCAAAAAGATGGAACTCATATAAAATCAGAAACTATATTAAATGATTTAAATTTACATAGCATTGATTCTTTATTTGAATTACATACTGCACTTGGTGGAATTTATTCAGAAAGTATTGATAGTAATGGTATATTACAATATTCAGAAGCTTCTAATTCTGCTGTAACTAAATTTATAAATAGTGTAGCTACATTAAAACCTGGAGCTGACCCTGAAGATCATACTTAGGATAGTTATTATCAACCATTAAAAGAAGCGATGATTGATGTATTAGCAAATAATACTGCTGTAAAAAATGGTGCTGGTAATATAAATCCTACTTCATCTTTTTATGATGATACCGATTTTACTTATATGGAAATAGGTACAGAAGGTTATGGTATTCAAATGGATGCTGATCATACAGCAGATGAAGGGCACATGACTGAGTTTTCTTAGGTTATTTCTTCTCTTGATGCTAATGGTAGATTGCATGAATATGTTTCTTAGATTTATGAAGCTTTAGGTAAATTAGCATTAGATTTATCAAAAGTAGAATTGGATGCTGTTTAGGAATTTAGAGATAGCGATGAAACAAAATTATCCGCTATATATGATGTAGTTGGTCGCACTATAATGAATAACTTATCTAGAAATAAAGGATAGGCTGGACTTGCTAATGCCATTATTAGTGCAATTAAATAGAAATTTAATTTTAATACTGATCATGCTCTTGATGAATTTAAAATTCCATTTAGTGATCCAAATATTTATTCTACTATTTTATCTACTTTTGTATCTGTAATTAATAAAAAATCTATTAAAAGACAATATCCTGGTTTAGGTACTGTTATGGTTCCTGGCTATAATATATCTATGATATATGATATAGATGGGAAAACTTATCAATATGAAGATTTAATAAAATTAGCTATACAATCTGGATATACTTCTACTCAAACTGATTTAGCTTTAAAAAATAGAGAAATTGTAGATCAATATCTTATAGCTAAATAGAATGAAATCCCTATTGAAACTAGTTCAGAAATTTATCAACCAACAGATAATGTTAGAATTAGTTATAATATTGAAGGTACTGGAGAAACACAAATACTAGAAGTAAGTTTAGATAATCTTGATGATTATTATTTATTTAAAAATGATATTACTACTTTTATATTTAATAAGAAAAAAGTAATAAATCCTATAAATATTCATTATCAAAAAAATATTAAAGTACCTAGAAATTTAGCTCCAGTTAAAATTCAATGGGAATATGATGATAAATCAGGTCATCATACAATGAATATTTTTGATAGTTGGCCGATTAAAAATCTTTATCTTTATGAAAAAGAGATTAGTGCTAAAATTAAATCAAAACAAATATCTAAAAAATAGGGTGAAAAACTTATATTAGATAAACGTAAAGAACTTGTTCCAGGGGATAATAAAGTTACTTTAATTTAGAAAGTATTTGATGATTTAGAAAAAGGAATTTATTATCGTAGTCCGAAGGATAAAGTTGGAGTAAAAATTTATAGTAGAGATGAAAATGGTAATATTCAAGAAGGTAAAGTTTCTAATAAAGCCGCTGAAATTATAATGTCAAATTTATATAAATCTAAATTTGGACTTTAGGATGGCGATTCATTAGCGGATATTATTGATGAAGGTGAAAATTATTTTAAAAAGAGACTTTCAGAACAAATTATTCCTGTAACATCTGATAATTATGATTTAGTTTATACAAAAACTAATAATAGAAACTTATATATTACATTTAAACCATTACATCAAAATGATGAAAGTTTTGACTCTACTAGACGAAAATGGAAAAATACAATTAAAAAAGATTTTGAATATCCTGAAGGCCAAAGTGGTCCAATAAAATATAGAGTATATGCAGCTACAAATGATAATATACCTTTATTTGAAGTTGGTAGAGAAATATTAGTTGAAGATGTTCAATATAATAAAAAAACAGGTAAATTTGAAAAAAACGGTAAAGTTGTTCATGGAAAATATCGTAGATATGGAGAAGATAAAGTTCTTGAATATGTAGAATTTATATCTAATAATCAAGTAACTGAAATTGGTAATACTACTATTAAATATGATTTATATAATATAAATAGAAAGATTATCAAAGAAAAAATTCTTCATAGACAAGAATATACCGAACAACAATTAACTAGAAAAGATAAAAAAACTGGAGAGACTTATACAATTACAGCAGATTAGAAATTTGATGAAGAAGTAAATAATTTTATTAGTCATTTACTTGCTGATATATATCATACAAAAGATTTTAATGGAATGTAGGTAAATAATAGAGTTACTACTGGTTCTGCTTATATTTTATAGAATACTTTGTATGGATTAAGTGAACAATTAAAATATGATAATGATTTGCTTGAATATATTAGAGGTAAATAGGATGGCGAAAACAGAATTAAGGGATTAATAGATTTAGTAAATTCTGGTAAAGCTGAAGATGGTTATGTTACTTATAGTAATCGTATGAAATCTAAAATATTAGGACAATATATAGATAAATTAGCACATAAATAGTTTATATCATTTAAGAAAGCACAAGAATTTACCGCATCACGTATTCCTGCTCAAACTTTACAGTCATTTATGCAGATGAGGAATGTAGGATTTACGGGAGTTGCTTCTAATCAGTGTTTTGTTAGTCACTGGCAAACTTGGTAAAATAAAATAATCGCCATTGACAAATTTGGAAGTAATTTATAAAAATATTATATTTGCTTATTAATATTAAACTTATATAAAATTTTTATATGGAAACAAAAAGAAAATCACCAACAAAAATTACTGACGAATTAATAGCAAAATTAAAAGAATTAGTAGAATCTGGAATGAAAAATACAGATATTTGTGCAGAATTAGGAATAGGTACTACCACACTTACTACATATAAGAAAAAATATAATATTAAGTATGTAAAACCTACTGCTGAAGATTATAAAAAAGAAATAATATCTTTATATCAATCTGGTATATCAGTTAAAGATATTTGTTCAAAATTAGGATATAAATCTCAAACTACTATAAAAAATATATTAAATAAATATAATGTTGAAAGTAATAGAGACAAAGAATATAAAAAATTAAAAGAAGATATAATTAAAATTACTCCAAATTGCTTATCGGCATATGAAGTAGCTAAAAAAGTTGGATGTGCTCCAACTACAGCTAGAAAATATATTAAAGAATTAAATTTAAATCTTAAAGTTAAAACTCATCTTTCAGATGATGATATATCTAATATTGTATTAGAACCATTGAAATATGATTTTAATGAAGATATAAGTAAAATTTCAAATGCCGATAAAAAAGAATTTATTGTAAATAAAATAAAACATATAATTGTAAATACTAGAGAATATGTTTCAATACTTATATTAAAAAATTATAATATTAATTCTAGTTTACTTAATTATTATGGAATAAGACTTCCAGATTTAAATGCTGAATTTGGATTAATATCTAAATATAGTTCAGCTCTAGAAGCTTATTTTGCTGGATTTTGTGATAAATATGGAATTTTATATGAATCACAAAAGACATTTGATGATTGTGTTTATAAAGATAAACTTCGATTTGATTATTATTTGCCAGAATTTGATATATTAATAGAAATACAAGGCAAACAACATTATGAAATTAATGAAAAGTTTGGAGGTGAATCTTTTTTATTAGAACAACAAGAAAAAGATAATATTAAAGTAAATTGGTGTAAAGAACATAATAAACAATTATATGTAATATGTTATAAAGATTTATATAAAAAAGATTATTTAGAAACATTATTATCGCAAGTACTTGTTGCCAAGTCTAAATCGGGTGAATTGCTGGGAACTCCAGAGGTGGACAATCAGCAGCCAAGCTAAGCTTAGGATAAAGGAGCTTAGAAGGTTCAACGACTAGAGAAATGAGCCTAACAATAATTTTCTCCATGAGTGCCCGACTCTAATCTTAATTATTTAGATTAGATGAAGATATAGTCTGAACTTACAGTATAACCTAACAACAAACTGTAGAATTAAGAGATAAAGAGCTCTTAAGATAACAAAATGTACAAGGAAGCGATTACGATATAGACAAAGCGTACATAATGGGCTTGTCATTTGACGGAAATGGCAAATATGTTGGCTGGAGTAGTTTATTTGATTATAGTTCTATAGATACAATAAAGGCTTCTGAATATCTTCCAATGCCAAAAAGAAAAATTTATAATAAAGTTGAATATGGATTTAATATTGATTCTTTTGTTGTAGATATTGCTAGTGCAAAAACAGCAGTTGAAAGAATAGAAGGATATGTTAAATTAATAAATTATTTAAATAATAATAATATTACAGATATTTATTATACAACATAGGAAGGAGCAGAAGTTTTAGCAAATTTACGTATGCATGAATTTACTCAAGTTCCACAAAGTTTAACAGAAGATGCTAGTAAAAACTTTATTTCTTCACATATTTAGAATACAGTTTAGAATCTTAGAAATATGATTGGAGCTTATTCTCCTATTGACATGGAAATATTTAGAGATGCTTCTGAAGCAAGTCCTAAAGGTGAACAATCTTCAAAAATGACTCTATTTAATCCTGCTACTAAATTATTAATGCAATATCAAAATATTACTGGTAAAAATGTAATTGGTATTGCAGCTAATGGTGAAAAAGCTTCTTTTATGTGGCACTATTATTTAAATGATGTTATACAAAAAACTAATATTGATGTTATTGCTCTTTAGAAGAAATCTAATTCAATAATAGATAATATTAATAAAGTTTCTAAAATATAGTATGAATATATAAATGTTTTAGAATATTTAACAAATGAAAATTATCAAAAGGATATAGAAGAAGATAAACGGTATAGTGATATTCCAGAGTTAAAGAAACTTTTTTAGGATTTAAAACCATATGCTGATAAAGTTAAAAAATCATTATTTGGTTTTAAAACAACTAGAATTAGAGGTAGAGCTTCTGGAAATATAATACCAATAGAAATAAATACATTGCCAGATGTTAATTTTGAAGGAATAGATCTTAGATTAAGGGAAAAATATGGTACAAGATTAACAGGAGATATTACTGTGGATTTGATGATTTCTCAAATTCTTTCTGCAGCTACAGATTTTCGTAAGCAGCAATAATTATTTGGTTAATTCAGAAAGTAATATTATATTTGTATATAATAAAAATTATACAATTATGAAAAAAATTTCTGAAGAAACAATTGGGAAAATTAAAGAACTTTATGATCAAGGATTAAGCAATTTAAAAATTGCAAAAGAATTAGGTATTGGAAACCAAACAGTAAGTAAATACTTAAAAGAAAGATTTGGAATTGAAAAGAAAAAATATGTAAAACAAATAGATCAAGATACTTTTGAAAAACTTTGGAATGAAGGTAAATCTGATAAAGAAATTGCAGAATACTTTGGAGTAAAAGAACTTACTATAAGAACTTATAGAACTAAAGGAGAAAATGCTGGAAAATTTAATATTATAAGAAATTTTTCTCAAACTGAGCAATTTCTATCAGAAATTCAAGACCAATTTATTAGAGGAAGTTTATTAGGGGATTTAAATTTATCTAACCCTACTTTTAATAGACATACAAATTCTAGACTTGCATTAGTACATAGTAATAAACAAGAAGAATTATTTCTTAAGAAAGTTGAAATTCTTGGAGAATTTATGGGATCATATAAATTGTACACATCAAATCTAGATACTAGAACAGGAAAAGTATATAAGTCATGGAGAGGAAATAGTAAATCCCATCCTGTTTTTACTAAAATATACAATGAACTTTATCCTAACAATAAAAAAGTTTTAACTCAAGAATATCTTGATACAATACATCATCCTATAGCATTAGCATATTGGTTTATGGATGATGGAACTTATAATGGAATATTTGCTACTCATTGTTTTTCTCTGAAAGAAAATGAACTATTATGTATGTGGTTAATCAAAAAATGGGGAATAAATTGTACTATTCAACATAATTTAAATCAATTTCAAATATATATTAAATCTGAATCAAGACTAAAGTTTGAAAAATTAATTTTTCCATATATGCTGCCATCTATGTATTATAAGCTCAAATACTTAGATGTATTACAAGCAGAGTCTGTAGGATAAAATACCTCGTGAACTCAGGGAAAATCCTTAGAGCTTTAACTACCAAGCATAAATAGTAATATATTATGTGGCTGAAGTAATTATTCAGGTATGGTAATAAGGTTAAAGATTGGACAATCCTGATCCAAGTTTCCTATAAAAGGAAAAAGGAGCAACGACCATCGAAAAGCAGAATTTATTCTGAACTTAGTAGAGTAGGAATTGTAATTCCGAAGTGCGAGGATTCTTAAATATTTAAGAATAAGATATGGTCTGAACTTATATGAAAGTATAAGATTAACAAAATTGAATGCAAAAGAGCTAATATTAGCAAAGGTTAATGCGGGTAATAAATTAGCTAAAATGTATTTATTTATGGTTACTTTAGGATTCGATATTAAAGATATTGTAAAATTTATGACTAGTCCTATAGTATCATTTATTGATACAATTACAGAACAAAATATATTTACTGGATAGAATCTTAGTATTCAAGATGCAATAAAAATTGCAAGAGGTAACTATAAAGATTATTATTATTCATTTTTAAGCAATAGAACTTTATCTAAACTTAATAATCTTGACAATACTTCTGAAATTAAAAAGAAATTAAAACAAGGCATTACTGAAGGAATTGAAAATACTTTTCCAAAAGGTAGTAAAGAATTTATTGAATTCGAAAATGCTTTAAATGCTATTAAAGAAATTAAATATATATTAGAATCAGTAATAGATACTGAAGTAGAAGCAATATATAAAGCTACTAAAAGAAACAAAGAAGAAATTCGAGAAGAAATTTTAAATAGTATTCCACAAGATATAGATGAATTTGAAAATATCTTTGAAGGAGCAAATGAATTTAGTAATTTTGGACGACTTCTTGGATTTAATCAAGGATTACCTACTTCAAAAGCTGATTTACAAGAAAGAATTCAATTTATACAAAAAATATTAAGTGATAGAGAAGAGAAAATGGGAATTAAAGGTGAACTTCTCGATGTTAAAAAATTATTCACTGATGAAGAATATAAACAACAAATAATAGATAGATATGATAAAGTTAAATTGTGTATTAATATTTTTGAAATAATAGATTAGATTCCTCAATTTCATAGTATTTTTGAAATTTTTTCAGCTGTACTAGATATTGATCATAATATTTCTATTAAAACTAAAAAATTTGATGTTGTTTATAAAGAATTAAAAGAAGGTGAATATAAAGTTGGATATATGTCTAAAGAATGGCAAACTAGACTATTAAAAGCAATAGATAATGCTATTATTGCTAAGTTTGTAAATCAGTTAGATATTAAAATTCCATATAAAAAAGGATCTAGCCTTTTAAATGAATTAAGATAGGTTATTCCAGCTGCACAAGATGGAGAAATAGAATTTAATTCTTTAAGTGATATAGCATCATTTAAATAGTTATTTGAAAATTCTATAATTCCAATGCTTAAACAAGGAAAATATATTGATATTTAGAAAAAAGGAAATAAAAAAGAATATATTGTAGTTGAGGATAAATCTTTAATGAGCAATGAATTTATATAGTCTTTAATAAACGGAGATGATCACGATATGCCTTTATATAAATGTGATATAGATATGCTTACTATTGAAAATTCTCCTAATAGTAAAGTTAAATTTTAGAAATATATAAAAGGATTATAGGAATTATAGAAAATTAAAATAAATGGTATATCTTTATCTGATATATTTGTTTTATATAATTTAATTACAAATAAAAATCAATATGGTTCAGATAGAATGACTACATTATTTGATTCATTTATATAGAATACTGGACAACTTTCACTCATAAAAAAATATCTACAATTTGTTGGAGATTTAGACTATAAAGGTTCAGAAAAAGATTTACAAATTAGTATTATTGACTTGATGAAAGAAGCTGCTGCTATAGTTAATTCTGAAATTGGATAGAAAGATCCAACTATTATAGTAAATACCGAAGATGGACCAGTTCTTATGATTAGACAAAATGGTAGATATGTTCCATTTGGTGAAATAGTTCCTAAAGTTGATGGCGAAACAAAAGATGATACATTAGCTAGAATATATAATTAGAACAGTTATTTCACTCTTGGAGGAGTTTATTCAGAAACAGTTAATAAACTAGTTGATAATTTAAGAAATATTACTGATAAAACTATAGATGCCATTAATTAGTTATTAAGACAAGGTACAATACAATTATAGAAAATTTGCAAATGAAATGTAAAGTAATATTTACAGTTGGTGGAGAAGAAATAGATCTGGATCTGGAAACAGATTCAGATCCTTCTACACTTACTGATCAAGACATATTAAACGCTCTTATAAATAATAAAGATAAGCATACAACATTATGTGATTCAATTTATAATAAATTATATAAGCAATCTAAATTAGGAGAAGTTTCTTTAAATAATATTATTAATAAAGAAGGATTAATAGGAAATTGTACTTTAGATTTTTTAAAACATGAATTTGATACTGTAGATTTTCCTGAAAATGTAGACGCTAATATATTGTTAATAGATAAATTAACATTACCAACAAAAGGCGGAAGTATTTATAATAGAGTTATAAATTCACAAGGTAAGGAATTATTTATAGTAAAAGGTACTAAAGAAGATGTTTAGAAATTAGCTGAATTTTTAAGAGTGCGATAGCAATTAGAAGAACAATCTTTTAATTTTGATGAAACTTCTGCTTATTATCAAGATTTACAAAAAATTCTTATTGAAAAAAATAAAAAAGTTGATAAGAATAATAAAAAAATTGATAATATTTTTGATTTAATGCTAGATTTTCATTATAATAGAAGTAAATATCAAGATATATATATAGATAATCGTAGTGCATATTCTATTTTAACTAAAACATTAAATACTATTTTATAGTATAGTAATAGAATATCATATTCTGACGAATTTGTAAATACAATTAATCTTCAAATAACACATCTTGATAATAATAAAAAATATTTAACTTTAGATGGTTTATTTGCAGCAGTAAAAAATTATCATCCAGAAATTTTAGAAAAATTAAAATTAGATACTAAAACTAAATTTAATAATTTCTTTTCTAAACCAGCATCAGAAACAAAAGAACAATTATCAAAAGTATTTGATGAAGTTAATGAAGAATCATATGGATATTATACATTATTACAATCTTTATTTTCAGCAGAACCTGACTTTACTTTAGAATATGTAAGTAATTCAAATCAAGGAATTCTTTTAAAATCTGTTCCTAGATCAATTTTATCAAAATATGGAATTTCATATGATACTATTCATACATTTGACATAATTAATAAAGAAGATTATAAAGGATATAAAATATATAAATTTTTAGAAAATGAAAAAGAAGTATTTATTCCATCTAGAGGGTATCTTACTGAACAACATCAAGTTAAAAAATATGATTCTGAAGAAGAGGTAAGAAAATATATTGACAGTGCTGTTGAAAAATAGGATATTAAAAAGAATGCATTTCTTGAATTTAAATATAGAGATCGTTATAAAGATGATGATGGTCAAATAAAATATACTGATGAACTTGATTCATATACTTTATATACTTCACAATCATTAATTGTTGGATCTATTATAGAATCGTTAGATGTTCCTATTGTTGAAGGAACTAGAATTCTAAATGGAGAAGATAGACTTTTTAGAGAAGACAGACAAAATTTATCATCATTTAAAAAAATTGTAAATGGATGGAATATTTCAGAAGAAACTAAAAATAATATTTTTAAAACAGTAGATAATGCTGAAAAAATTACAATATTTATTTATAAATTAAATGAACTTGTTCCATCTGGAGAACGTACTGGATAGGATTCTACAATGTAGAAAATTGTTGATATGATTAATAATGCTCCTAAAAAAGCATATTATATTGAATCTAAAGGTTTTATTAAAGGTAAAAATAAAAATTATTATAGAATTATTCCTACTGATGCTATTAAAATTGATGAATATAAAAAATAGAAAAGAACTCCAATAATTCTTTTAATGAATGCAATTTCAGATGTACTTAAAGAAAATTTTAAAGTACAAATAAATATGCTATCAGCAGAAGAAATATCTAAAAAATTTCCAGAAATAAATGCTAATACATCTAAAGCATTTATTAAAGATGATGAAATTTATATAAATACTACAATTGCATCATCTTCAGATTTACTTCATGAATATTCTCACTTAATATTAGGAGTATTAAAAACAGATCCTAATTTAAGAAAAAATTATGAACAATTAATGTATTTAGTTGCAAGTAAATTATCTAAAGAAGAAATAGATAGATTTAGAAGAAAATATAATGAAGTATCTGAAATGGATCTTATGGAAGAAATATTTGTTGAAAAATTTAGTAATTATGTTATGGGAACTATAGATCCAAATTTAAGACAAATATTTATATCTTAGGATAGATTTATGAAAGATGCTACTAAAATAATATTTAATAATGAAATAGATGATTTACAATCCTTTTATGGTAAAACTATTGAATCTGTATTTACAAGATTTAATTCTGATGTAGCTCAATTACTTTAGACAAAAGGATTAGATTTTGCAAATACAAAAACATCACGTATGTATTCAAATTGGATTTCTAAACAAATTAGAGAAGGTGAAATAAAAGAACAATGTTATGGTTAATTGTAAATATATATTAAAAGGATAGACATTTAATTCATATACTGAATTATTAAATCATTTAGATACATTAAATCTTGATTTTAAAAAGCTTAAGATTTCAGATATAGTATATAGTAGAGTTGCTTCTCAAACAGCATAGATAGAAAAAATTAAAGAATTAAAAGCTGAATATGTTCCTAAAATTGATATAGCAGCTAATGTTTCTTCATTAGTAAATGGAGAACCACAAGTAAAAGGAGCTAAAACTATTCTTGATTTTATAGATAGTGAATCTTGTACTCTTCCTTCTGGTAATCGTCTTGTTACTCCTATTAATAGAGAAGACTATATAAAAAGACAAATAGATATATTATCTAAAGATATGGATCGAGAATTAGCAGAGAAAAAAGTTGCTGAAATAATAAAAAGTTGGGAACAAATACAAAAAGATTCTTTTGCTTTACATAAACTATTTGTAAATGAAAATATACAAAATAAAACAGCTACTGATGTAGATTTTATAAATAGCGTTAAAAATGATATTCCTGAATCTTTAAATAGTGTTGGTGTACTTACAGAATTATTTAATGAATTAAAAAATACTTATAAAAAAGAAAAAGGAAAAATTAGTGGAAGTAAAGCTTTTAAAAATATTAATCTTATTACTAAAATTAAAGGATTGGATGAAGAAATTCTTGGACATATAGATTATCTATTTGTCGGAGAAGATGGAACATTACATCTTTATTTATTTAAAACTACAGCTTCTGATCCAAAAACATGGGCTAATACAAAAGAGGAAAAATATAAATATCAACTTGCATTTCTTAAACAAATGTTAGCTAGTAAAGGATTAAAAGTTAATAATATGACTCTTAATATTATTCCAGTACAATTAGAATATAATACAGATTATTCTAAAGTAAATAAAGTTACAATTCATCCAACTAAAGTATATTCAACTAGACACAGTAATGCTGAATATGCGATGCATAAATTTGAAAATCAAGCAAAAGCTTTTATAAAAAGTTCTACTATTCCTTTTCATATTTCTGATAAGCCTATAGAACGAGCTGATGAAGTAAATAAAGCAATATTTCCAGAATTTAATATAAGAACAGAAGGTATTGCAAGATCAGCTAGAGCATGGATTAAAGCTGCTCCTAATATTGATCCAACTGGAACTGAATAGTTAGTAATTAAAGAAGTTGGAGAACCTGATCATGCTTACGATGTTATTATAAATGGAACTGTACACACAATTAAGTCAGCTAAATCTAAAAATAATAATGAAGAAATACGTAAAGTTGTAGAGCAATATATTTCTGATTTAGATGATGCAAAAGGTTATTCTACTCAACGTTTAAAAGAAGCAATTGAAAGTAGTTATGACCATGGATTTCCAATGTTTGATAAAATACAAGGTTTAAGAGGTTCTGCTACTACATTAAATGCAGTATTTAATAAATATTTACCTAAATTAGATTCAGAAGGAAAAATTGTAGAATCTGGTTGGAAATTGAAAAAAGATTTAATTGATGCTAATGTACTTATTTTTGAAAATGAAGATAATGTAGTTGATATTATATCATTAACAGCATTTGATTTAAATACTTAGGCTGGATTTAAAAAAGGTACAAATATTTTAGGAAGTCATAAATTTGATGGTGAATATAATGATTTAAGAGGTGATTATGGTAATATAGAAGCTGTAAGAACAATGGAACTTCTTAATGAAATTTTACCTTAGTTAGGTGATGTAAAATTAGGAACATTAGGAGTATTAAGTTCTATTGAAGGTTCTAGTTTTAGAAAATTTGATATTGCACATTTTAATAAAACATATTTTTAGCCTATTATTTCTATTGTAGAAAATAATGAATTAAAAATAGAAAATAATTTTAGAGCTGCTCAATTTGTAGATCCTGTTGAAGCTATTTTAGAAGAATATCTTAAAATTGTTGATAAAAAATCAGACAAAGTAAAAGCAGAATATGAAGAATTTGGATTTGATTAGCTTGAAAATGCTCAAACTAAATATGAACAAATGAAAGCATTGCAATATATAATGACACAAATTCTTGATATACATAAAAGATTTGCTGATCCTGAATATTTTAAGACTACTTTAACAGAAGGAAGTGCTCAAACTAGAAATATGGCTATTTTATATGATTTAGTAACAAAAGCATATCTTAATTTATCTGGAGAAACTCCTACATATTAGACTGAACTTGATCCAGTTAATAAAAATTTGTTTACAGCTGCTACTGTACCTGATCCAAATATTAGAATAGTCGTTAACAATTTGCAAATTACACATGATACTATTGCTTCGGAATTCTTAAGTACATTTGATAAAGATGTTAGACCAATATTTGATAAATTCTATTCTGAAACAGGATATACTGCTGCATAGAATATGTCTATTGGTAATTAGGCTCAATAGTATAATAATTTATATCAAAGAGATACAATGACTGGAGAAAATCTTATGATATTTAAAAATCCATATGATATGTCTAATGATTTAAAACCTCATGAAAGAGAATTGCTTAAACCAATATTGTATCAAATTGCATAGATTACTCATAATGGAAAATTTCCTTATGATTTTAATGATAGTAGACTTCCTGAATATATAAAAGCTCATGAAGAATATTTGTGGGTTCCATTAGAAAGAGCATCAAAAGCTACTTCTAGATAGAGTGCAAAAGCAATTACTGCTAAAATGAAAAATACATGGAAAAGAATGACAAAAGCTAGTGAAGCATTTGATGAATTTGTTAATAATCTTACTGAAGAAGAACGTGAACTTTTAGGAAATGATAATGATAAATTTTATAAAATGACTTTAACAAATCCATTTTCAGTTAGCATTCCATTTAGTAATAGTTCTACTACAGAAATTGCTAAAAAGAGGGCACAAATGTTAGATAGAAAAAATGGATATGGTCCAGAATTTTTTGAAACAAATGTTGAAAATATTATGATAGATTTTCTAGCTAAACATATTTCAACTGTTCAACTTAATAAACTTCTTGTTACCTCTAAAGCTTTACTTTTACAATTACATTTAACTGGAAATTTTGCTGGAAATGAAGAAGTAGTCGAAAAAGAAGTTAAATATATACAAGACTATTTAAAAGTAAATGTATTTAATACATCTATTATGAGTAAAACTGAAAAAGCAATTGTTGGATATGTACAACCTGTTAAACATGTAGTAACTAATATGCTTCTTGGAGGTAATGTAGTTTCAATGTTTAGAGATGCCTTTGAAGGTATTCAACAAAATTTTATTCGTTCTCTTATTAAATTAAATACAGATATTGATCCTGCTTCTGTTAGAAAAGCATATCAATATGTTATGACTCATGCTACATCTAATGCTATGGCAGTTAATTTATTAAGTAAATTATGTTTAAAATATCGTTTGTCTAATACTGATGTAGGTCGTATTACAGAAAGAGCAAAATCTGGTCGTAATGGTATTTTTAATTATGATAATTGGATGTATGGAACTTTAAGAAGTCCTGATTTTTTAAATAGAATGACTTTATTTGTAGCTAAATGTATGCATGATGGCGTATGGGATGCATATAGTATTGATGATGATAATAACCTTGTTTATGATTGGAAAAAAGATAAACGATTTGACAGATTAGCAGCTAAAGACGTTAATCATCCTGATTATAAAAAACAACGTTCATTATATTTATCTAAAATACGTGAATATAATTAGGAACACCCCGAATCTCCAATAGAACCTGATGGTGACCTTCCAACTCCATATTCTAATAGAGAAATTATGAGTATTCGTGCAGTTGGTGATAATATATATGGTTCATACGATAAAGGTAAAAAAGCAATGTCTGAAAATATGTGTTTAGGAACTTTATTTGGTATGTTTACTACTTGGATGAATGGTATTGTAAATACATATTTTATGAAACCTCAAAAAAATGGTGTATCTAAATTATTTTCAGAACAAGACACAGATGAGCAAGGTAGACCTTTATTCTTTACAGAAGATGGCGGACAAACTACCGAAGATACAGGTGTTCCTGTTCTTAAAAATGTTCCTATACTTATGCAAGGTATTATGTACACGGTTATTGATGCTGCTCGAATGTGTAAGCAAGATGGAATAAAAGCTACATATCAATATATAAAAGGAAATGATGTTGCTAAAGCTAATATGAGAAAATTAATTTCTGATATACTTATGTCATTCTTATTAGCAGCTTTATTTAAATTTGCAGTAGACCCAGCATACAAACAATATAAAAAAGGAATGAAAGATAATCCAGTATTATAGAATTTAGTAACTGAAATTTTATATAAATCATCTTCAAGATCATATGATCAATTTAAAGGCCCAATTAATGTTATACAATTTTTTGGAGAAAATATGAATCCTCCATTTTATTCTACTCCTGTAGAAGTGCTTAAAGAAACTGGTGAAGTACTTATGGGTAAAAAAACTTGGAAGTATTTAATATTTGATAATACTGGTTTTGGCAGATCTGCTAAAGATACTGGACATGCAATATATAGAAAATCATAGGAATAATGACATATTTTGAAATAATACCTAAAGCAAAATTAGGAAAATTAATAAAACTTCCTAATTTCGAAGGAATATTTAAATGGGATTATGGTAGAAATATTTTAGTTTTTAATAATAAAGATTTTTGGTGTGATGCAAATAATTTAGATATATTAAATAGAAAAGACTTTTATTATATAATTTAAAAAAAATAAAGGCATACAACCTAGGAAATTGATCCTAAGCTGTATGCCTTTACTATTTATTTTTGTTTATCAAGCCACATTACTGTCATTATAGCATAATTTGCCATATCCAATAAAGTATCTCTAATGGATTCATCATTTACTTGTTTTTGAATTCCTTTAGATAATGTTTTATATCTATTCCATTTATCTCCAATTCTAATTCTAGATGCAGCAAGACCTTCTTCATTTAAAGATTCTTCAAAACTATTTCCATAATCATGATTCTTCTTTTTAAATGTTTCTGACATATTTTTAGTTATATCAACAAAAAGATCATAATCAGTTTTATAATTTGAAATAGGTTCATCTGTAACTGCTTCTAAACAATATTTAAGATTATTAATATTAGGAATATTATTATAAGACAATCCTGTAGTAATATTATAAAGTTTATTACCATCTGTTGTAATAAAATCACCAGGACTCATAATTGTAGAATCTTCCATAAAACATTTAGATATACATTTATATTTCATATAGTATATTTTTTAACGATTTCAGAAATTATTTTATTATCAATAGTTGGAAATATAGAATTTAAAAACTTAATTGCATTTTCTACTCCTTTTTCTGGAATAGTAATTTTTGGAATTCCAGTTCCAGAATAGTCCATAAAATAAAGTTCATCTGCCCAGTTATATAGTCGATATTCTATTTCTTCAATATCTATCAGACTTGCAGATTGATTTTTTTGATGTTTTTGATTACTCGTACATTTTGACTCTAAATCTTCTGTATGAGTCTCTAAATATTGATTTATTATATCTTTTTTATTTTTCATTTAAAGTTTTATTCCAAGAATTTCAGCATCAATTAATGTAGAATTATCTTCAAAAATTGGAGGAAATCCATATGAATAAGAAGTACAAGTAGTAGTCCAATAACCTTTATTTGGAGAATATAAAATTACTTCTGAACCATTATTAAGTTGATTTTCATCTCTAGTATATTTTATTCCATCAAGTTCTATTCCATCAATTGTTATACGAAGATGACCAATAGGTAAATCAAATTCAGCAGGATAAAGTTTAATTGTTTCTACTTCTTTATATAAATCTTCAGGAACCATATATGAATTATCAGGACAAGGGTGCCCTTCAATTTCTTGACAAAAGATGCACTCTTTCCATCTAGGATTCCCCATATAGTTTTGAATTTCTGGCCAAGACACCATTATATATTTATTCATAATAATAAAATTTATTTCTTTTTCTTAGTTTTCTTAGATTCTTTAAACATCTTTTTCTCTCTTTTACCTAAAAATTCATATTTTAATTCTGATTTAGGAAAAGATGTTAATATTTTAGATTCTAATTCTTCAATATTGTTACAATTTTTTATAGTTTCATCAAATTTTCTAAATTCTATATTTAGCCATTCAAGTTGATACCAATTAGTTTCATCAAAACTAATTTTCATTTGATATATTTGATTCATACTAATCCCAATCAATTACAATTTGTTTATCATATTCTGTTACTGAATATCCATGATAGTTAAGAGTTTCTTCAAGATCAGATATTTGATTTTCATTAAAAGTAGATAAAGAATATCTATATGATGTATATCCTTTTTTAGCACGTTCAATTAATATATTTTCTAATTGATCTAAATATTCATCTGGAAAACAATTTTTAACTGAATATGCAATATCATGAAGTTCATTTGCGGTAATCATTTTCAATTATTTCGTATAATGATTGTAAATTTTCATCAAATGTAAAATCTTTATCGTAATCTATATTCCATTCTTTATTTACTCCAGAATTAGAAATATATCCTGCGTAGAATTTTCCATTTTCATAGAAAACTCCTAAAACGCAGGATTCATCAGGTGATAATATAGTAGCTGTTTGCATCATATTTCTAAAAACAATGGATCATAAACGGGATCATATTTTTCATTTTTTATACTTACATTATACCTTTTAGTTTCTCCAATTTCAATACAAGAATGATCTGTACTATGTAAATGCCCAACAAATAAATATTTTGGTTGTTTTTGTATAATTGCTTTTGCAAGAGGCTTATTTCCAATATGTTCTCCTGTATTCCATACTACATTATCAAATAAAACATCGCCCCAACCAAATGGTTGATCGTGAGTTAAAAGTATATCAAGATTTTCAGGTATATCTTGATATAATTTATCAAGTATTTCATCTATTTCCATAAATGCCCAATTACCAAATAATTTACAATATGGAGTTCCAAATATAGAATATTCTTTACCAGATTTAGATGTATAAACATAATTTTCATGAAAAAGATAAGTTACTTTTTTATCTTTAGGAAATAACGTATACATAAAATCAAGATTAGAACAACCAAAATCATGATTTCCAGCTATAAATATAACTTTATCACATGGTAATGATTCACACCAAGGTTTAAATTTATTTACTAACCAATATCTCATTTGTGTATAATTACCTTGTATATTTAATGGTGAAATATCTCCACATATACAAACTAATTCGCAAGGTTTAAAATAATCTTCTACAGGAAGTAAAGTTCCATGAAGATCTGATAAAGCATATATTTTCATTTCATTAAATTTTGATAAAAAGGTTGTTTAATGTCATCATTTAATTTATCTAAATATTCATTTTTTATTTGATCCATAAGAAATACACCTGGTGCATTTTCATCATATCTATCATATACAGAATAAATATTTGGAATTAATATACTATTACTACTAATAGATTCATGAATATTAATATAATTTAAACAATCTTTTTTCTTTTTAAAAAATGGAGATATAGGTATGCTATCATCAATTATTATTCCACATTCAGTACAATGATAAAATGATTCATTTACACCATAAATAATTTTTAATTCACTTCTAATTCCTTCTACATATTTAGTATAGAAGGAATTAAAAGTAGTTACAGATTGTTTATAATAAGGAAATATTTTATGTTTATTAATACTAAATCGTCCATCTAAAGAAGTAATATATAAATTACTAAAATGATGTCGCCATAAAGTTCCCTTTTCAGTTTTAATATATTTATACCAACCATTTTGTTTTAAAAACAATCCGATTTTAATAGCTTCATTTGAATTAATTGTCATACACTGTCCCAAGTTTCACCTTCACAAACCCATAATTCATGATATAAACAGCCATATTCTATAGACATACATCGCATATAAATATCATCTTTATTTGGAATACCTTTTCGTAGTTCTTCCATTAAATCTTCAGGAAATGTCCATTTAGAATCAAATCTAATATTTATATATTCATCAGATTCATCATATTCATCATAAAATGAAAAATATTTTTCAAAAAATTTATTAATAAATTCTATATTTCTAGAATCTTCAGAATAAGCATAAAATTCATTATTACAGATATTAGCCATTTTCTATTTCTCGTTTAAGTTCTTTAGATCCTTTTTTAGTTAAAGACATTTCAACACATGGAATAATCATTTTAAATGGAGAAAATGTATCTTCAGATCCATCTTCAGCTTTTCCATATTTATTTCTAAGTCTATATAACTTAGAATCATATTGCCATGCAGAATAACATCTTAAAGTTTTCTTTTCTTTATAATATAGCCATTCTAGAAGATATTCCCAATAATAAGTATCTCCATTTTGTTTAATGCCAAATTCATCTTTATAATATACATCAAAATTAATTGAAAATCCAAATTTTCTAAAGAAACATACCCAAATATATGGATTTCTTTCATGTCTTGGACTATTAAATTTATCTTTCCACATTAAATCGTGTATAGAAATTTCTAATATTTTTCCAACATATTTAGAATTAATATATGGACAATTATAACGTATTTTACTAAAGAAATGAATACTAATTTTTGGACGTTTAAAATATTTTCTTGCTTTCCACCATGTAGCTAATGGATTTTCTATCCAAAATCCAATATAATTTCTTTTACCATCATGAGAAGTATACCAAGGAAAAGAAAATTTCTTTAATATATTTTTAATTTTCATAATTTAATGTTTTTACAAGATAATCAATTGCATCAATTTCTCCTCTAGTAAGAGATATAATTTTAGAATCATTGATAGAAATATCATATCCGTCTCCATTAATCCATTCACATATTTCAATTCGATCATCTTCTTTAGCAAGATAATCATATTTATGTAAATTATCTGTTATTGTTCTTCGATTATCGTGTTCCATAATTTTAATTATGTCCTGCTTCTAAAATTGGAAGACCTGTTTCAGTGGGAATATAAATAATTTTATCTCCTTGATTTAAATTTTGTTGTCTTACCCAAAGATATTGAATATAAGTTGGTGTAATACTACCATTTTCAATTTCTATAGCTTGGGCAGCACCTTTAGCGCGTTCTACTTCGGCTTGCGCATTAAGTTTTTCTGCCTCAAGATTGGCTTTTGCTTCCTCAATTTTAATACGTCTATTTTGTTCAGCTTTAGCAAATTCAGCTTTACCTGACATTTCTTGAGACCAAACATTATAACTAGGAATACCAATCGCTAAACCAATTATTCCTATTATTGCTACTACTATTGTTAAAATAATATTTTTTGTTTTCATCGTGATATATAAATATAAGAATTTGGATATTGTTTTAAAGCTTCAAGATATTTAGCTACAAAAGGTACAAAATGCTCATAAACACCCCAGCCATTTGGACTATCAAATTGTTTATAATAACTAGGTTTCATAATTAATTCTTGTAATCCTTTTTCTACTATATTAATAATATCTTTTGCTTGAATTGCATTTATTTCTTCAGGCCTCCATAAAGCTTGATATATACCAGCTTTTTCAGCCATTTCGCCTAGATTATGAGTAATATTAGCTGAATATAATTCAGAATCATCTGTATTAATTATATCATCATAATCATTATTATTTATTTGTTGTTTATGTTTAAATAAATATACGTCTAAACTCATTTCTTTTTAATTTTTAAATCTTCCATAAATAGTTCAGTTATAACTTCAAGATTTAGTTTTATTTGTGAATATACATCAATCTTTTCTTTAATTTTTCCTGAAGGAAAGCTTGTAAGAACTATTTCATATTCACATCTACTCCAAAATCTATATTTAGCTTTACTATCTATAAATTTAGTACATTCTTCAAGTGTTATAGGTTTTTCTTTGGCTTCTTTATAACACTTTTCAAAATAAGGCATAACATCATAAGGGATAAATTCCTTTTTGTTAAAATCTTCTATAATAACATTAAAAGCTCTCATAGTAAATGTTTATCTTTAAATTGTTCTTGTAAAAAATCAGCTATCTTTTTTATATCAGGGTGTGCATTTGTGGCAGTTCTCAATTCAAAGAAATGCTTCCAATCACTTACAAAACCTGTATATATTACTTCAGTAGCTGTACATAAAAGAAGAAATTCTCTAGCTTCTTGTGGTTGTAATCCTAATTCTGTAACTAGATATAAATAACTTACTTCTGTTTCTATCATTTTTAAGAAAAGATGTAATTCATCTTGTGGTAATTTTGTTTCTATATTTGTTCTTTCTCCTATATTTCTAACAGTAAATGGAGAATGAGCAAGTAATGTAACTGCCCAATAGGGAGCACAAAAAGTAAGTTCATTTTGAAATTTATCCTTAGTAAAATTACAATATCTTGTACTTTGTTCACTTACAGAAAGCGTTCTATGCCTATTCCACTCTCTAGATACTGAAATAGGACATGTAACTCTTACAGTTACTCTTTTTTCATGAAATTCTGTAGGTTCACATAAATATTGTAAATCATTTTCCCAATGATTTTCAAGAATTACACGATAATTAGTAGTAATATAATAAGTACGTTTTCCATACGCATTCATTAAATCTTCATATTCAAGTTTTTCTATTACTTTACTATAAGGATTATTCATATAGGCATGAGCTGTACCTTTATTACCATAAATTTTAAGATATACAGTTCCATGTTCTGCAACACTGCGATGCTTATAAACATTAACTATTTTATCAACAAAATCTTTTGCAGTAGTAGAATTACAATTATCATCATATTTAATAAGTCCTTCAGACTTATAACAATTTCTTGCAGCAAGTTCTATTTGTTCATAAATACCCTGAAGTCCAGGTTTTTGTGGTAATATTTTTACGTCAGAATGAATTATTCTCATAAATTTTCTTTACTCCATAATTTAATAATATCAATTCTAGCACATGCTTCATGAAGACTTTTATCTAAAGGAATTTCATCAAGCACTTTTTGTTCTTTATTATTAAGCAATAATCGGGAGACAGATATATCTCCCGATTTAACCAAATAAACTACATAATGTCTATCATTTTCTAAATGATTAGCCCAATCAGTTAATTCTTTATCAATATAAAAAGTATATCCATCTTCGTTTGTATATACTTCTTTAAAATTATTTTCCATTATTTTCTAATATAATTATTGAAAATATAAATTTTTTTATTTCAATTTAGACGCTTTAGTTTGTTCTCTAACAATAGTTTCTTTAAGATTTCGAAGTTTTTCAACTGTTTTAGGATTAATTAATCCAGCTGATTCATTTCTATAACAAGTATAAATTTCAATAGCTTGATTAATAGCTTTTTGTACTTCAAATAGATATTGTGCTTTATTAGACATTTTATTCACGAATTATTTCAAAATCATCAACATTCCAATCTGAACAATCTTCTAATACCATTTTTAAATATAAAGGCATACCAGCAGCTTTTAAATCTAAATCATATTTAAAAATACTATTTACACAATCTGCTAAATCAATAGGTAGTGTTACTTGATTATCAACTAAATTATGTAAATCATTTTCATGATTTTTACTAGATAATTTGAAATTTTTACTTATACTTAATGAAATTGTAACTTCAATTTCTTCTTCATCTTGTGGTTCCTCATTATAAGGTGCAGTTGAATCAAATTCAGCACCAGGAGGATAATATCCAGATTCCATTTTAAATAAAATCAAATAAATTAATTTTAGTATTATCTATTTTTTCTAAATTCTTTTTATTCATTCTTTTAGCATAAAAAATTGGAATAAATTTTTCATACCATCTAGCATCACTAGCCATAGATCCAACGTATTGATCTGTTTGAGATTCTAAATTATTATTAAATGAATGAATTTGTTCCCATGTTGTTTTATAATTACCTCCATAAAAAGTAATTTTTGGATATTGTTCTGGAAGTTTTTCACATAAAATTTTAAATAAATATTTACTATGTTCATTATATTTCTTTTCTAATATAATACGAACATAAGGATCATTTACTTTTTCAGAAATTTCATCTAATATATTAAATAATTTATTAGAATCATTTCCATAATCCATAACACCATGAGCAAATCTTACACTTCCATTAAATTCATCAAACCATACTCTTATATCAAAACATCTAACACCTAATTTAATTAATTCATCTAAATTATGTTTTTGACATTTAGAAATAAAATTAAATATTTTCATCCAACTATGTGTTGGAGATAAATAAGATAATGTATTATGTGCTCCAATCATTTAATAATATATTCAGTATTAATAATATTCCAATTTTTTAAAAGACTATCTTTTATATTAATATTAATTCCACATTTATCTTTAAGCATTTTATCAATAAATTCTGGATATTTATTAGGAAAGATAATTTCTTTTTCTGCTAATTTTTTTATATCATCATTAGAAGCATTATCAGGCACTTCTATATAAAAGTCAGTACTAAGATTAGTACTGACTGTAATATTTACGAATTTACTCATTTACAAACATTCATTAGCATCAGGTCTCTTGACTGTTTTAACAAAATCTCCATCAAGATAAGCTGTTTTCCAAGTAATTGAATCAGGAGGATTAATTGCCAAACCATTTTTATCATGACAATAATCCCAATTATCCAATAATATGTATAATTTAACTAGATTACTTGTACATTCTTCAATAGTTTCAAGAGTATCATTAAACTCATTTTCTACAAATATAATAGTATCTTGTTCAGGAGGACAAAATTTATTAGGTTCGGTCATATAAACAAGATTTCTAAGTCTATTTTTTGCATAATTTAGAGTTCTAGTTTCCTCTTCAATTTTATTTTCTACATCATATTTAGAGTTAAAAGTTTCTCTATTAAATGTAATATTACAAAATAAATCAGTTTGCCATCCCATAATCAAATAAATTTGGTATGTTGTTTTTATTAATAACATTCACAATTTTCATTGCTTCAGCAATATAAAATTGATAGTTAATATTATAATCTTTAAAATCTTCTTTTTTAACAAATTTATTAAATAAAGTTGCAGAATATCCAATATTTACTCCAACTATATTATGATTTTCTTTAAATTCTTTAAACAAAGATCCACCATTATTAGATATATAATATCTAGTAGTTCTATTCAATTCTTTTGTACATATTTTATTATTATCTATATACTTATAAATCGGAATAGATTTAGAATTTGTTTTTAGTCTTAAACAAAAATCATAAATATCTTTATGATTAAAAATAGTATCTCTTATAGGAACATTATTTACAAAATATTCTTTAAGAGCCATAGGTACAATTCTCATAGATGGATCTTTATGATATTCTTGAAATATTTCAAAACATCCTTTTAATTTAAGATGCTCATTTTCAGAAGTATTATCATCATATACAGCAATATATGAATTAACATCTCTCATTATCATTTTACTATATAAAACTTCTTCAATGCCGAGAGTAGTTTCTTTAGTTAATTGTTCATTTACTGCTCTAATTTTGTCTAAGTACTTACGATTTATTAAAATCGTTTGACCATCAGTGTTCGTTTGCAAAAATTTAATATTACCTTCACATGCATTATACATTCTTTCAGCCCACATAGCTATAAATATTTGTCCAGCTATTGTTGTTTTGAAAGTGTATAATCTATCAAACATAAAGCTACTATCTTCATTACTTTTTCCATATGTGCCATTTAAAATTAATTTATATCCTTCAATTAATGCATTATTTCGTTCATTTTTTGGTTTATGTTTTTCAGCTATACGTTTTTCTATAAAACCACTATATAATGACATAAATTCAGGGCCAAGATGTTCAGGATAAAGATTTAATGATTTAGCAATACTAGGATATAGTGAAGAAACATCAAGATCAACAATTACATTAATAGAATCGGAAGTATAAACACCAGGGCCACAATCTCCATGACTTCCTCCTAATCCAAAATTAAAATTATATCCATGAAAATTAATAGTACATTCAAATTCCTTTTTTTCTCCTACAACAGTAGTATTGTTTATAATATCTAAAAATTTATTAAATTCTTTAGATTTTATATTACACCAAAATGGAACACAATCTTTTAATTTTATTGGGCCTCGTACTGTTCTTAATTTTTTTATTTCATATGGATTTTTATTTACAGCTCTAGAATATAACTGAAGCATTAATTCAGAACCCATTCCAACATCTGGTAAATTTAGACATTTAATATTAAACATCTTATTTATTTGTTGTCGAAGTTCTATTTTATTTCTTCCTTTATATACTGGATAATCTGTTTTTCCAATAGTAACTAATAAAAATTTATAAGTAGCTAGAACATCATTTGCGTTATATGCTAGTACTGACTCTTCATCTCCAGGATTACACCATGTAGTATGATGAATAGGCATTTCTTCAACATTTTCCATACGCATAGCTATTTCTAAATCTTTTAAACTAGCCATACGTGCTTTATTATTTAAATGATGTATTTTATATAAATCTAATTGAGGTATATATGTATTTTTATCAGCAATAACACTGAATTCTTGTTCAATAATTTCTTGAGATTTATTATATAATGCTTGAGCTACTTCTTGTCCAGTTAAATATTTATAATTTTCAAAATGATTAAGTAAATGATGTTCTAATGGATAATCATATGAAAGATTATTAAATCCTACTTGAATTAATTTATCTCTATTAAGATGTTTATATAATTCTTTTAAATCATTTCTCCAATTACATATAACAAATTGATAATATTTATCTTCTTTAGGACAATATCCAGTATATGTAAATAAATTTCTTAAACATTCAAGATCATATACTTCTAAAATCATAATTATTCATTACCATTATGCCATAGAGTTTTTCCATCTCTATCCATAATTTCACAAGTCATTTCTCCATTATTTTCTTCTGGACGAAGATATACTTCAGTTTCATCTAAATATTCAACATCCATACAATCGTCATATTCTCCAGATTCTGCAATATTTATTGCTTCTTCTAAAGATTCTGCTTTAATCATAACTTTATCTCGTCTCCAAACAGTAATTTTATTATCAACTAGCAAATAATATTTTTCCATAATTTATAATAATTCTTTTAATTCTTTACTATATTTTTCTTTAATTTTACATAAAGCTTCATGTTGAATTTGTCTAACTCTTTCTGCACCAATTCCAAATCGAATAGCAATTTCTTCTAATGTCATAGGAAACATTCCTAATCCAAAAGACATTCTTATAACATCACCTTCTCTATTTGATAATTTATATAAAACTGATTCTAATTCTTTAGAAATAGATTCATCAATTGCTTGACTATCTGTATTAATAGAATTATTATTTGGAATTACGTCAAGTAAACATCCTGCTTCTTGATCTGTACTAAAAGGAGCATCTAATGAAAGAGATTGCCCAATGGAAGTTATAGCTAAAGAAATTTTATTAGATTCTATTTTAGTTTCTTCTTCTAATTCTTCATTAGATGGTTTTCGTTGATATTCTTTTTCAAATTTATCAGCGACTTTATTAATTTTATTCAAATTTGCTATTTGATTCATTGGAACTCTAACAGTTCTACATTGTTCTGATATAGCTCGCATTATAGCTTGTCTTATCCACCATACAGCATAAGATATAAATTTATATCCTCTATCAGGATCATATTTCTTAGCTGCTTCTATTAAACCAAATGAAGCTTCTTGAATTAAATCAACTAAACTCAAACCTTTATTTTGATATTGTTTAGCAACAGATATAGCAAAACGAAGATTAGCTTTAACTAATTTATCTAAAGCTTGTTTATCACCTTTTTGAACACGCTTAGCTAATGCTATTTCTTCGTTAATATCAATCATAGGCTGTTTAGATACATCCTTAAAATATATACTTAAGGATGCATCTTGCCTATCAGTTATTGTTTGCCCTATAGTTATAGGTTTCATATTTAAAGATATTCTTCTAATTCTATTTTTTTGTAAACTTTATCAAGAACATCAGATTCATATTCAGCAATAGTTTCTTCAAGAGCACTCAAAGTACGTGCCTCGTTAATTCTATCCATTTTAGGAACATAATATGTTTTTTCATTTATTACTAACAAAAAGTTAATATGTCCAGTTTCTTGTGGAAATTGAAAATAAATTTCAGAATTCTTTGAAAATAAATCTTCAATTGTACTAGGTTGATTTTCTTTAACATTAGGTTCAATACTTCTTTGCAATATCAAATGAACTCTCAAATTAGGACCAAGATTATAAACAATATTTTGTCCATAATAATTGATACAATCAATATATTTAGTTCTAGATTCAATAAGATTATTAAAAATTTCAATGATTTTATTATCAAGTGTTTCCATTTTTATTTAAATAAAATAATTAATATTAATTTTCATCTTCTATATTTTCCTCACCTTTATCTAAAGCTTGTTGTTCTTTATTAATAAAGGCAAAAGATTTTAATTTGAAAGCTCTAGACATTCCATCCTCAATTTTAATTACAATACCTTCATGTGGAACTTTATTATTACAATCAGGAGAAAGTTGTTCCATATTAAAATTAGCATCATTAGCAAGTTTATCTATGAAACATTCATTCCAATTATCACAATTATTTAATTCAGGATAAAGATCTTTAGCTTTACCATAATAGTATTCTTTCACAGGAATTAATCCTGTTTTTTCACACCATTGTTGAACTTGATGAGTAGTATATTCAAGAACATCCCCATCTACATTAGTATAAGTAATACGATAAATTCTTACTTTAAAATGTTTTTCTGGAGTATATTTTTCTCCTTTTTTTGGTGCTACGCATCCATAATCATAATTTTTCTGAATATATGCTCCAGTTGGAAGAAATCCTACTATTTCATAATAAGCTATTTGCCCTTTTTCAAGATGCGGTTTAACAATTTTATCAGCTTCTGCCCATACATCTATTCCATAATATCCATCTGTAATTTCTTTATTATAATATTTATTTTTTATAACAGTTCGAGATGAATATAAATAGTCATAAGCATCAAATTGATTTCCAGTTAACCATTTAGCAATTTTTTCTTTTAAAGATAACTTTTTATGGCATAATACATATGCTGAAATGCCAGATGTTCCATGTATTTTACCAGATATTTGAATAATAGAATTTGGAGTTAATACGAAAGGACATTTCTTAATAACAACTGTGTTGTAATGGTATCTAAATTGGGTGTCAATAACTCTATCATATCTTTTTGACACTTTTTTGATTTTGCCATTACCTGTGCTTTGTTTTTCATAATTTTCTCTTTTTGGGAGATACTTTTTACTAATCCAGAATTCTTTTCCATTATGTTCGATTGCATCAAATTCCGTATTTTCTTTGACATTTTCAAGTTCTTTATTTGTTACTGATATAATATAATTTTCAAAGATAGTAATAGGAATAATAAATCCTTCAGATAATTCTCCTCTTAATTTAATAGCTTTAACTCTGCCATTATCCTCAAACATTCCAGATTGTTCTGGATCTTTGTTTAATTCTTTATGCCTATATAAATTAGCAAAACTTAAAAAATCACTATTTATTTGAGATAATACAGGAAAATAAATATATAATCCAGGTTTTGAATCTATACCAGTAATTATATTGAAACCATCTATAGCACAACATTTTAATTTAGTTACTTCTGGATCATTATGCTTACGAAATGTTTCTATTTTAACTATTTTAGATAAATAGTTTTCACTTGCTTTTTTACTTTTTATTAACTTCATCTTTAATTATTTAAATATTCTGTTAATTCCTTTTCAAATTCTTCACAAGTTAAATCATTAACATTTACTTGATAACAAAGATAATCGTTATTAGATTTTATGTATTTAGTATAATATAAAATATCTGTAAATATATTATAACTAATAATTAAATTATTATAACCATTATCATTAATATATTCTATCCAAGGTTCTGTTTCATGAGTTTCTGATCCTACATTTAATATGGAACTACTTTTTTCTTTAAACCCAAGTTTCTTTAATATTTCACTATGTTTATTAAGAAAAATATCCATTTCAGAAATAAATCCTTTAATTATTTCATTTTTAGTTGTAATAGGATTTCTAATCATTAATAAAGCTTTATGAAAATTCTCTACAGTAAGACTTTTAAAATTTTCATAAGGATCATCACAAGAAAGAAGTATATTTCCAATCCAATTATCACTAAAATCTACTTTTCCTTCTGGATAGCCAAATTCTTTAGTATATAATTCAATACTTCTTACTTCACATTTATTCCAATCAGGAGTAAATTCTGTATTTTCAGGAAGATTTTTTAGAAACTCATAATAATCTTTAGTATAATTAGTATAAAGAACAATATGTTCATTATCATGATGCCAATCAATTCCAGTTAATTCTTGATCTAAAAATTGGCAAGATTCAGAATGAAAATCAAGTTCTTTGAGAATTTTTGCCCAATCGGCTAATGTTTTAATTTCTAACATTTTAATTACATAGCTGCCATTCATTAGACATAATTGCGTCTATATGAAAATGTTTTACTTTATAAGAAAGAAATTCTTTTTCATTAGGAATACAAATAATATTCCCATTATCATTAAGTTTATATGTTCTTTTTCTATTATCAATATTAATAGATACGCTCAAACCTGCTTTAATATAAGATAGTGCTTCTTGAAAATCAAATGTATTCATTGTCATTATTAATTGGTTCGTTAATAACATTAGGATCTATTTTAATTCCACTAGTTTTAAAAAATTCAATAAGTAATCCAGAATAAGCTTGTGCTTCTCCTTCATCAAATTCTCCTTTTACATGAAATTGAAAACAATGAATCAATTCGTGTAAAAATGTATGTTCTATTTGTATTTGACTCAATTCATGTATTTTAGTGCCATCCATAATTTTGGTAGCAATAGTTATTTCTTCAGTAACATCATTATAAGTACCAAATACAGATGGATCATCACAAAACTCTACTATATTAACTGTAATAGTATGTCCATGTATTACAAATGATTTTGGTAATTTCATATTATTTGTTAAAAATAATTATAATTTTAATTGATAAATCATAATATTTATTCATAATCTCTAATACAAATACCAATAGGTTGTTGAGGAACATCAGAACCTTCTACTCCGGACATTTCGAAATATTTAATAGTTAACATTTTACCTATCAGTTCATTAATATGTTCTCTATACCATTGTTTTTGTTCTCTATCTCCCATTGGTTTACAATTAAATCGTTGACCATTAGGAGTTTCTAGAATAAAACACATATCTTCTTCTCTGAGACCTTCAGATAAACCAACAATAGGATATTCTGAATCCTTATAAACTTTTATTTTTATCCAATCATTTCCACGAGCACCTGGTTTATAAACAGAAGAAGCTAATCGTATTACTAGACCTTCCCAACCTTCAGATACATATTCATCATGAAGTTTTTTCATATTATCATAACCAGAAATTTCAACTTGTGGTAGAAATTGAATATGTAGTTCTTCATCAGAAAAATGTCTATATGGATTAAATTCAGACAGCTGAAGCTCTTTAGACCATTCTTTCATTAGTTTATATCTTTCAGTAAAAGAGTGTTCCAAATCGACTATATCATACCAATAAAATTCAAGGTCTTTTCCATCATCAACTGTAGACTGAGATCTACAAATTCCGCTAATTTTATTCAAAGTTAATCCATGTTTATAAACTTCTCCGTCTAAAATAGCATCTGGATGATTTTTAAAGAATGTTTCTATTAGAGGATGTTGAATAATATGCAAAATAGCTATATCATAATTAGTAGCTCCTCTAGAAGCTGTTTTAATTTTACCATTATTACAGTAAATAAGACATCTAACCCCATTTACTTTTCGACTTCCGTAATATTCTTTATCAAAAGTTTTAGCAGCTACTTTATCAGCTTGTTTAGCCAACATTGGTTTAATAATACCTTCTCCTCTTGTTTTAATATCTCCATAGATTTCTTGAAGTTCTTTTTCTGTATATTCATTAGGATGTTTAGGAACTTCTTTATAGCCTTTATCTAATTGTTTTTTAACTTCACTATTAAATTGTAGCACTAATTGTTCATAAGTTGTTCGTTTAGCTTTTCCATGTGATACAAATATGGTAGGACCATTAGTTTCTTTTCCATTAACTTGTCCATATTTACGTTTTATTACATAACCTTGTACACCATAATTTGTTTCATCACATTCACAAGTCCACCAACGAAATTTACCAGTACTACTTTTTCCAAGAAGATATTTTATCATATTAAATAAATAATAGGGCAGAATTATTTAATCCTGCCCATATTAATAATAATTTATCTCAAATAATTTTTAACTATTTGCCAAAGATCATGTATAGTTTCTGTAGGAATTTCATTGTGGTCGCTATCAAAACAATTAATATTAGAATTTCCATTCTTTTCATAAAGCCACCAAAAAATCCATTCAGCTCCTTCATCAGTAAAATAAAGACCTAAGATTTCATCAAATAATTTATTTCCATATTCTATTATTTTACTATCCCATAAATCCAAACCATAATCACTCAATTTATCTAGACTATTAGTTTGTTGTTGTCTTTCCATTATAAGTTTTTGGAAATGTGCTTCATTTAATTTCTTTTCCATGTTCGTCTTTAACTAAAATAGTAGAATCAAAAACTGTTAAATAATTTGTAGGGTCAAGTTTAATATCTTCAACAAGTATAGATTGAGGAGTTCTTTCAGGCTCATCAATAATTGACTCTACAAGCCAATTATAACTATCTAAATTATTGAAGAAAATGTCTTTACGAATTGATACATAATCATTACATGATTTTAAAAGAAACTCAATTTCATCACAAATAGTATCAAGTTCTTTTTCATCATAATTATTACTATCAATAAGTTGTTTATGTCGTTTAGCTAATTCTTTAATTTTATCAACATTCATTTGTAAATTCAATTTTAAAATTACTAACACCGCCAATTACATCTAAAATGTCATTTCGTAATTCATATAAGATAAAATCATCAATTTTTCCACCTTCATATAAAAAATCAATTAATCTATCTTTATCAGAAATATTACAAATTTTTGAAGTAAATTCACCTGAAAACTTTAATTTAAATTTATCTTTAGAATCACAAATTAGATTATAGATTTCATCATATATATTGTCTATTTTTTCTTCTAATTCATTATCTAAAGTTAAAGTATCATTAGAACTATTTACCAATTTACGATATTCGTTTACTAAAGAATTTAATTTATTATTCATAATTAATACCAAATTTTAAATTGTATTGTTTCATTTGGTCCTAATGTATCAAATAATGGAATAAGTGTATCATTACAATAATCATAAACTTCTTGAATATCTTTTAAATAATATTCATCATAATCAGTACTTCCAAAACAAAATCCACTAGTATTAGGAAGTACTTTTTCTGCTTCTTCTTTAATATCATCAAAAAGTTCATTAGCTTTTAGAATATATTTACATTTATCTTTAAGTGTAATAATATATTCTTTTTTAATATTAAATGGTTCTAGATTTCCGCCATTAAACCCTAAAGTTTCAAAATATTTAACTAGAAAATTAATTTTTCTAAAATATCCTACTTCAGTTCTTTTAACTTTTTCAAAATAAATATCAAGTCCCATTACCAATCGTAACTTTTAAATCCAGAATTTAATTTAATAAAATTATAATGTTTATGATAATTTCTTACAAGACAATTATAAAGTTCGTCTGGTTGAATACCTTCATTCAACATAAATAAAATATGAGAATAGTCATCATTGTTATTTTTTGGACATTTTCCCATATAAATATAAATATTATACAAAATTTCTTTTGCTTTTTCTTCTACTGTCATATTAATTCAATATAAGAATTAGGATACATATCATAAATTTGATCATATGCTGAATCTATATCATGAGCTTTAATGACTTTAGATAATCTTTTTCCAGATTCAGTTTGTACTTCAAATTGAAAGTTTATCATTTTGAACCAGTTGTGCCAAAACCATTAGAATTACGAGATGTTTCATCTAGATTTTTTACTTCATTCCATTCGATTTTAGTGTATGGTTGAACAATCATTTGTGCAATACGCTCTCCATCTTCAATCCAAATAGTTTCAAAACCATGATTAATAACAGGAATTCCCATATTACCTCTATAATCAGAATCTAAAACTCCAACACTATTAACCAATGAAAGAGCTTTCTTAATTGCAAGACCGCTTCGAGGATAAATAGCACAAAAATAGCCTTTAGGAATAGCCACAAACAAATCAGTAGGAATAATAGCTCGACTTCCTGGTTCAAGTCTCAACATAGTCTTTTGATGACCTTCTCCAGCAAAAATAATTTCACCATCTCCAAATAATTTAATTGGATTATCAGGTGTAATATATTTAAAACTAGCTCTCAAATCAAGACCTGCTGCTTCATCTGTTTCATACTTAGGAAGTTGATTTTCTGAATTATTAATTACATTTACAGATACCATAGAATTTAAATTATTTTTTATAAAATTATAATTATCTACTTGATTTTTAATTTCTTGCATACATCTATGATAAGTTCTAGATATATCATTAAAATTTATATGATTTAAATTCTCCATTTTCTAATATTAAATATTGTTTATTATCTAAACAATCACATAACCAAATATTAATATTATCATTTGTAATATTAGTTATTTCTTTTACTGGAGTATGTCCAACTATTTGAATATAATAAGGAATACCATATTCAATTAGTGCTTGAGGTCTTATCCATGTACATGGTTGAGTTGCTGAAATTCCAGTATAATCACTTAATTTACAAGGAGTAAATCCAAATAATTCACAAGGTTTAATATAATTAATTATATTTGGATTATTTCTCCATTCTTTTGGAAATATTTTATAATTATTTACATTTTCTAGAAATTTAGTAGATATTCCAGCGTGTGAACAAATAATATTAGTATCAGGAATTAAATAAACCCATTGAGTAAATTTTAAAAAACGTTCTCTAAAAGAACTTTCTGACATATATTTAAATACTTCTGGATCATATCCTGAACATTCAGCCCAAGAATAGCCTAGCATTTGGCAATCGTGATTGCCTCTAAGTAAAATAACCTTATCAATATTATCTTTTTTATAATTTAGAATATCTTCTAAATTAGATAATTGTTGATTAGCTGAAATTCCTTCATGTGTACTTACATAATCTCCTAAAAAGATTGTTAAGTCTGGATTTTCTTTTTCTATAATATCTTTCCAAATTAATCTGCCATGTATATCTCCAATAAATAAAATTTTATTTACCATAATATATAGGTAATAAATTAAGATATTTAACTTCTTGTTGTATTTGTTTAAAATCTGTAGATACTTTAAGTACTTCCCAATTTAAATCATCATATGTTCTAAAAATACCATAAATAATTGGATTTTCATTAAAAATATCTACTTTGTATTTTAAGTTTGCTTTTTCTTCCATAATCCAATAATTATTTCATAAAGCATAACTATTAAACAAAAAGCATTACTAACTATAAGAGGAATGTTATATGTAAAAATACCATTAATCATCCAAAATAAGTTTCCAATACTTACTAAATATTTAACAGTAGTTGCTTTTTTACATAACATTCCCCAACCTCTAAAAATAGTTGCTACCCAACCTATTAAATTAATCAGCATTTAAATAATCAATTAAAGATTGAATAATATTTTCTCCAGTTTCTGAATAAAATGCTTTAACTGGAGTTTCTTTATCAAAACATATTATAAACGGAGTCATTCGAGTACCCCAATGTCCTTTTAAAGCAAAAGCTTCTTTTTTACCTTGTCTAGTAGTTTCATCTATAAAATGAAAAAATGGAGATACTTTCAATGAAGTATCTCCAAATTTCTTTATGAATGATGTGTCATTATAAACAATATATACGTCTGTTATCATAATATATATAAACCACAAATAAGTCCAATAAATCCATCAAAAAATAATAAATTTCTTATTAAAAATACATATTTTTGATATGATATAGGTAATGAAATTGAAGGATAAATATCATCTTCAGGAATAATTATAGATAATAATAACTTACTCAGACTGATTATTATTAACAGAATTGCCAAGGACGTCATAACATTTCTTCAATTTATCTTCAAGAATATAAATACCAAATTCTTCAGCAGATTTTCGAATTTGATCAAATAAATTATCAATAGTATCTTTATTTTCATGTGTATATACTGAAATTACAATACCATTGTGAAGAGTAATTTTTACTAAAGTTGAATCTTCTCGTTCTATTATGCCAAATTCAGTTTTAAAAACATTATCATTAATATTAAGAATTAATGATGGAGCTTTAACTAAAATACTAAGCAATGAAATTAGATTATTTTCGTCCATTATATAATATAATTTTATTTTGTTTTAAAGAATTTTGAACATCTATAATTCTTTGATTAGATGATCCTCTAAATTTTAAAGATAGATCTTTAAGTTCTTCTTTAAACATACCATCAACTATTACATCAATATATTGTAAAAGATGGCTATTTCTAGGTGAATGAATTAGTTCTTCCCAAGTATATCCTGTATATAACCATACATTATATACTAAATTATGAGTTATAGGACTATTTTTTAATAACCATAAAAATTTATGTAATTCTACAATATTTTGATATAAAGGATCTCCTCCGGTTAAAGTAACTTTTGAATTTCCCGTTTTTGAAAGTAAATCATATAATTCATCTGCTGAATATTTCATTCCTTGATCAAAATCCCAAGATTCAGGATTATGACATCCTTTACATTGATGTGAACATCCAGCAAAGTAAATGGAGGTCCTTAATCCAGGACCATCCACTACTGTATCTGGAATTATTTTAATTACTTGCATGTTTAACTCTCATTTCGACTTCTTGTTGTTTTCCTAAATTAAATGCAGATTTATAATCTCCAGTTAAATAACCAGTTACTCTACGAAGTCTTTTAATATTAGAACTACCACACATAGGACAATTATTGCCTATTTCATCTTGATATCCACAATTGTCACAAGTATCATTTGGAAGATTAATTGCAAAATAAGGAATATCCTTATCCATTGCATAATTAACAATTTCTTCCAAAGCATCTAAATTATGTTTAGCTGTTTCCGGAAGTTCAATATAAGTAATACATCCAGCATTAGAATATCCTGTTAATTGAGATTCTATATCAATTTTTTCTTTAATTCTTACATTTTTCCATACAGGAACATGCATAGAATTAGTAAAAAATTCTTTATCAGAAACATCAGGAATTACTCCATACTTTTCTCTAAATTTCTTTAAAGCTGTATAACAAAGATTTTCAGCAGGTGTATAATATACACCAAAATTAAGCTTATATTTTTCTTTAAATTGTGAACATCTATCTTTAAATAGTTGTTCAATTCTTTTAGCTAATTCCATTCCTTTTTCATCAGTATGATCACAACCAATTAAAAGTTGTAAAGCTTCAGCTAAACCTAATTGTCCAATTGCAAGAGTACCATGTTTTAAAGCGCTAGAAATGTTTTTACCATCATATCCCGCCATTGTACCATTATCCCACATAAATCTAGCAGATTTAGGAGATTGTTTACAAATCCAATTAAAGCGTTCAATTAACATATCTTTAGCTTCATAAATTTTAGTATCAAGTAATTCAATAAATTCAGATATTAAAGTATCATTTAAAGATGATGCAATAGTTTTTCCTAATTTTTCTTTTACTTCCATAGCTAATGTAGGTAAAATAATAGTTACTGGACAAATATTGCCACGACCATCTTTAAGTTGACCAAATCCATTAATATCCATTCCATTTGCTGTTCTACAACCCATTGTAGAAAAATATGTACAAGGATTATCAATGTCATATCCTTTATTACCACTCCAATCAACATTAGCATAATTAGGATAAAGTCTTTGAGCAGTAGATTTTAAAGCCAAACGATATAAATCATAATTTTTATCGCCAGGTTTACGATTTATTCCAGATTTAAGTTGGAATATAGAACAAGGAAAAATAGGAGTTTTATGAAAATTACCAATTCCATTAATAGAAGCCATTAATAATGCTTCAATAACCCATCTTCCTTCTGTTAATGTACAAGTTCCATAATTTATAGAACTAAATGGCAATTGATCACCAGAACGACTTTGTAAAGTTCCAAGATTATGATATAAAGCTTCTGCTCCTTGATTAATTTCTTTACGAGTCATTTCTATAGCATATTCATATGCTGTAGAATGTTTTGTATAAAATTCAGAATTTACAGAAACTTCTTCAGGATTTTCTAATTGATTTTCTAATTCAATTTTTTCAAGCCATTTTAAACCATCCTTAAAATGTTTATAAAAAGATTTACGTACATATGGTACTAAAGACCAATCTAAATGTGTATAAGAAACTCCACCAAATTGACAAAGAGATTGTAATTGCATAATAACAGCACACAATTGCATTGCTGTATTAACAGTAGATGCTGGGCGAATATCTGCTTGTCGAGTTGTAAATCCTTCTTTAAGAAGTTTATCTAAAGGAATACTTAAACAATTATGCATCCCGACGGCATAAGAATCTAAATCATGAATATAAATTTCATTATTTAAATGATTATTTTTAGCCATTTCAGACATACAATAATTTAAAGCATATTCTTTATTTACAAGACGACTAGCTTCACCAATTCTACCCCCAAAAGAATATTCATCTACATTAGCATTTTGATTTTCAACTGATTTAGCTTCTAATTTTTCAGAAATTCCTTTAATAAGTTTAGATTCTTGATTACGAATTGCAGTTCGTTTTGCTCTATACAAAATAAATTCTTTAGCAACTTGAGAATAATCATAATCCATTAGAAGTTCTTCTAATTGATCTTGTATATCTTCTACAGATATATCATCCCAAATTCTTACTTCAGAAGTTATCTTTTCTATAATATCATCTGAAATAGTATATGCGCAAGCTGAAAAAGCTTTTTTAAGTGCATTAATAATTTTGTTTTTATCAAAAGGAACTATTGTTCCATCTCTTTTTGTTATGTTTTGCATAATTATATATTTTTAAGGGTTAACTAGCAAATATAAACAATTATTTGCACATAACAAAATTGTTTACAAAGTAAGAATATTTTTCAATAGCAATGTTTTTTCACATTTATTAAGAATATCTTTAGCTCCTCCATCCTTAGTACCATCATTAGTAATAAGTTCAGTAAATGCATTATAAACATTAAACATATTAGTCGATTCTCCACTTTTTACAAAATATGGAGATTCTTTCTTTTCATAAAGAAGTTTATAAGCATCAATTGCTGTACTAGTAGCAAGTTTAACTTTATTATATCCAGTGTCATAAGAAGTATTTAGAGCATTTCTTACCCATGATCCAAGATTTTCATTAATAAGATCTTCATCATAGGGAACTTCAGTATTATTAAGTTGATCAAGCCATACTTTAATATCAGAAGTTTGCTCCATCAAAGATTTCAATGGCTTAAAATTAATAGCTCGTTCTGGTTCAATTTCTTGTACATTCAAAAATGAAGGATCAAAAACACAAAGATTTAAACAAGCCATATTTAATGCACCTCTATAAATTTTAGCAATAGGTTTACGAGCATCAAGCCCGTAAACCATACCAATTACTTCTTTATGATTATCAAAAGAATATTCTTCAGGAAGTACTGCTTGTACCCATACTCTATTAAATACAGTATCTTCGAGATTTATATCTTCTTTTTTAGTAATACTAATTTGATCAGGCAATTTAGCTTGTACTCTAAAATCATTAGTAAATTTAGACATTCTTTCAAGAAAAGGAGTAACATAAGCTTCAGTACTTAAATATTCTTTTCCTTTAATTTGAGTAGCTTTTCCTTTTAACAATTCATCAACAGTTAAAATCATAATTAAAGATTATATATAAGATTATTTACTTTATTTTCAAGTTCTTGATCTAACATTTTAGAAATTTCAATAAATTTCAATTTAATCAAATGATATATTGATTCAGAAATTTCTATTTTAGAATCTAATGAATTTGTTGAAATATAAATATATCTTTTTTCATTAGCATCTTCAGTAATTCCTATAATATATTTATCATTACAATTATAAAATATTATTGCATCACCACAATAAACTATTCCATGTTTTGTATCAGTAAAATAGGCAGATACAGTATAAGTACATTTTCTATCTAAAAGATTTCTTTTCTCAATAAGAGTATCAAAAATATTAATAATAGTTTCAGCTGTTATCATATTATTCTATTTTAATATGTTCTTTTATAGATTACAAGTTTCAAGTATCTTAAAAAAGTATTCATCATTTATTTTTTTTAAGATACTCATCAAGTTCTTTACGAGTAATTCCTTCAAGAGCCATACATTGAGCTTTAGAAAGATATTCTGTTCCTTTATAAGTTACAGGTTTTGCATTTTTATTAGGATTGTAGTTACCAAATGCATAGAAATTTTTACGATTGTTTGATTTAATTGTTAATTTTTTCATAATTCAAAATATATTATAGTTAATATTAGAGATTTAACATCTTTTTAATACTTTCAACCTGGTCTGAAGTTAAATCACAATAGGTACGTAGACTGTTAATATCTTTACAGAAATGTATTCCATGCCCACACTCTTGATATGGATTTGGATCATATGAATCTGGATATACCATCTTACCAATTTCATAATTACAGTTCTGATTATAATTAGTATTAGTTACTCCTTCTCCTCCAAAGTTATTAATAGGATAGACAGCTTCTACAAAAGCCATATTAGCTCTACTCTTATCTTTATCAAGATTTACAATCTCAGCTTCGTCTGGTAATGATAACTTAACAAGAACTTGGGCACTAACTACTTTGTATACATACTTTATAGATTTACGAAGTTCATCATTCTTACGTTTTGCATCCTCAATGTCCTTCTTTCTCTGTTCAGATCTAGTCAACGCTATGTCTAGATCAGGGCAGTTTATTGACTTAATAGTAGCATTAAGATCAATATATCCATCAAATTCCAATCCATTGCAATTAATAAAAGAACAATTGCCCGTTAATATAAACGCATTAGTATAATGACTCACTTTAGAATAACATCCAGTACAATTTTCTAATACAATATTTCTCATTGAAGCAAACAAGCATTTATTGAAGTGACAATTTTTAAAAGTACATTCTGAAATTGTTTTGAAATTTATATAATTAAATACACAATTATCAAAAGAAATTCCATTAGGAATTTTTCTTCCATCAATAAAACCTCTAGAAGTTGTTCCGAAGATTACGTTAGTAATATCGGCTCCTTTTGCTTTTATGAAACATTCAATTACTCTATCTGTTCCAGATATTCTTGAACGTGACATTGGCTTAATTTCGCTTTCTAATTCTTTATCAAATATTTTCATAGCTTACATATTTTCAAATGTTCCACGAATAATATTATCTCCTACAAATAAATCATAGGAAAGTCCATAAGAATTACGGCTAAAATTATAATTAGAATAATCAGAAGCTCCAAAAAGACTAAGTACATTACGATAATCAAATCTTCTACAAGAATTTAAACTATTAGAATGTAAATCACCTTTAACAAAATGAATATTATTACCATGAATATTATTTTCTTCTAACCATTCATAAATAAGTACTTTTGATTTATCATCAAGATTGAGAGGAAGACCTTTTTTCATATATTGATCATCTTTACCATGACAACAAATTAAAGTATTATTATTTTGTTCAAAAACTCCATAAAATTCTTCCCACATTGTAGTTTCAATACTAGGATATTTAGCATTAATATAAGCAAGAAGAGCTTTATTACACATATATTCATAAGATCCACCATGATTACCACACGGTACAGAAAAAACTCTTATTTTAGAACAAAGTTCATTTTCATTAGAAACTAAAGATGCAATAAACCACATAATTAGTTCAATATATTTATTAGCTTGTTCTCTAGGATCCATATTTTCCGGCATATCATGATCAAGTCTTGCAGTTTTTCCAAAAAATCCAGAACAATCAATATTATCACCCATTAATACTAAATTAATAGTATCAAAACAATCAAAATTTCTAAGATTATTTAAAACTACATTCAATCGTCTTTTTGCTTCTTTAAATCCATAATTAGAATTTTCTTTATACAAAGAACCAGTAGTTACACAACCGCCAAGATGAATATCAGATAAATAAAGATTAATACTTTGATTTACTGGTTCATATTCAGTAAGTTCAACTGGTTTAATATCATCTGGAAGTGTAATATTAAAATTAGAAATTCTTTCAAGTTGACGTTTTAAATCTATATTTTCTTGTGCAAACTTTTTAAGAAGTTTCTGAGTATTTTTAATATCGTCTTCTTCTGCTTTACGAAGAAAACTATTTTCTTTTTCTCGAAGTTGAATTTCTCGTAATTCTTCTTCTGTTTTTTCCTCAATCATATGAGGAGCAAATGGAGAAGATGCTTTAGTAATATTAAAAGCTCTAAGAATACGTTTAAAATCAATCAGAGATAAATCAGGAAAATGTCTAGATATAACTCTTTGAGTAAGAGAATCTCCATAATAAGAATATAGACGATAAATCATATCCATTTCTTCTCTGGTAAAATTACCATGAATAGCTGGTTTATTACGTCTATATATTTTATAATTATAATATTTTATTTTATTATTTTCATCCAATGTATATGAAGTTTCAGCTTTATCGTCTGTTTCTACTTCTACTTCATATCCAGAATCAACTTTTAAAGTAATATCAACATCTGCAGTTGATGCTGCAGTATCTTTATTTGTAATTGAATCATATAAAGAAATAAGTTCTCTTACTAATTCTGATTCTTGATCATTTTGTTTTTTAGCAACACAAATATATCCATATATACTACTTTCGGACATTTTGTGTTTAGCACAATAAGTTTTAATACTAAGATTACTATCTTTAATATCCTTTAAAATTTTAATATATTTCTTTAAAGTTCCTTGTCTCATTTATTTTTAATTGATTTATTCAATGTTTAAGTAAAGCTATTACGCTATAAAAAATAAAGGCGATCATCTATTTCTAGACAATCGCCTCATAATTATAAGATTTGAATATGAAAGCTTAATTAGCAATTTTCGATACCAAATACAAGATAAGTACCAACATGTGAACTCTTAGAAGGAGCATAAGTTACTGTAAATGCAGTGGGTTCACCTTCAACAACTTGCTTAGTATAAGTACAAACAAGATTTCCAGTAAAATCCTTTTCAGTGTACAAAGCTTTTGCAATTTCCTTAGCCTTAGCTTTAGTTTCATCAGTTTCTGCAAGAATAGCACCAGTAGCAGCATCGCGAATCTGATAAATAGTCTTATACTTACGAGCTCCCTTTTCATTCTTTACATCCTCAACCTTATAGGGACGTTCACGGGTATCAGCAACAGCAGCTTCAACGGTAATAGAGAAACCAACACCAGGAGCGTTCTTAGATTTCTTTGCCAAATAATCAAGCATAAACTGTTTCTTATCAGAATCAGTAATACCACCAACAACAGTTTTCTTCCAATTACGATAAGCTTGAGTTGCATCACCTTGTACAAAGAAAGGAGCTTTTTCGAGTGCTTCTGCCTTAGTTGCTCCAGTTACTTCAAGTCGCTTAAAATTCATCATTTTTTCCATAATTCAATAAAATTTATAAAATTCAAATAAAACATTAATTCGTATTATCATCTACATTAACTATGTACAAATATATTACTTTCTATTGAATTATTAAAGTAATATTTGTTAAATCTATTAACATTTTTAGTTAAATTATCTGGCATTAAAACCATCTTATTTCCAGATTAGTGATACAAAAATAGATATATTTTCTTTTATTTCAAATTACTAATCTGTTAAAAAATGTTAATTTATATTTTACTTGGAAATTAAATCTGAATTTTCTATTTAGAAAGGTAGATGTTGATCTAACAATTCTTTTATTTTTGCAGGAATATCTTTATCTTTTAGATCAAAAGTTGGAAATTCATTACATCCATAACTTAAATCTGAACAGATAACAGCTAATCTTTTTAAATAATCTTCAGAAACTGATCCATTACTAATTTTATAAAGAATAGTCCAATGAGTAATATCAGGTTTTTTAGCTTTTAATTTTTCAGTAAGATAACAGGTAAGACTTATAAGAGCAAACTTGTTAGAAATATTTTTACCTAAAAATCCTAAAGAAAAATATTTATTATATATTTCCTGCATTTCTTCATATGGAGGTGTTTTAATTATATCCATATTCCAAAATCTTTATATTGTGTTGCTGTATAATAAGCAACTAATCGTAACAGATATTTAAATTCATTAAATCCTTGTAAAAGATTTTTCCTAGTAACTTCATATACTTTAGAATAATATTGTGGAATAGTAGATACTACTAAACAATTACTTTTAATAGTACAATCATCCATTCCATAATATTTTTTAGCACAAAGGCTTAATAACCAACTATAAAGTCCTAATTCTCTACTATAATGAAATTTATTAAAATTATTAGGAAATTCAGATAAAATTTTACCAATAGTTTTTACATCATTAACTGTAATAATATTGGACTCTTTATCTATTGTATAATTATCCAATTTAGACTTTAATTTAAGTTTAAAAGGATTATATCCAGATATTCTAACTTCTACATCCATTAGAATAGCTTGTTCATTTTCAGAAATTGGATCTTCTATAATTCCTTTTGGATGTAAAAGATCCTGAATTTTTTTACTTTTACTTAAAGAATTGATACAAGCATTAACTCTTTCTCTGCTTTTTACATCAAGATATATTGGAATAAGGTTTGAATTATTATTCTTTTCATTTTTAATTCTTGCATCCCAATATAATTTTCCAGCGTTTTTTACAGCTTGTATTCTTTCTGGAGTCATTTTACCTTTATAATAATCAATTTTATCAGAAATTTTTATTACATCTTCATCAGATATTTGAAAATTATTTCTAATCCATATATTATAAAGTTCATCACACATAAACCCCATTTTAGCAGTAGGTCTATCAACATCAGAACAAAGATAAAATAATTCTGGTTGAAGTGTAAGCTCATGTACCGCACTACCAAAAATTAATGCATCGCTGTATTTAGAATGTTTACTAAGCCCTTCAAAAAAAGCTTTAGGATCATTATCCTGTTCTGGATTTATTAAACCTAACCTAGAATTACTTATATAATTAGAATATTTTTCTGAAAAATATTCTTCATCATCAATTTTTTGTAATCGAAGTGTATCTAAAAGTGGAATTATTTGAATAGAATTAAGAAATTCTTTTGTTAAAACATTATTATTCATTAATTAATTCTTTAAAATATGGAAACATAGTCTTATTAAAAAGATGATATGTTTCTTCTATTTCATCTTTGTCTAAAGAATAAATACGTCCTATGGGACCCCACGATTGATTAGTTGGAGTATCTAATAATAAACAAGGAATTCCTTTTAAATTAAGATCAGTAAAAACAGAAAGGCTATCATCAATATGTAGATGACAGCCTCCCATTTTGATCTTACTGTATTTACTTAACCCATAACCATGAATTTGATATACAGGAGCTTTTGGAAATAATTCTTTATTTAAATATTCTTTAATCCATTGTTTTTTAATTATCCTAGCAGTAGTATATTGTCTAGGAGTAAAATTTAATTCATTTATAACTGGTAGATTCATCCAAAAATCTTTATCATTAGCTAAAACTGTATTTACATTTTTAGTGATTTCAGAATCTTTTGTTGGATTACCAAATCTTGATATATAAGGACCATAAAAATCACATAAACATCCGTCAAGGTCCATAGAAACTTTTAAATTCATAGTTCTTCAATATCTGTTATATCTCCTATTAAGATATCGTGTTCATCAGCATTTTCTACAAATTCTCTGTAAGTATTAAAGTTATCTAATACATCATATAACTCTATTAACTTATTTATAAGTTTTTCTTCACAATCAGATCTAGACTTTGCCATAATAACATGAGTCCATATAGAACCTGCTTGAATATCACAAATAGGAATTATATATTTATTCATTTATTTTTATGATAATTCTCTAATAATTTATAAAATAAATCAACATCCATTATAGCTACAGTACCTTTACTAATAGTACCGCCTTCTGCTGATTTTTTCCATATTAATACAAAATCCCTAGGGTCTGGACACTCAGACTTAATATTAAAATAGTTAGGAAAATTGGCATAATGTTTAGCTTGTATTGCTACTTCAAGTTCTCCACTAGGATCAGCAATATCTACCTTCATATTATCTAATTTTTTAGACTCTCCAGCAGATCTACAAACATTTTCATATCCAATTTCTTTTAATTTCTCTACTATTTCATATTCTAAATCTTTACCTTTTGATTTAGATTTTTTAGCACGATAATATCGAGCAGTATATTCATCTAACCATTCAAATAAAGTTTTATCTTTACCTCCAGTTCCAGGTTTATTACATCTTATTTTAATTGATGCAATACTAATACCAGTTTTCTCACTAGCTTCTTCAATTGAAGAAAACTCTTGAGTTGTTCCATTTTTAAATGTAGCTTTACAAGCAGTATTCAATTCTTTCTACGTTTTTTTAGCCATAATAAAAATTCTTTAATTAAATTCAGCGTTTTCTGTTTACCATTTTCTTTATAAAAATCGCTAATATCTTTTGCTCCTAATTTTTTTGGAATCCATGTATATATTAATTCAGGATATTTCTTTTTAAATTTATTAAGAAAAGATATTCCTGTATAATCGTTATCCCATAAGCAAATTATATATTTAAATCTTTTTTTAAGATCATTAATTATATTTTCTGAAGGAATAACAGTTTCAGAATTTGGAGCACAAGCAGGAATTCCTAATGAATAAAGAGTCATACAATCCTTTTGAGCTTTTGTAATTACACATATTTTCCCAGTTTTTGGAAGTTGTTCATAGCCTTGCATTTTTTTTGAAGGATAATTTCCCATAAATCTTCCTTCTTTACGTTTAGGAAAATATATTTTCCATAATTCATTTCCTTGATATTTTTTTCCATAATATCCAAAAATAGGACAATGCTGTTGAGATTTAGCAATTAATTGCCCATTTAAGAAAATGTGTTTACAAGAATATACGTTATATTTTTTTAATATCTCTAAAGTTATTCCATATTTAGCCCACCATTTTAATTCTAAATCAGTAAATTCTTGGGCTTCAATTTGAATTTTTGAAAACTCTTTTTCTTCAATTTTAAATTCTTTAGGAATAATTTTACCTTTATTTTTTACAAAAGAATCGTCATGAATAATATTAAAGTCATTAGCAATTATTTGTAATGCTGTATAGTAATTACATCTAAATAGCTCCATTACATACCCAAAACAATTTAGATATTGATCAGTAGCAAAGTCTTTATATATAAGACTCCCAGATTTATTTCTATACATACTACAAGTAGGATTTTTATCATTTCTAAGTTTGGATCGGAAGAGTTTTTTACTCTTTATTTCCGATCCAATATAGAAACCAAATATTTGTTCTTCAGTTAACGTAGATAAAATTAAATCCTTATTTAATTTAGGCTTTTCTTTTAAACTAAAATCCATAAATTATGCAATAATTAATATTGCAAATATATAAAATTTTAGTCTAATAACAAAAACTTATTAAAGTTCGCTTATAAGACTGTTAAAATCAATATCTTCTGAACCTCCATTAGGAGTATCAAAATTATTAATAGAATCAGTCTCTACATTAGAATTACCTACAGAAGTAGGCTTAGCATTATGATAAGCATTACGCTGATTTTGCTCATATGCGGTAAATTCAAGATTATCACCAAACATAGCAATTGCAAAAGCTCGCCATTCTCCAGATTCCTTATCTTGAGTCATACCAAGAGGCTTTGGAAGACGTGCATATACTTTACCATCAGCAGTAGTCTTACCTACAAGTTTCATAGATGTAGTAACAGTTCCTTTTTCTAGAATTTGTTTTAGACCTTTTGCAACATCATCAAATGAATTAAATTTAGAACTCAATTCTTGAAGCTTTTCATATCCTTTAGGATTGAAATTACGACCAATAGCAGCAACAGTAGCCATAAAATTTTCTGCATTAGAAGGAGCTGGTCTTTTACCACCATTAGGCATATCAAATTCTTGACGAGTTGTATCCTTTACATTTTCAGCATTAGGAATAAATAGACTTTCTGTATAAATGCCATCAGGACACTTAAAAGTAATCTTCAAACATTTCCAATTATTTCCTTTCTCAGAAGTACCGCTTTTAAATTCAACTGAATCAATGCCTACATTATTATAAATATCATAAGCTTTAAGATATGCAGTATTATTTGCTACAGGTGTGCTATTAAGATTAAAATTAAATGACATAATAATTAAAAATTAAAAATTAAAGTTGAAACATCGAAGCTGAAACTTCAGTAATATCTGCATCTTCATTATCTATTAAATCTTGTAAATCTATATCAGGAAGATCAATTTCTTCCTCTTCTGGCTCTTCTATTTCATCATTAACAATTCCTGTAGATAAAATAAAAATTCCAGTTTTATTTGGATGAGGTACTAATGTAAATTCAGAACCAAATTTAGCTAATTCTTCATTCTTATTACCTCTACAAGCAACAGTTAAACTCTTTGTAAGTCGATTTCCTTGCTTTGTACCAAAAATTTCATCAGATCCAATAACAGGAATAATATCTTTACCTTGCTTTTCATATTTAATATCAATCTTATCATCAGGTTCAACACCCATAAGATCAACAGCGGCTTGAGTAAGTTGATATTTATTATTTTCAAGAATCAATTTTGGCTCAGAACTTTCATTTTTAGTAGTTTTCTTCTTTTTAGATTCTACTACTTCAAAATTAGATTTATCTACTTTACGAGAAACACATTTAGTTGTCATTTCTCCAGTTTCTGTATCAACTTTTACTTGATACTTTAATGTAATAGTAAATTCTTCTATAATTGGTTCCATTAGTCTTCTTCGTTATATTCTTTAATACGTTTAAGAATCATATCTAAATCATTATCAACATAAATTTCTTCAAATAATCCCATTGGTGATTTTGCAGTACAAGTTCCATCTGAATTTGTTATAAATTTATATGAAGCTTTTCCATCATCATCACGTTGTACAGTAGTAAAGAATACATAAGTAAACAACCCTTCAAGAGTAATTACAGAATCCAACATTTTACCTAATGTCTTCATTTTATAATATGGAGAAATTCTATCTCCAGTATTTTCACTATGAGTTGAAACAACAACATTAAGATCATCACGCATATTCATACTAGTCTTCAAAACTTGATATGCATGTTGCGCAATGTCAGTAAATTTATCATAGCTCTTTTCTTTTGCTCGATCCATTGCTTCGAACCCCATCACATACTGATAATCGTCAATAACAACAGTTGTAATGTGCGGCATTTTCTTATCAATAATCTGAAGCATTTGACCAATTTTATCTACATTACTAGTAGTAAAGAAATTTCCACTAACTTTGCCATCAGCTACATTAAATGTTGGATATTTCTTATTTGCTCCTTTAATTCCAGGACGTTTACCAGTAGTAGAAATAATAAAAGTATGTTCAGGATTCAAATTTCTAATAGAAGTTGTTTTACCTGATCCACTTTCACCTACAATTGCTATAAGCTCAGCCATTATAATATAAATTTAGATGTTTGAATTGAGTTTTCATCTTTTTCTTTTATATTATCTTCATCTATAATCCAATTAGGATTATTATACTTTTCATAATCGTATATCTCTTCAGGTTTTGGAAGTTCTGCAAAATAAGAAATTCTACCATAAAAAGCACAACCAACTTCTACATCTGCTTCTCCATATCGATTTTTAAGTACAGTAACAACTCTAAAGTTACTTCCTAATGATTTAATATCATATCCTCGATATGAAGATAATTTTTCTCTATATGGATTAAATATAGAAATAATTATTTCCGCGTCTTGGGCTGGCGCACCTGTATCTTTGGTATCATCAATTCTTAAATTGTTTAAACCTTCTTTTCGTCTATCCATAGCAGTAGAATTTCTATTCGCCTGCATTATTACAAGAGGACTTATTTTACATCTATTTCGTAAAGTAACTAAATATGATGAAATTAAATCCATTTCCTCTTTTAGAGTACGTCCGTTTGAACGTCTTACTAATGATAAGTGATCTATAACAACTAAATGAATAAGATTTTCATTATTAGGTGTATAGATTTTTCTTTCTTCAGTTTCAGTAAAAGTTCCTTCTTTTTCTAATTCTTTCATTAAAATAGAATAAAGACTTTCTGCACTTAAAGATTTATCATAAACAGAAACTTTTTCCTCTACTTGATGTAGCCACGGTAAACATTCTTTTACTATCTCATAATTTTCATCAGAAAGAATATAATCTTTCTTTCTAGAAAGAAGTTCTTTTGTGGATAATTCAATATGATATTTTTCAAAAATATACATGCTTAATAATTTAGCATATAGCATTTCACTTGACATTTCCAAGCTAAAATAACTTACTTTGAAATTATTATCATTTAAATGTTCCATTAAAGGTTTATAGATATAAGAATAAAGAGCAATACTAGATTTACCAGTACCAGTTGGACTAAATACAAGAGTATAAGTTCCTTGAGTTACTCCATCTATAACTTCTTCTAATTTAGGAAGTCCCATAGAAAATCCCCAGTTTCTTCCTTCTCTACCATAAGTAATTTGATGAAGTAATGAATTAGTAATCATAACATTCGTATAGAATCAATATTAATATTTATTGTATCTCCTTTTCTCATTGATTCTAAATCAAGCCAAGAATTATTTATTACAAAACTCGACAAAGACATATTTAATAGATTATTTTCTTTGGCCCAATTTACTAATTCAATGATTTTATTATGTTTTTCAGAAGACCAACCAATATATTTACCATATTTAAAATAACAATCTTCTAAAGAATCAAAGTGCTTAGAAACACCACGCAATGGTATTATATTTCCGTTAATGTTTCCAAATTGTGGATATGCTTCAAATAATTCTTTTCCAAGTTCAAAAGAACTTTTATAAAGATTCTTTAAAAAATTCTTATTAAATGGAATAGCATAAGGATCAAAAGGAGAACCTTCTTTTGGAATTTTATATGATTTCAGAATTATTTCCTTTTCTTGAAGTTTACAAATAAACTCTCTTAGATTAATTCCATCATCTTTTAAGATATTAATATATTTAGAAAATAATTCTTCATTATTTTCATCTTGTAAGATAAGCAAAACTCTGATAAAAAGCAATTCATTTGGAATTAACCTATATTTATTGAGAAGTGTTACCTCCTCTTCTAATGTTAATGTTAAATTCAAAGCAGTTTAAAATAAATGTTTAATACATTTTATCTTTAACTGCAATTTAGTATTACTCTTTCGAGTCGGAATTAATTACATATGGTTCTAAGAACTCTTCTTCAAGTTTTAATATACGTTTAATTATTTTCTCAAGACTATATTGTTTATCACAATAATAAGCAATATCTAGAAAATAACCAGATGATTTAAGTTTTTTATACATCTTTTGTAACAGTAAGAGTTCAATCATTTTCTCGTTTATCATATTTAATATCTAAAAGTAAAATCCTTAATTTTTTTCACATAAGGTTTAGGTTCTCTTCCAAGTAATACATCATTTAAACCTTGTTCATCAATAGTTAAAAATGTACTTGTTTTATGAGAATTAGTAAACCATTTAGTTTCAATAGTTTCATCTATAACTATATTGAAAATTTCAGCTACTTTATCTTCTTCTTTTCTAATAGCTCGTCCTCTTCTTTGAATAGATTTAGTTTCTGATGAATCAAGTCCAAGAATAATAGCTACAGATAATCCTCTAAGATTTGCACCTTCATTTAATTTAGAACATGAATTTATAACACCAGAAGTTTCTTGATTAAATTCTTCTAATGTTATACGACCTTTTTTCTTACTATCTTTTCCAGTATAAACTTTGCCAAATCCTATAGATTCAGCCATTTTTACATTATTAGAAAAAGTAATTATTTTAGCGTTTGGTCGCATTTCAATAATATGTCTAGCAAGTTCTATTTTTTTAGGATGATTATTAATAAAAGCTTTTCTTTTTTGAATAGCTCTCATAAATCCAGTAGCATGATATGTAATAGCTTGAAAACATTGTTTCTTTTGTTCGTCTGTACCATTAGGGCACATTTCATCTCGCAATTTTGCTCGATTTATATATCCTTTTGGTCCAATACAATCCATAGCTTTTTGAAATGAAAATCCAAAGAATTCAAAGTGTTTTGTAAACTCTTTATTATATTCTTTATATTCATCAATATCATCTACATTTATTAAAACTTGATATTCTTTATATTGAGATAACCAATTATTAGCAAGAGCTTCTTCAGTAGTTACTTTATCTATTACTGGACAATATTTATTAATAATTTCATGCTTACCATCTAATCTTTCAAAAGTAGCAGTAAGACCAAGGATATAACGGTAGTTAACTTTATTAAAAATTTCCCTGAAAGTTTCAGAAGCGTAACGATGACATTCATCTAATACTAAAATATCAGTTTTATAGTGATGTTTAATTACAGTATTAACTATTTGTACATCTGTATTAAAAGTTAATCCATTATAATCAAGATTTTGAATCCATTGTTCTTTTAAATTATCAGTAGGTACTATAATAAGAATTTTAATATTCGGGTATTTATTAACAACTGATTTTACACATTTTATAGCTGTGAAGGTTTTCCCGAAACCAGTTGCGAACTCGAATGTTCCTTTACATCGATTTTTAATCCATTTTACACGAGCTTCTTCTTGTCGTTCATCACGTGTAACTGTTTTAAATAAAGATTCTTGCACAGTCTAATAATATATATATTAATGCAGAATAATTATCTACATTTGTTTTATTAAACTTATGACAATTTAAAATATATTTAATTATAAAATTTAGCATGATTCAAGTTTGATATCTCGAGCTTGAGCTACCAACTTAATTTGACGAATTCGCTCTTCCCATTGAGCAATATGGAAGTTTACTTCTTGTTCAAGTCTAAATAGAACTTTATTACGAAGAGTCATAAGTTGATCAGTAGTAAGAACTGAATATTTAGCAGGACGAAGTTTAAGCATAGCTCGAAGTTCAGAATAATTAAGACCTGTAGGTTTAACTGTCAATCGAATATCAGGTTTAATACCCAAACGTTCTTTAATTACTTCAAGTTTACTGCGAGTATTGCCATCTTTATCCTTTTCAGTAAATTCTTTCATTTCTTCTGGAGTAAGAAATACACCAAGATTCAAAATGAAACTAAAAGTAATATGCTTATTGTCTAGAATACCAAGTTGATCAAGACAGCCATCAATTACTGAAGCGATATTCAAACGTTCAAATTCTCGAGGAAGTCCACCAGTAATAAGACTAATAGAAAGTTCCTTTAGCTTATCTTGAGGAAAAATATCTCTATTCTTATTCAAACAACTAAGAATATCTTGACAATAAAGATGTCTAGGATATCCTTTGCCATCAGCAAGAATAGAACCATCTGCCAACTTTCTCAAATAAATTTCAACATTACACTTTTCACGTTGTTCTTTAATAATATCAAGAAGTACATATCTTCCAGGGTTAACCTTATCTGTGCTATATAGCATTGACCAACAATGTGAATAAAATTTATTCAAATCTTCAGAAGTAGCATCCATAAGCTTAATTTCTTCTTGAATACCACTAGCCTTATCACGTGCCTTTTTCCATACAAAGGATTTTACATCATTGTTTTTTGCATTAATAGCTTCTGTAAGTTTGTCTTTTAGCATTGTCATAGTTTAACTTATTCTTTTCATATTTGTATAATTTTTATCTACATAATATATTCGTAACTTTCTTCTTTCGCTTTTGGAATAAATTTAATAAATTGTATAGTGTCATATCTATATGCAACCATACCATTGCCATCATACCATTTATCTATTCCAGCATGTATTTCTTCATAATGTAAATATCCTTCATCACCAATTTTTAATCTTATAGAATTCCAATTAGGATATTTAACACACATAACATAACGAGTTTGAGGAGTTACATTATCTTCTAAATTCTTAAATACATAAGTTGTATAATCACAATCATCTCTATTACTCGCTAGTAGTTTGGCTAGAATTACCATTATCAATAAGATATCCAATGATTAGATCCTCTTGATCTATATCATCTTCATCAGTTGAGATGACATAATAGTCTAGCCATTCTTCTCTAGCATCTTCATAATATTCTTGAATTGCATCAAAAGAATTTTCATCACAATTTTCTGGATCAATTCCATTTTCATTGCAAAAATCTCTTTGTGCATCTTCCCAGCTATAAAGGCCATGAAGTTCTTGATATGAATCATATTCACCACAAGCTATTGCATATGCTTCATTTTCAGCTTCATCTTTATTTTCACAAAGATCAGTAAACTGATATTGAGCACCTCCAAAACCATTTTTTAGCCCAGCATAAATATTATATTGTTTCATTCTTTTATAATTGGTTCTGAATAATATCCACATCCATATTTAGCAAAATCTGAAACGCATTTTTCAATACCATTAAAACATGGATATTTTCTACAAATTTTACAACTTCTATCTGGAAATTTTAATTTAGTTCCAAATTTATCTTTTTTTGATTTTATTGGATTCATTTTAATATCATAAATAAAATTAATCCAGCACTAACAGTAATTCCTCCTATTTGCCAATACTTAATAATCTTATTTTTATCCTTAATATTTTTTTCTAATGAATTAATTTGATTAATTCTAACCATATCCAAACTATTATATTCTTGAATTTGTTTTAATCGCAATGAATCAGTTTGCATAAGATTATTATTTAATTCTTCATAATTCTTTAGTTGTAATTTTAGTAATGAATTTTCTTTAAAAAGAGTTTGATGTTCAAGAAATATTAAGTTAGCATATTTAAGATTACTTGATGTTATACATACTGTCGAGTCTTGATTTGTTATTTCTGATATATTCGAGGAAAAAGCTATAATCTTCGTCAATATCGTTATTAACAATAATACTAACGTTCTTTTCATGTTCAGAGTTTATATTGTTTAATTTAACATATATAGTATCAACTCTTTCTAATATATCATTTCTAATATTATTTAAGGAATCTATTTCTGATTCTAAAGAATCTATTTTTTCAATATATTCAGTAGAATCAGAAATAGTAGTATTATTAGATTTAAATAAGCAATAATTCAAAAAGATAATTACTATTATTAAAAAAATAATTATCCAATTTTTTTTCATTTCCGCTTATAACCAGCAATATAAGATTCCGGACTACGCTTAAAATATTCTGCTTCTTGTTCAAGAAATGCTTTAACAAGTTTTGTATTAATAAATCCAGGATTTGTTACATACAAAGCATATGTTGAATTTTTACGAGCACGACCAATAGCAATAGTTTTACCAAGTTCTTCATTGAATGTGTCAACAGGGCTACAAATAGCAAAGCCAATTTTAAGTCCTTTAACAACTGTATCAATGATATTTTCATCATGCCAATTACAAGCAACAACCTTATGTGTTATTGTTGCATTTGTTATTGTTGCTTCTTCATAATCAGTATTAGATGATATTGTAGGAAGCATTTCACTAATTGCTGCAATTACAAAATGATGGATATTACCATTTTCATCAATAAACTGGTCTGTCAACGTTTCAATTTTTTCTTTTTTCATTTTTATGTCTTTTTTCTAATTCGTATATTGGAAAATTATTTTCTTTTATAAAAGATTGAGGAGCTCCTAATAGATTAATAAACTGTATAATTATATATTCTCTAGTTTTTTTTAAAATTTTTACATCATTTTTTAATGTTAAAAATTTATTTGAAATATACATTTTATTATCTAATAGATTACACATATTTTTATGTATTTTGTATATACTTACTTCATATAAAAAATATGGTAATACTTCTATTTGAGATCCTTCATATTTATAAGTAAGTTTATGACCAGAATGGAATTTCATTTGGGGCATAAGTCTTTCCATTGAATATATAATTTTTAACAACAGATTGAGTTACACCTTTAGCATTAATTGTATAATTACTAAGAATTCTAGAAATATCATTTTGTTGACATTCAATAGAATAAGTAGTTTTAGGATATTTCTTATTCTTTTTAAGTTGAATAATCAACTTATCTTGAACAGGAATATGTCTTTCAGGAATACTATAAAAACGCATATTAGTTTTACAAGAATGACGAAGTGTTTTCAACAGTCTACGTTCATTAGGAGTTTTAGTCCAACAACTTTGATCTCTTGGTGTTGCTTCTGGACAACGCATTAAACCCATTTTAATAACTACTTCATCATTGTGAACATCAATCCAACGATCTTCTACTTTTTGAGCATTTTGATTTTTAACTGTTTCTTTCATATGAATGTATATTATTGCATTTAGAACATTTATAAATTGAATAATTATAATCAAATAAATCTTGTTCAGTTAATTGCTTACATTTTGGACATCTAGCAATTTTTGCTGAAACATATATTATTTTATGATCCATTATAATTTTAATAGATTTTTTAAATTATCAAGTTCAATTTTAAATTCTTTAAAATAAGTTATAAGTTTAATTGATTCTTCTTTATGGTTACAACATATTCGATAATGTGCAATTCTTTTTATTGCATTTTCTAAGCTACAACCATATGCAACATTTTTAAATTCTAATCGAGGTTCACCACCACGAGGTTTAACAGTATATAATAATTCAAGATCAAAAAATGGAGAATTATCATCAATAGGTTTTAACTTAAAATCTTTTTCAATTATTTCCATTATAAATTTAATAAGAAATATTTTTACTTTTTATAATATAATCTGCGGCTTTAACAGAATTTTTTAATGAATAATTAAAATAATTATTATAAAGCCTAAATACTTCAGTTATAAAACTTTTAGTTTCTGAATGGATTTTTAATTTATTTTTATTTTCTTCCCACCAATAAAATTCATTTCGAGGATTTCCTCCATAAGTTTTACAAGCAGCTAAATAATCACAAATTAATTCTAAAACATATTTTTTAGGCATTTTAGCAGCAATTCCACCTTCATCTAAAGAATGAATCCAATATTCATAATGATGTGGATTATGACCGCGATGATGTAAAAATGTTTTAGAATATCCATTCAAATCTTTTTCATAAGACAAAGAGCTTTTAGTATCATTCCAATATTTCAAAGCTCCTTTTATTTCAATTAAACTAAATTTAGAAAGATCATGTATTATACCTTGCCAAAATAATTTTAATTGAAAACAATAATAAGCAACCCAAAATTTATGAATAATTATTCTTTTTAATAGTTTAAAGAATTTTAACATATTATTTATGATATTAATTGACTTGCTTTAACAGCTAATTTATCACAATATTCATTCCATTTATTATTATTGTGACCTTTTATATGTTCAAATGTTATATCTGAACATAATTTTTTAACTTTTTCTAATTGTTTATCAAATTCTATCCAGAGATGTTTATTTTTTTTACGTTGCCAACCTTTTATAGCACAACCAATACAATATTGAGAATCAGAATAAATAACTATACTATCATATGAAACTTTTATATGTCGTAATGCTATAATAATAGCACAAAGTTCCATTTGATTGTTTGTAGTTCTTTTATACATATTAGAATATTCTGAAATTTTTTCATCATTTTCTAAAAACACTATTCCAATTCCTCCTTGATCTCTAGATGAAGAATATGCACCATCTGTAAAAATTTTAAGAATCTTTTTCATCTTTCTTCTGTTGTTTGGCTATTGTATTTCCAAAGAAAAATGCTAATTTAACTTTATCAGTATCTTCTGTATCTTTTTCCCAGAACATATTATTTATAATAAATTCAGCTAAACTAGCCATTTCAACTTCTTCTTTTTCTGGAAATTTTTTAGACCAAAACATAATTTGATCTTGATACTTTTCTAAATCATCTTTATTATGTCTAGCTTGTTTAGAATATAAATATCTTTGTTTTTCATTTATTTTCTCAAACCAGTCATAAATATTATAACCTAAATAGAATGCTTTTACTGGATCCTTTCCTATAAATTCATATAGAGTTAAATCCTCATTCATTACAAAATCATCTTCTAAATCTTGAGTATAACGTGGATCAACTGCAAAAGTTATCACAATGTTATTATTATGATTTATAAAAAGTATATCTATAAAAATCTCTTTATAGAGATTTATAATCTTAAATAATCTTTATTGTACTAATGTTAAACTTTTAAAACAAGAAATATATATTTCTTTATTATTTAATTCAATTATATAAAAATATTTAGAAAGTTTCTTATCTATTTTTATTCCAATTAAATTTCCTATTTTACAAGATCCATTATAATCAAAAAAGATTTTTTTATTAAATTTTTCTTCTATATTTTTATTAATTTCTTTAGGAAGATTTAAATTAAGAATAATATCTTTATTTTTATATTCAACAAATCTTTCATTATTATTATAATTATCTATTTCTAAATTAAATTGTAACATTGTTTCATTAACATAAATTATTAAAAAAACAATTGCTATTATAATAATAATTTTAATAGTCATATCTACCTATAGTTAATGCTAAAACATAAAGTATACAAAGAAATACAATAAATCCTAATTGAATCCACAATGGAATTAATACTAACCACCATGACCATGTAATTATATTACATACTTTTAAAATTATAAAAGCAACTAAAAGTAATGAACATACGCCTAATCTTCCTGATTGGCAATAATTATTTGTATTCATTTATTTATAAATTTATTAATTAAGATTTTAATTGACTATATATTCTTTTTAAAGTTGTATATGATTCTTCATAAAATGGATCAGGATTATTAGGAAATATAGTTTGTACAAATTCTAATGTTTCACTAGGAGCATCTTTATTATAATAATCAGAACATATATAATTACATATAATTTGTCCAAATCTTTGATTAGGATAATCAGTTATTTTTTCTTTTAATTTAGAATAGTAATTATTAAATTGTGGATAATACTTTTCTAAAAGTGTAAATATAGTCAAATTATAAATTTGTCTATCAAATATAATTTTATCTAAATTCATAATTAAATAATAATAATAAAAAAACTACCCAATAATTATTTAAAATTATCAGGTAGTTAAAAATATTTTTACAGAGCTTCCCTCCTCTGTATGCGGTAAAGTTTTGCTTTTTATAATGACAGCCACGTCACGCCAACTCCGTTTAACCTTTAAGTCGGATAGGATTTTATTAGTACCTCCAGTGGGATTCGAACCCACACGGTCGCAATGACCAAGGGATTTTAAGTCCCTCATGGCTCCCAGTTACATCATGGAGGCGTCATCTTAATTACCAAAGATTACCATCACCTAAGAACATTAATCCTGGTATATTTTCATATTTTTGAATAAGAGAAACTACATGTTCAATTGCACCATATATTATTCTTTCATCCTCATCACGACCTGTTGAATTGTTAGATTTTTTTACAATTTTATAATCAGTTTTAAACCATTTATCAAGATCTTCAAATTCTTTTTTACAAATATTAAAATCATTTACTGAAGGAAATAATTTAATTGCTTTGTCTAAAACTTTTTGATCTTTTGTTATTTCAAAATCAGCTCGTATATAACAAATTTCACCACAATCATCATCATTATAATTATCACGAACTTTATTTATAGAATTTTCATCATTAAAATCAAGTTCATAACGACCAATATGAAAAATAAATATAGGTTTTTCATTTTCCAATGTTAACATGTACCTCATAAATCAATATTTTTATAGTATTCAATTGGATTATCAATAATTATATTTTCTTTATATTCATTATCTATATACCTTTCAATTTCAAAATTACGAAATTCAGGAACTATAAGTTCATTATTAAATGCTGGTATAATATAATCAAATTTAATAATTAAATCATATTTTGTAAGATCTTCACGATTTTTATAAATTTTTTGACCAATAAAAAATGGCACTTGATGTGACATTGTAATATTTGCAGCATTAAACAATTTATTAAAAAAATCTATATATGTTTTTTCAAGCTCTTTATCATTTTGTTCATAAATATGATTCATTACTTGTTTTTGTTCTTCTCTATTTCTTTCATTAAGTTGTTTACAAAGACGTTCATCATCTTTGTAATATCGATACCATCGCATTTCCATATAATTTATTAATTTATCAGAAAACTTATTCAGATTTTAGATTTTTTCTTCTTAGTTATCTAGAAGATTAGAATATCTACAATTCATGTAGACTAGATTAACATTTATTATAATTAAATAAATTATAAAATTCGTAATCAACAAACAAATAAATAGTAATAATAAATAATAATAATTTGCTGTAAGTCTTCTTATTATGCTTATAGAAAATATAAATTTATTTCAAAGGAGCAGTTCCTTTATAAAAATTAAATAATTCTTTTCCAAAATATTTAATTGCATGGTCACATTTATCTGCAGTCTCAAAATAAATTTCATTTGTAAGATAACCTCTATCTCCACCACTATGACCTGAAATTCTTGAGTGATTCATGAATACAGCATATCTAAAATCACATTGACTTCTACAATCAAGTTCCCAATTAACATCTTTACTAATACATACTAATTCATAAAAAGGCTCGTATTGCTTTTTTATATTATCAAAAGATTCTTCAGTACAAGTTTCTAATATAATTTCAGGAATATATACAGCATCAATATCAGAAGGAATCCAATCTTTACCATTAATAGCTTTAGCTATAAGATGTATTCTATATGTATTTAAAAGAGTTTCATCATCTAGACTTCTAAACATTGCTATTTTTTCTAGATAATCATCCACATTAAGATGTAAATATTTTACAACATCATTCATAGTTTGAATTTTCTCATAATACAAATGAGGAAATAATTCATCATATGGAAAAGCTTTTTTAGCTATTTCTCTTAAAGCTTTATCACTACTTCCCGCCCATTCTCTTGCTTGTTCAAGAGTTATAGTTACTTGTACTGTTTTATTTTCTTGCATAATAAATTACTTTATAAAATATCTTATTTATTTTTTTATACCCAATCATAATTATTGTGTTGAACATACATAGCATCAAAAATTTCCTTGGCAAAGTACTTGCCCATGTGCTGTGCTATCTCTTTTGATTCACAACAGAGCAACCCCAGATTAGCATAAATAGCACCATAGTCGCAGCCGAAAATGCTAATACCTCCGTTGCATTTATCATAGTCATTGATAATCAAATAGTAAGAAGTGCCTTCAATCTCAACCTTACCACAGAGTTCCCAGTCACTGTTTTTTACTACTTTCTTAACATCATCATAGTTCTTGTAGAACCTAATCCAAGGGTAATAAACAGTACCATGAACCAATGAAGGTTTATAGTTTTTGTTTAATGCCTGTCTAATGATGTCAAGCTTGTATAGAGCTGTAAGATGCTTTCTGAAACCATATTTGGATACTGCACCATTTAGTTCAAATGAACTATCAATGCCCAATGCATCACAAGCATCTTTAAAGGTTTTGATTCTTTCCCAGTCCTTTATTTTGAGCTCTTGTTCACTATATGCTTGTAATGCTACCTCTTTAAGGTCTGCACTATTACTGTTATACCACTCTTTAGCCTTCTCAAGAGTCAGTGAAATATTTCTTGTTTCCATTAAATTGAGATTATGTCAAAGGTTGTTTGTTTTTATTTTTTGTTAATAATTCCAACTTCTGTTAGTAAATTTATATAAGATTGTGGAATTTTTTCATTATAATCCCACCATTCTTCTTTATTACTTTCAGTAGGATTGAATTCTAAAAAGAATGTTTCACATGTATTTTTATTTCTACATTTTATAAATATATTATATTCTTTATCATTTATATTAGCAAGAAGATTATGAGTTAAATGTATAAAATCCATTTCATTTGTAGTAAACATAGTAGTATTTTCTCTTCGCATAAATAATGCAGCAAGAAAAAGTCCATTATGTAAATTCATAGATTTTGTCCATGAATCTTCAAGATTTGTCCAACCTTTTTCTATTTTTTTACTCATTTTATATTACATTTTGGAATTTCTCTCCAATAATCAGGTTCTATTTTAGTATTATTATTTCTAAAATACCAAATTTTATGATAACTAGAATAAAATCCTAAATCATATTTCCATTTACCATTATCAAAATAATAAATTAATTTAAGAGTATCATCTTCTGGTAAAATTTCTTTTGGTTTCCATTCAGATGAATATTTTCTACGTCTGAGTTCATTTTCAAAGAGTCTTAAATACTCAGGTCTCCAATTACCATTAGACTTGTATATACATTTAATACAATTCTTAATATGGTTAGTGTCCATATCTCTAATTCTAAGATATTCACCTTTCTGAGTTTTCCAAATACCTTCTTCCACTAACTCAAAGTAGCGTTGTTGGGCCTGAAGAATCATATCTTCAGATCCAAACCAATCTTGTTCTTCTGCCCAGCTCATAGTAAGTTATTTAATCTTCTACGTATTATAGATTCAAATTCTTGTTTTAATTCATATGGTAGATTTGAGTTTTCCAATAACTCTAAATAAGTATGGCATCTTTCTTCAAATCTACTTCTACGAAGTATAAATGTAAACTCTTTTGATTGTATAAATCTAATAAGATTGATTGTTAATCTAAGTCCATTAGAAGATAAAGTATGTATCATAATTTCTAATAACTTTATAAACTATATTCAAATATATAAAATTTTTTTGAATTAATAAAATATTATTAATTTAAATAATTTGTACTTCCGGACAGACTCGAACTGTCATAATTCGATTAGAAATCGAAGATTCTATCCCTTGAATTACGGAAGCGTATATCTTTAATTTATTGTTGTATCAAACCCATATCCAAAACCTATCCTGGTATTTATATTACTACCATATTTAGTAAGTTTTTTTCTAAGTCTTCGAATATTAGTATCAACTGTACGAAGACTCACTTTTTTGTTCCATACTTTTTCTATAATAGATTCTCTAGTATATATGTAATTAGGATTAGTAAGAAGAAGTATAAGTATTGCATACTCTTTTTTAGTAAGTATTACTTTATTATCATCCACATAACATATTTTATTATTTTGATCGACTACTAATGTTTTATATATAATATTTTCCACAATTTTGGTTATTTAAATAATTCTTTAAGAAATTCTTCTTTATAATTAGGATTATATTGAATATCAGAATTATATTTATTATGATTTTTTATAGCTTCTAACATTTTTTGATATGCTTTTTGATATTCTTTTTCTGAAGAATAATCTTCTCTTTTAACTAAATTTATACTCATTCTTTTTTATCATTTACAATTATTGGAGTAGTTCCTAACATTGTTCCTAACATTTTAACAAGAAAATCTTTTTTAAAATAATCTTTAAGAGCCTAAAAACCTTCAATATTACATTCATTATATATTTCTTCTGGAGTTAATCCTTCTTTAATACCATATCTAACTCCTTCCATTATTCGTTGTCTAAATTCACTAGGCTTAGATAAATAATTAAGATATTGTGTTTCGTTTGAATTGAATTTAGTTCTTTTTAATACTTCTCTTTTTAAATTTTTATTAAGTATATCAGTATTATAATTACGAATATATTCCGAATATGGTGTATTATCCTACCATAAATTATGTCCAAATTCATGAAAAAGTGTAGAATCCCAAGAATCTATACAACGTTCTAAATACTATGTATTTATACCATATTTATATCCTGATTTATCTTTTCTACTAAATGATTTACCAAGATTATTTTGTGGTATATCTCTATACATTATAGGAGTTGCTTTATCATAAGTTTTATTAATGTCTTCAATAATTCTAGTTTTAAGTTGTTCTCGAAATTCTTGATTTTCAAGATTCAATCCTAAAGAATTCATATATCTATCAATATATTCATCTGATAAATATATATTTTCAATATCCTATTTAGTATGAGATTTTATAATATTAGCAATTTGTTTATTAGCAATGTAATTATCAGAACTATTATATGAATCCATTATATTTGCAATTGAAGAATTTCTTGAAATTTCTTTTATATCATTATCTGGAAAAGATTCAATAAAATTATATCGTTCATTTAATAAATTATTAATTGCATCTTTTTGTTGTGTAAAATACTTACGATTACCATTAACTTCTGTAAAATATGTATTTTTAGCGGGATCATAACCTATTTTGAATACTTTACCATTCTATATAAAATTATGTGTAAGTTCAGATGTAAAATTATTATTTACAAGATAAACTGTAGGAAGTGGTTCATATTCCTAAAAATAATCATGTAAAATACGATATGGAGTAGTTTCAGTATTTGGACTTTTAATTACAGTACCATCTGCTAATACAAAATTGCCATCTGTATTTTTTATATATGGTGTATTTATCCAATCAATATCTTTATTAATATTTTTACTTAACTAAACACTAGGATTAGGTTCAGTTGTCATAAATGACTAAGCACCATTCCCTTCATAATTATTTATATAAGTATAATTTGAACCTTTTTGATTTAATGCTAAAGTATTTTCTGCTATTGTTTTTCCAGGATTTACTCCTTGATATATTTCTGGATTAAATGCAAATCGCCAATTACCTTTATCTATTACAAATACTGGTGTAGTATTATTTGAATATGTCCATGTTCCAGTTCTTACAAATGGAGCATTTGTTGCTGTTTGAATATTATATGTAGTAGAAGAACCTTCTGGAGAAAAATGAAAACCTACATCATTATTACTGTGTGCATTAAGTCCAGCTCCTTCAGTTATTCCATTTGTAGATACATGTTCTATTGGAATAGTTGTAAATTTAGTATTTTTTACAGCATTATTAAATTCTCTAAATAAATTAGTTGTTGGAGAACTCATTGCATTTCTTGCTGTTCTAAAATCATCAGCAATAGAACTAAGAGATAAAACTGGATTTCTTAAACTAGTTCCAACTGCTTTAATAGCTGATTCATCTCTAGTAAATGGTGCTAAAGATAATAAAGCATTTGTTCCTGTTTTCCAATTTAATCCATTTTCATTTATATCTTTTCTAGCTTCATTTGCAAAATATGCAGTTGCCCCTAAATCAGCTCCATTAAGTAATAAAGTAGGAGCCTAAACACCAAATGCATTACTAATTCCACCAATCCAAGTAGATGGTGTAAAAAATTTACCTGCTACATTTAATGCTGGCATCCAAATAGGTGCAGTTTCTGTAGCAGCAATTGCAGCAACTGGTGCAGCAATTACACCACCTGCAATATTACCACCTTCTTCAATTGCATCCATTACTTCTGGATCTTTCTATGCATTTTTAACTCTTATATTATTCTTATTAAGAAGAACTTCATTATTTATAAATCTATTAACTGGTATTAAAATATTTCTTTTAAACCAATTTGGCTATTTTCCATAACTTACAATTTCTTGTAATTGTATTGGATTAGATTGTGATGATCCTATAAAATTCTATGAATCAAGTTGTTCTATATTTTCGTTTTCTTCCATATTTATTTTTTTTTTGATTAATAAATATAAGTATTTTTAATGATATTACAAAAAAATTAAAATTTAATTTAATTTACCATTTAGATTCACTACCTATACTATATCCAATCATATATACACAAGTTAGTATTGAAATAGCACTAAGTGTTACAGAATTTATAGTAGTAGCAATGTATCCTGTTATAATTGAAATAATTAATAAAATTAGAATAAATAATCTTGTAGAAATTTTCATATTATTAATAATAAATTGATTAAAAAAAAATAAAAAGATGGGTTCTCACGAATTCCATCTTTTCTTTCCCTTTAACTCTCTCCGTTTATTAGGACTCAAAGGCAATTCCTTTGAATTAAATACATAATTATATTTATTTATAAAATTTACAGGGCTATAATTTCCAAATTTTTTATACCAACGCATCACTGCGTCATAATATGCCCTTTCTTCATTAGTTAAATAATTTTTATTTCTTTTGTTACGTTTTTGAATCCTTTTATATGCAATATATTCTTTTGTTCCATACTTTATTATCTTTTTATAATATTGATACATTTTATCAAAAATAAAATGAAAAAGATTTTCAATTCTTTCTAAAGTATAAAACTTAGGTTTCCACTCACGTGATCTCCTAGTTGCTTCCATTACTCTTTTACAAGCTTCATAATCCCAATTATTAATATATTTATTATATTCTGATTCTTTAATTTCATTTACAAATAACAAATGATAATATATATTTTCACCAAATTCTAATATAAATGTATTAGCAATAGATTCTAAATTTTTATGATTTATTTGATAAACAATATATGGTTTTTCATATGGTATTTTAATGTCTTGATGAATTCTAGGTTTTTTATAATTATTTTTATGTTGTATTAATCCTTCATTATCTATATAATAATTACAATATGTATCATTAAAATTAGATAAAAATTTTTCACGAACGCTTCTTCGCCATACACGTTTATTTATTATTTCTGATTTACATAATTTTGAATATATATCGTTAAATTTCTTTCCAATTCCTTTTTCAAGAATTCCATGTATTTTATTATCTCTCTCTTTAAATCTAGAATAACCACGAGGTCTATCCCAATCAAGATAATATTTTCCTTTAGAATTAAATACACCTCCGTTAATTTTTTGTTTTTGAGGTTCATTCCATCTTAAATCAAATTCTCTTAAAGTATCTTCATCTTGAAATAATGATTCATTTAATAAAAGATTAAATTTTTTCATAATATATTTAAATAAAAAATATACCGTTGATTCACCCACACGGTATCACATGCGCTGGCATACGTTACGACATAATGTCTTCCAGTAGGACGGGTACGCCTACAACTGCATATGAGTTATTATTCTTCTCGGCGCTCCTAATCTTCGATCTGTTCGTCAACAGCTATTGAGCCTTTGGTGAGATTCGAACTCACGATGTCTTTTCAGATCTGGATTACAAATCCAGTGCAATCGACCACTATGCGACAAAGGCAAAATGTTACTTTTATTGGTAAGTAACTAACCAGACCTTATGGTTCTTTCAGGTATCTTGCTAACAATATACTAGGACTTTTTATTATCCACATGGGACCTAAATATATGTACTTCACACACCATTAGAGAGTCGACATAAAATGTTATCTTTAGTGTGTACCTTTGAGGTTTCCCATTGTTACCTTTGGGTGTTTATCGGTCATTTCCGATCACTGCTCTCCCAGCTTGAACCATTACTCCTATCAAGGTCTAATGGATAATAAGTATTTACTATATGAAATACTCCAAATCCAATTACAAAATAATATATAGAAGGACAAAATGTACCAATTGAAATAATAAAACAAATTGATACAATAACAATTGTCCAAAATATTATACCTCTTTTCATTTTTTAATCTTTTTATTATACTTTTTCTCTTTAACTATAGTTACTAAATTTAGTAACTCTTGATCCATAGCTGCTTCAAATAATTCGATATTATTTTTAGGAGAAGCTTTAAATTCTTCATTACCTAAAATAAAACTAATTGCACTAGGATCATAACCTGAAATATAAAAACTATTTGGGGCGTCTGCAAAATCTTCAAACTTAATTTGAGTTTTTCCATAATATGAATTTGGAATATCCCATAAAATAAGTTTAAAATTATCTACATACTCATTACTAAATCCTGCTTCACGAAGTTTTAAACGGAAAAGTTTAAAATTAGAAACATTAACGTCTCGAGTATAATCATAAGAATTATTAAATTCTCCATCAGATAATGCAAGAACTCCATTAGGAAATTCTGATTCAGATACTCCTTTCTTTTTAATATTAATAAGTAAATCAGCAATACTTAAGAAATTAGTACTTCCATAATCAGAATTAGTGTCATTTTTCCATTGATCATAAATAGTTTCACCTTTCCATGTTTTCAGTTCACATTCATCTGAAAATACAGCATAGGCATCTTTAAAAGGACCATCAAGCAATTTTGAGAAATACAATGCCATTGCCTTAGCAATTGAATAAGCAGACATTTTACATCCATTTGCTTGGCAAGTCATAGATCCAGAAATATCTCTTACAACAAGTAATTTAGAAGTTGTATTAGTTTTACCAGTTTGTACAAGCTGATTAAACTGAGCTTCAATAGTTATTTTTTGATATTCAGGAATTGACTTTATATGATAATTTAAACCAAATGGTTCAAATAGTTCAAATACAAAACCTGTATATTTTGCAACAGGTTTAGATTTAATCCATTCAGTATATTTTTCTATAAGATTATGGTTTTCAAGAAACTTACTTCCCACAAGAAGCATAAGAGCACGACCTGCAACTTTATTAAAATCTATTTGATTATAAAGTTGTTTAGAAATAAGCTGTTGCCATTGATGCGCTTTTCCATTAGACTTAATAAGTCTATATTGTTTATATGCAGAAGCTTTTTCCAAATCAGGATTAAGTTTTTTAGCAAACCATCTTCCAATTAATGTATCTGCTTGAGATTCAAGAGTAATACATTTTGAAGATGTACGAATTGTCGGAAGATATTTCTTAACAAGTTCTTCGGTATTAGGATTAATAAGACCAGCTTTAAGAACAGTTTCTAAAAACTTCCAATCAAGTTTTTTATCTTTCCAGCCATTATATTGCAAATCAAGATTCATCATTATAATAATATCTTTCCATGAACCTGCTGCAATAAACAAAGGAATATTTGCTTTAAATGTAAGTGGATGATATATTGCAAGCCACATCATTCGCATAATACCTTCATGTTTAAGACCTTGTCCTCTTTGAACTTCTTGAGTAGATTTAACTTCAAATTTTCCAACTGTAATTTGACTTTTTCGAGTAATCATTCGAATATAAATAGCCAATTTTACAGTATTCTTTGGATCAATACTCCAAAGTTTTTCCATGTCTGTAGAAATTTCTGCAAAAGAACGAGGTTCTTTAAATCTAGCAATAGCTGCGAAATTGTCAACAAATTCATTTCCAGAAGTGCTATATTTCAATGCACCATTTTCAGAAAGAATTTCAGAAGATGCTTTAAGACCTTCTTTAATAAATTGATTGAAACTTGTAGTTGTTGCAATCAAAGATGATTGTTTTGTATCAAACATATGTCTTATTATTTAAATTAAATTTCATTTATAATTCATCGTTAACCGCTGAGTGTTTCCCAATTGAAACACTCAATTATATAGAATTATTCTATATATTAAAGATTGGGATTACAAGGTAGCATCCCAGATGGTACTAAAGCGTAATTTTCAGAAGCTTTTTTAAAATACCATCGTGTAGCTTTTTTAATTAATTTAATCATAATATTTTAAATTATTAGTTAATAACTACTATATCTTTTAGATTCCGATGTTTGTAGGAATAATAGGATTCGAACCTATATTTTAGATTTATAAAATCTTTGCTCTACCGTTGAACTATATTCCTAAATAACAATCCAAGACCTTATAGGATAGAATGATTGTTTATATTCTTTTATAATGTCTATCATTAGATAAACATGACTGTTCGTAAGTCAACGCGACAGGCCGAGTTTATACTCCCGACCGCTGAGGAGTGTAAAGTTATGATAGTAAATTGTTATATAGTAGGGTAAACTGGACTCGAACCAGCGACCTCATGTTCCCAAAACACGTATTCTAACCAACTGAACTACTACCCTAAACAAGAGACAACATTAAATGTCGCCTCCGTAACTTTTTCAACACATGGTTGATAAGATAAAATTATATTTTTACCCTTTATTCGGCCTTTCACCGACTGTTGCAAAAATATTAAAAGGACTACAGGGTTAGTCAATAGTATATTTACTTTACAATTACGAGTACAACACGATTAGATTCAATTCCATCTACACCATATCCATTTACTTCAGAAACATTTACTCCTCGATTTTTAAGATATTGAGCTACAACATCAGCTCTTTTCTTAGATAGAGAAAGATTATATTCTGAAGTTCCTTCTGGAGAAGCATAACCATATACTGCTACTGGAGCTTCTGTAGAAATATTATTCAATGCTTCTTTAGCTCGACTAGAAAGTTCATAAGAATTTTGTGCAAAGAAAATAGTTGCATTTTCAAGAACAATTGTCTTAGTTACTTCTTTAGTAGTTTCCATAACTACAGGAACTTCTTTAACTATTTCTGTAGGTTTTTGAGCTAGTTGAGCACGCAAATTACTAATTTCATCATTCATAACACCAATATTATATGTTACAAAATTATGAGTGCCATTAGATGTTTTAAATTTGTAAATAAAACCTGCTTGAATACCAAGTTGTGCATGATTTTTATTAAATTGAACTGCATTATTTGCAGTCAAATTCCAAAGTACAACAGGTTCAATATACAATTGCCAAGTTTGTTTTACATTAAATGCAGCTTGAATACCAGTTTTAGCAGAAAGATTATCAAAATCTTGTCCATTATTAAATTCATGCAACCAACCAATACCAACTTCAGGAATCAAAGTAAATACTCGATTAGGATTATATCCTAAACATAGATTAAACATATCAACTGTTGCATTCAATCCTACATTAGTAGCTCTTACTACATTATGATATGAAAATCTAGATTGATTATCAGCAGCAGAACCAAACAATGCTGTTCCTTCTACATTCATTCCAAACACAGGAGTAAAATTCTTACCAACTTTAATTCCTGCTTGTGCATTTAGAGGAAATACAGAATTAAAAGTAAGAGGAGTAGAAGCGCCAACTTCTGCGCCAATATAAGTATTGTCAAATACTTTTGATTCTTGAATTGCAGTTTGTGCATTAATTGAAGTGATTGATACAAATGCAATCACAAGTGTCATAAAAAGTGTTTTAAGATTCTTCATTAAAATAAAGTTTTTTTAAGTTATAAATTTTTGTGTATCTTAATTGGAGAATTATCATTAGGAGTACGGAAAGGATTCGAACCTTTCATTCACTTAATTCACTAAGTGCGCCCACGCTCGTACTAACCAACTTTTTAAATTCTCAATCCATCTCTCCCTATATATTCAGGATAAAGCATATGAAGAGTTGTTTCATTGAACTAGTATTGCTTATGTCAACTCTTGACCAGATGTATAAGGCCATTTGCGCAAAACCTATACAGCTTAGATCATTGGTACCTATTCTCTAGGGGTTATGAATTTAAAAAGTTTATTGAATGTTTAATAGTTTACTATAATATTCTAATGAATCAATTTCATATTCAGAATCTTCAGGGAAATATTCCGCTTCATTTTCCCATTCTTCATAACATTTTTTACAAAAAACATCATTTAGAACTAAAGGAAAATAAAGATCTCCGTCAATGATTTCATTGCAATGCATACAAATCATTCCTTCTGGAACTCCCCAAGAAAGAGATCTTGCTTCATCTATAGAAAGTTTTATTACTTTAAAACCTTTTTTATTAGTAAAAACTTTTGCCATATCTAATATTATTTAAATTAATTTAGTGATCCCGCTGGGATTTGAACCCAGGACTCTTACATTAACTTACTACATTACATTACTGTAACCAATTTAATACTATAAATCAAAGAAGAAATCTTACATTTTATAATATTAAATTGTTGTAGTCTGGACTATGTAATATCCATATTAAAATAAATTTTTTAACTTAGGATGTGTGTATATAGTCTCTACACATTTACAGATTTATATCTGATTTAGCTCGGCGTTGTCCTTAGCATTATCTATTAGGAGTTTCACCGAATTAGCACACTTCTACATTCTGAGTTTCCTCAGATGCACTCTTATTATCCCCTTTAATTGTCCAAGTTATATTTCTACCATGCCCTCTATTTGCGCCTCTATAAGTAGGAGTAAGAGAATGACAATTTGGACAAATTAATCTTAGATTTTCTTCAGCATTATTAGTATAATCGCCATCTATATGATCAATTTCAAGAGGTATTGTATTTGTATATGGATTTATTTTAGACCATCCACATTCACAACATTTATTTTCAAATTTATTAAAAATAAATTTGCGTAATTGGCACGGAATCTAACCCCATTTTGTAGATTTTGCAATAGAATTATCTTGTTTATATTTTTTTACCCAAGATTTATATTCAAATTCTTGCTAACATTTATTTGAACAATATTTATGAGTAGTATTTTTTGTAGAAGTAATATCTTTTCCACAATTTAAACAATAATATTTTTTACCAGTTCCTTTATTTACAGGTTCTTTTCCTGCATTTTTGGAACGAATTGGCAATTCTATACCTCTTCTCTACATTACTTTCTTAATATTAGTTCCAGAACATTCATACATACGTCCTATTTCTTCATAAGAAAGATTATCTACAAATACATATTTTTTTAAATTTTCTATTTCTTCATCCCATTTCATAATTTTCAATTTTTATTTGTTAAACTTTTATATATACAAATATAAATTAAATCTTTGAAAGTTCAAAAAAAATTAGTTTAAAGTGTAATACTCTACCAACTGAGTTACGAGATCATTTGTTGGAATATCAAGATTCGAACTTAAACAGACAGAATCAAAATCTGTAGTGCTACCATTACACCATATTCCAATTGCTGTGCTCCCACTAGGGCTTGAACCTAGGACCTTCTGATTATGAGTCAGCTTCTCTAACCAACTGAGATATAGGAGCTAAAACCAGAATTCTTATTTTAACTGATTAATCCCCTAAATTAATATTAAAAAAAGATTTGCTGTAAGAATTCTTATTATATAAATTTATTTATATTTTTTTGGAATGTCAAATTTATCACAAGTATCCATGGAAGATACTAATAACATTAATACGTATAATATAATTATACTTAAAAATAAAATAATTAATACCATAATGTTGGAAGTGTCATTTCTAAAGTAAATGGTTTTCCACCAAGAGCATTAAATACTTCAAATTCTGGAAGATTTCTATGCATCCACGGTGAGAAACTTAAAGAAGGAAGTCTATAAGCATCTATAAATGGCTATACATCAAATACATCAGAAATATGTGCTACACCATTTCCTTCTTGATAATTAATATATCCGCCATTCCATGCTAAGTTATCACCAGCAAGATTTTTACCTACAACAGTTGGATTATATTTATATCCTTCTTCTGTTTTAATTAATCCAGATTCAGGAAGATTTTCATCATATAGTTTATCTAAATCATATGAATAAGTTCCATTTTTATTTTTAACATATAAACCAGTTCTACTAGGCTATCCAAATACTAATCGCATAGCTTCTTCTCTATTATCAAGAAAAGCTTCATTTCCTTGAAGATCATGTTCTGCTAATGATGTATTATATCTTTTTCTCCAAGCAGGAACTTTAATAGGTTTAAAATTAAAAATTTGTTTTGGAATATCTTTTACTATTTCCATAAATTCCTATTTTTTACTTAAAGGAATTGCTGCAACATCATCAGAATAACTAATAGGAGTAATATGATTAAAAGAAGCTCTTCTAATAGCTCTATCAGTAAGTCCGTATCCACCCCAAAATATAGGATTTATAACAGATGCAGTAGTTGGAGTTACTTCCATTCCCCAATGTTGTGTTAAAGCGTCAGCATTACGTTCATTAATTGATTTGCCAGTTAATACTTTTGTTGCTTTATTTGCGCCTCCTGCTGCAACTAATCCTCCAATAAATCTAGGAGCTTCTCTTATAGTATTTTCTGCTGTTTTTGTAGCAACTTTTCTAGCAACTTCTTTTGATGGCGTACTAAATGCATATTTCGCAGCATTTATAAAAGATTTACCAGCATTAGGTAACATTCTAATTCCTCTACCGACTGCATTAATAACACCTTTACCTGTAAAAGCATCAAATGTTAAATCATTTAATAAATTTTCAGAAGGATCTGAAAATGCTCCTTTAGTTTTAGCATTAGAATACGCACTAATTGCAGCATCTAAAGAATTATAATATCCCTAACCTCCATTTGATCCTGTAGCAATTCTATATTGTACACCATTTGGTGTATTAGAAGTAGCTATAAATGCAGGAACTTTATATCTAGAATCTTTTACTATTTTACCATCAGGTTGTTCCCACTATAAATTACCATCTCTATTTACAGAAACTTTAAACCAACTTCCATTGGCTGCTTTTCTATAATAATTTCCATTTTCATATTTATATCGTGATGAAAATGATTCATTTGTATTATTTTTAGTTGACATAAATAGATTTTAATAAAATTAAACATTATTTGAATTTAATATTCAAATTTACTAAAATTATATCTATTTACAAAATAATAGGTAAAAACTTCTATTTTCACAAACCAAAGTTTTTTATAATGTTCTCACACTTAACTCATTTTAATAAAAAGACATATACATTGTTAGTTTAACTCCATAACTAATTGTATATGTCTTTGTTGTCTTACTAGACCTGTACTATTTGAGGAAATAGCCAAACCCTATTCCTCTTGTTGAGGATTCGAAAAGTCACCAATTTATAGATTATTGGAAACTGGAGTATTGATTTGTTAAAAATTTCCTACTATGATAGCTGCTTTAAATATTGGAGTTCCTAAAAGATCATTTACTTTAGTAGCTTCAGTCATAGCTTCTCCAAATGTATCAAATTTAACAGCCTTTCCAAGATCATTTGTAAATGAAACTAATAAACCATTTGATTCTGAAATTTCAGAAACAATAGAAGTTCCAGATGAAAGAAGATATTTAGTTGTTCTCATATTTAAAAAAATTAATTAATTTGTTGCGGAGACAGGATTCGAACCTGTGACTTTTTGGTTATGAGCCAAACGAGCTACCACTGCTCTACTCCACATGTGCGAATGGCGGGATTCGAACCCGCATATCTTTCGATACTAGATTCTAAGTCTAGTGCGTCTACCAATTTCGCCACATTCGCTAGCAACAGCCCTTGTTGCTAATTACCCATTTACCATAACCACCTTGACTATATACCCAAGTAAAAGCTTGTTTATATGTAGGAAAACTTCTTAAAAATTCTCCATAAGAATCAAATATTTTATACATAACATTCTAATGCACAATAGATGAGTATAGCTAAAACAAGAGCTATAATAATAATGGTGAATATTTCTTTTTTCATGGATATTATATAATTTCAATAAAAAGGAAGTTCGTTTATACTGTGAACTTTGAAGACAGTTACAAAATTACAGAACAGAATCAACTGCTAGACTATCTACAGTAAGAGAGTCAACAGTCTCGATAGAATCTGTAACTACCTCAGTAGAATCAACTGTAGGCACTTCATTTGATGTACTATGGCTGCATGAAGCAAAAGTAATAGCCATCAAAAATGTAAATACTAAAACTAGATTCTTCATTTTGTTTTTGATTTAAAATTTTGAATTAATTCATCTTTTATTTCTAAAACAAGCTGCTCTAGTGGACCGTGCGAGACTCGAACTCGCGACTTTATGCGTGCAAAGCATACGTTCTAGCCAACTGAACTAACAGCCCTTAGCGGGAATTGGAGGATTCGAACCTACGACCTATTGATTAACAGTCAATTGCTCTAACCTGCTGAGCTAAATTCCCATGCCAGAATACTTATAATTAAAAATGTTAGAAAAAAGATAAAATTTATTAAGTAGAGTAATAAATTGCTGTAAGTATTCTTATTGTCTATGAAATAGTTCAGAGCGCCATATCAGAATCGAACTGACATATCTAGATTGGAAGTCTAGTGTAATAACCTTTATACTAATGGCGCAAACATGATTATTAAATTCAGAATACATTTGGAACAAGAAACTTAAACTAACAATATAATAAATAATTGCTGTATGTATTCTTATTATAATTAATAATCACTTAATTAATTAACTATAAATTTAATTTTGTAATATTGTATGCAAATATATTATATAAAATTCATTTTGCCAAATAATAAAATGTTAAAATTTGTAAAATATTATATTTATGTAAATATTGATTATTATTTAAATATTACATGTAAAATTGCATGCTCAATCATTCCTGAAATAAATAAACCATCGACATAGCCAAGATTATATTTCTCAGCTATGTCTTGTCCAAGTTGTGTAATCCATTTTGGACTAGGTTTAATATTATTCATATCAGTGAGTTCTTCCATTTTAGATACATTGTTTAAAATGATCTATAATATTCTGAGGAACATTAGCATCAAATAATGCATGAATAGCATTATCTAAATCTTTATAATTTTCTTCAGAATATTTGGAATCACGACAGTTTTCATAAAATCCAACTTCATGAAATACTTTTTTCAAAGTATCAAATGCTAAATTAATAGCATTTATTTGATCTGCGTTCATTTTTATAGAAATATTAAAATGATATATAAAAACATCATACTAGCTATAATAGCTAATGCCATGAACGGATCGTTGTTTGATTCGAATTTTTTCATTTATTTATTTATTTCTTGCCATTCTAATTCATTAGGACTCTTTGCAATATGAAAAATGATATTATTTGCATCATATCTTACAAATACTGAATATTCAGTTTTTGCAATATCATAATGCAAAGATAGTGCTTTAGAATCACGTACAATTTCTTTAATTACAGATGGCTCAAGAGCCACATTAGTAATACTCTTAATAGCATCAGAAATTGCATTAAGAGTATTATTTTGAGTACTACGATTATAGTAAAGATCACAATTTACATAATAAACTGCGATCAACTCATTTTCTTTCTTTGCTAGAATATATTCTTTCATAAATCAATAATTTTATAATCTTCACCTACTGCATAAATACAAAGTCCGTCTTTAGATTTTTGAACAAAAAATTGTTCAATATTACCTGTTTCATTATTACAAGCTTCAATAAGAACAGGTTCTTCTTTATTGAGCTCTTTGTTAAATTCAGCAAAAGATTTGATTATTATGTTTCTATGAAATTTATTTAGAAACATACATGCTACTTTTCCGGTAGATATTTTTGTATTTGTCCAATCTACACAAATTCCTGCCCATTGAGTAAAAGGAACAAGAACTTTTACGAGTTTGTAATCAAAAACTTTACATCTGGGTTCTGATAAATGTTTTTTAAGTTCTTCAAGAGCTTCTATGTCAGATACTTGTTGTTTATTCATAATTGTTAATTGTTTTGTGTTTTACAGCCTAAACTCGGTCCATAACTACGGAGAGCTACTCACGATTTTTACTATATACTAGTTGTTTTTTAGTTATAGTGTTATGTTTAAAATGACTTAGAGAACACGGCTGTCCTCAACAACTTGGAAAGTTATTTTAGTTTTTATAAAGTGCAGATGATAAAGGAGTTGCACAGCTCCCACCTCGCTAAAGGATTTTAATTAGGAAGAGTAATGAGAATCGAACTCATGATCTTATACTTTCGAAGAAAGTTTGTACAAATACCAACATTGACTATACTCTTCTACATGGTTGTTACGTTACCAACGTAGCTGCTTTTTACACATTACTGAGTTATGATTATATCTTCATTTATTTAACGTCACTCCTAGTTAAATAAACTATGACAATTTCCTCATGTCAATTGGTACGATATTATTTATACTCACATCGTAATACTGAGTTTGAATGGACTAGCTCATCACCATTCTGTAGATCTGTACGCCTGAATCCTTTGGACAGTTTTGATACTTAATACATATTTATGCTGACAAATTTATGTATAAGGCTCTTATCTTTACTTTGAGCGAAATATTCACGGCGTTGCAAATAAGACCGTTATCGCAAACTTAATTCAGGGATGCGCACATGGTTTGCGAATACATGTTATATTCCCTTAGTCTAACTCTAGAAATAGACAATTTTAGACTTATAATTATTATTCTAGAAATAATAATTTGAAATACCCATATCCAGTTACTCTAGGTATTTCTGATTTTTCGTTGGCTAATTTGGAACAGCCACCAATTCCACTTCCCGTACAAGAACTTATTCTAGATATAAGTTGAACATCTATTCGCTGGAATGGTGCGAAGTATGATTCTTTTTATTAAAAGTTAAACATAATAAGTATATTTAATTGAATAAATATACTTTACAACATAATATTTTCCCAATACTCTTCAACAGCGTAACGGCATTAAGAGTGCAGTAAATTCTTACTATGTTGTATAAATTAAAAAGTTAAATAATTAATACTCGTCTTTCCGAGTTGTCAACCACCATTTTACCCTCATGTTGTGGATTTTTACATGATTCGTTAAATAGAAGTTAATGCAGTCGTATTCCTGCGGGCCAACCATTTATCATGTTATATTCTACATGGATTTCATAGAATATACAGCGTCTTTAACCCTGCTGTTAGGTTGCCTACCAATGTTATTAAAATATTCCAATAGTCTTCCTTATATAGGCGTCAGAAGTAGTTTGGTCATGTATTTTTATACTGCATCATGATAGCAGATACATATAACACTTTATAAGTGTTAAAGGCAGTTTATAGTCTTGCCTAGGACTATTCAAAATGGATTGTTACTTGCCTTCACGATATTCGCGCACTGCTTTCAGTGAGTCGAACATAATTCCATCTACAAGGTAAAATGTTTTCATCTTATTAATCTATTTTTAGTTTTACATTGACCATCGAAAAAAAATTTCTAGGTTTCGTCTTAATTTTCAAAGACTCATCAGAATGTTTATTGTAACTAGCTATTGACTTCGAAATAATTTTTGAAATGGAATTTTGATTAAAAATGGTGAAAAGGAGGATGGGATGTCTGTCCTCATTTTTCTTCCTCTTCACCATAACTTTCAACCAACATTCTTATGATAGTATAAGTACCAGTCCACTCTTTGTGTAAAAGAAAGTACCCAGTAGCCTTAATACTACATGTATACTTTAACCAATACACACCATCTTCAGTAAGTATTCTGTGGTCAGTCAATTTGCCGTAGACAGTTATATAACTCATTTTTCTTTAGGGAAGTATGAATCTAAACCTTCATATATTATAGCAAATATAACTATACAAAAGAAAATACTAAAAATCATTGTAATCAATAGATTATAACAATAATTACATAAAGAAGAATCATTATTAAATCCTTCTTTATGTAATTACACATTCATCATATACTCTTAACGGTAAGATCAAGAATATACCAACCTTCTTTGTTACCATGAAAAGCTACATGTTCTTTAGCTCCTTCAATGGTGTCGTAAATTGTGACCATATTGTCATTATGGCATACGAGATAGCCAGATCTAAGTTCAAATGCGTTCATTGTCGTTTTAGTTTACTTGTTTTGTTAATCTGACACTATCTTACGATAGTGTTTCGTCCAGTCTCATCAGAGATTATTTTATAGACTCCTGGCTGTCTTTAGAGTTCAGATGTAGTTAATGACATAAAATTAGTGCAATTACCCTCTGAATAAACGAAAAACATAAAAATATCCTCAGATACTTTTTTAGCATCATAGACATTTGTACATTTAGACATGTTCGAAACACGTGTATTAAAATATTCACGTGCTTCTTCTTCCGTTAAGAAAGATTTAGTATTTGCCCTTTTTTCGTTTACTGTTGTTACGTTATAAATAGTCATAATTTTTTACTTTTTAGTTTATACTCAGACCCCTTTTTAAGGGGTTTCGTTCTAGCCTCATCAGTGAGTGTGTTATAGACGTCTAGAATGTCTTTTGTGTAATTTTTCTCACGAAATTTTACACATTAATTAGATTTAATTACTTTTACGCATGTTTACACATAAATGGAATGGGGCAAATGCCCCAAACCATTAAACGTACTCGAACATCACGTAAGATTGCTTTGAGTCATCGAAAGAAGACTCGACCTTCTTGACTTTCACCACCTTGAGCTTCAATCCCTCGTCGGGAATTTTGGCGGCAAATTCACGGATACATTCCGCGCGGGTATCACCCACAAGCCCTAACCCGTTGTTACGGCGCGCAATTTGCCCAAACGGCACTTTAAAGCCCTCAACAGTGAGGAAAGCACCATATGAGATGCTTTGACCGTCACGTGTCTTAAGCTCGGTAGGAATTACCTTTGTTTCGCCCGTCAACGTCAAAACGTCGCCCACAATAGCAGCAAGCGGCATTTCGCGAACGGACTTAGCCATTTGTGAGTCACCAAGGTGAGCAATAATTTGCTCAAGCTGTTCATTAAATTCTTGTTTCATAATCTAATTTGTTTTTGTTGTTAATTCAGAGATAGAGGGGGGACTAAATATCTGAGTGTACTCTCGTGCATATAACTTTCTAGTGAATATATTCTCATGCGTATAATATACTCTCACATGTATAATTTTTATAATATAGCACTTTAAAATAAAAAAATCGGGATTTGCTAGATAGGGGGGGGATAAAATATAATGTATAGTTAATTTTTATTCCGTAAAAAGTAATTTAATAATAATTAACATTTATATATTTTTAATTAACATATATAATATTATATTTGCTTATAAAAAATAAATGAC